CGCTGCGCCAACCAACAGTGCTTGCTCCACTATAGTCACCTGTAGCACTTGCTCCGCTGCGCCAACCAACAGTGCTTGCTCCACTATAGTCACCTGTAGCACTTGCTCCACTGCATCCACCAACAGCACTTACTCCGCTATAGTCACCAACAGCACTTGCTCCACTGTAATCGCCAACAACACTTGCTCCGCTATAGTCACCTGTAGCACTTGCTCCACTGTATCTACCAACAGCACTTGCTCCGCTATAGTCACCTGTAGCACTTGCTCCACTGCATCCACCAACAGCACTTACTCCGCTATAGTCACCAACAGCACTTGCTCCACTGTAATCGCCAACAACACTTGCTCCGCTATAGTCACCTGTAGCACTTGCTCCACTGTATCTACCAACAGCACTTGCTCCGCTATAGTCACCTGTAGCACTTGCTCCACTGCATCCACCAACAGCACTTACTCCGCTATAGTCACCAACAGCACTTGCTCCACTGTAATCGCCAACAACACTTGCTCCGCTATAGTCACCTGTAGCACTTGCTCCACTGTATCTACCAACAGCACTTGCTCCGCTGTATTTGCCCGTAGCAACAGACTTTTCTTTATCAAATTTCTCTTTTGACAAATTAAACTCAACACCTGCTTTAATTAATTCATCAAAAGAAATCTTATTACCAATTTTAAGTTGTTTTGTAACGGACTTTTTACCTTTACTCTCTGTAACATTTTCTGGCGCTTCAACTTCTGCATACTCTGAAAAACTTTTTGTATCTGAATTATAGTACGGATAATAACCCAACACATTTAGCGGATTTTCACAGAAGTGCATACCACTTTCACATAAGGTAGTCTTATCCTCGTTAAACACCGTGTTTTCGGCATACTGCTTATTTCTACATATTAATCCTTTGTTGAAACCTTTATATCCTTTTATCATTTTTTCTGACATTGTTTATTTCTCCTTTATTGTTGCTTTCGTTTTCGTTACTTCCGTTGCTTATAGATTATTCGGAAATTCCGAATTTCTGTAATATGTACCGTGCAGCTTCTCAAGTATATCGGTTATACAAATTGTTTTAATATATTTTCTAATGATATATTTTCTAACGATTGCCCACAGATAGAACAGTATGGTGGCAAATAATCACCAATACGCCATTTACCTATCATTCTATTATGACAAGTAGGACAGCAGATACTTTCTGTTCTTACAGTATGTGAATGATACTTGTCTTGAAAACATTTTAGAATCGGTTTCTTCGGTATCTGCTTTTCAATAGCTTTTATAGCAACCAAAGCACTCTGATAATCCTTGCAATCAGGCGAACAAAAGCCGTCTTTTATTTCTTTTTTGAAAAAATCTAACGCTTGTTGGTAATCCATTTTTTTCTTTTTGTCAAAGTCATAGAACAATGAACAATCTCACTCCTCGACAGGTTTAAAATATTTGGCTTTTATCCATATCCATTGATTCCTTTCATAAATTAAAAATGTAGGATAGCCATTCTTATTATTTTTAATATTAAAGACTTCATAACTTGATTGGCTGAATTTTGTTTTATACATCGTTATTGGGACAACTCTCATAATTCTTAATTCTTACCCTCTCTTACAGACACTACAAGTGATACTACCTTCCCATCTTTAGTATCCCATTCGTAGCCAAAACTATTTTTACCATCTTCAATATGGCTTCGTAGATAATCCCTTACACTCGCTAATGCGTCCTCTGTAACATCATTCTTTTGTAGCCACATTGTCTTTGCTTTATTTAGCCTTCCAGCGTAAATACCACCTATCCCACACCCAATATGATATTCGGGCATATTATCGCTCCTTTATCTATACTTATATTTTAAGTTGAGTAACAACTATATTATAGCTAATCAACTTATCATTTTTTAGTTCTCAATATTATTGAGCATTTTCTTTAAATCCTCGATAGAACTGTTTTGTAGAGCTTCATCTTCTTTTGCTGCAATAGCAGACATAATTTTTTGCTTTTGAATTTTCTTCATAGTCTCATTCTCTCTTGCTTTTCTCTCTTCTAACTTAGTAGACACGATATACTTCACAATGTTAATTTTAATCTCAAGTTCTGTATCTATATTTGTCTTTGTAGATAAAAGACTTTCCTCATCAGATTGTTTAGCTTGCTTATTTAAAGACTTATAAATAGAATCTAAATTTGCAAGAGATAAATCCCATAAATCTTCAACTGAAATCAGTCCTCTAAAAGGAAATCTGACTTTATTTCTTACTGCATACTCAAAAATATTTACTTCCATAATATTATTCTCCTTTTATTTTTTTATTTTAAAATTTAATTTTTAATACTCTTTCTGTGTTACCTTTAACTTTTACAACCAATTCATCACGCCTTGTTGCCGAAAAACCAATTCCAGATAATTGCTGTTTCACTTTATTAACACTCATTTTAGAACCAAGAGCTGCAAGAACTCTTTTATGTTTTAACAGTTCATTATTTAAAAATTCATTATAAAATCCATTTGGCGTTTCAGGATTTAAACAATCTTTCAACATAAAGAAATAATGCTTATGTCCAATTCCATTTTGCCCATTCCAATAATTAGGTGAATACATAATTACAGAAACAGGTACAAACTGATTACTTTTTAAGTTCCATATCTCTTTTGAGGACACAGCAGAAGAAGGAATTAACTCTTTAATTGTAAATACTCCGTTGGAATCAAGTACAACCTCTGCTACTGAAACCTTTTCATTTGTCCTCGTTGGCTTGTTGTAATCAAATGAAAAAATTTGACCGTCAAACTCAATTTCTGCTCTAAATCCTTTTTTTGCCATACCGCTGTATTGATGCACAAAGAATAAATACTTACCGGGCTTCATAGCCTTTCTATCTGCCCAAGTAATATTTTCAACTGCAACCTTTCCACAGGGGGATACGACATCAACATCTAACTGTCCTTTTGTAGGAGAAAAATAAGGCTTTTTAGCAGAAGAAAAATAAATTTCATAAGCATAAGCATAAGCAGACTCTCTACAGTGTGCATCAAGGTCACAGTTATCACTGCCATCCTCATTCCATTGAATAGAAAATCTTAAATCTCCATCGACCTTTCCACCGGCTAACTTAACCTTTTCTTTTATAGAATCTGTTACATTACCAGCATAAGCCCAACCAAAGTTATTGTCCCATTTAAACATTGTTTTTGCATTTTTATGTTCAGGAGCAATTAAAGAAACCATATTATTTGAATGTTTGTTTTCAAGATAAACTTCAACTTCTTTTGCAGATGGAAGTATATCAGAAATAAATCTATCAACTGAAATTTCTTCAACCTTAGAAAACTTTTTTGGTTTTACAGTAACTTCTTTTTCCATTTCTCCAAAAACATCATTCACACCTTGAATCCTTTTAGCAGAGTCCTTGTTAGAAAAAAGAATATTATTCACGGTAATATCATCAAGCGTTGCGAATCTTCTACCGAGAGAATCCATATAACCAAGTTCTGTAATAGTGTTCTTTGCCTCTTCAAGCATTTTCTTTGTAAAAATTTCTTTTGGTCTTTTATAATTACTCGGAGCAACAATTTTTTCATAACTCCTCACTGCTGTGTCCAAATCCATTCCATTACTTAAATCCACGAGAAGTGTTCCAATACTATGATTTCTGATTCTGCCAATTGTTTTGCCGACCTTAACAGATTGTTCCCAAGCAAAAAGATTTTTCTTTTTATCTGTTTTAAGTTTATCGTATTCTTCTTTATATCTACGGAACTTAATTAATGAGTTCTTCCACTCTTGCCCCCTATATAAAGTGTTAGAATTAATAAGTTCAATAACAGTATCAAGTGATTCCATATCAATATCATCAAGAGAACGCTTAAAAACATTCTTCGTATCTCTGAAATCACCCTTAATTTCTCCAATAGAACAAGAAGTGGTGTTCACAAACTTATTAGGAAGTTCTAAGAAGAAATGAGTCCATTCGTGCATAACACCATTTTCCATTTCCTCATAATTTTGTAAAGTTCCAATTTTTTTAACTTTACTAACATAAACATCTGTTACTGCGTGAGCTTTTATAAAGGCTGATAAAGCATTTAATACGGGTTGATATGTACTGTCATTTGTTTTAAAATCCCAAATTGTTGTAATTTTATTATCTTTAATAACAACCGCATTACCGATAGCCTTGATGAATTGGCGACAGCAACAACAATCGTGCTCTCTACGCTCTCTGTAAATTTTATTTGTACCTAAAGGAAAACTATCTAAGTACAAATTCCACATTTCGTCTTTATCTACATTTACCTCAAACAAATGCGTTACATCTTTTGTAATATCATTAAAATTTTCAATTAATTTGTTTCTCATCTCTGTAAAATTCATAATTCTTGTCCTTTCTAAATTAATTATTTTCTTATTAATAAATATCTATATCAGTTAGCGTCCCCCAACATTTAACACAATCTTTTTTTGTATTTGTTGTATTTGGTGAGCAATAACTTGAGTATTGCAATCCGCATTTTTTACAAAGCATTGTTTTCACTCCTTATCTATTTTAGCTCCACAGCAAGGACAGTATTTAGTTGGGCAATTTGAAACTTCCTCACAGTTACTACAGAAAAAATTATCCCATTCTTTCACAGACCCATCAGCTAATATAATATGCTCGTGTACCTTATTCCATTTTGCGTGCCTTACTTCCTGCACATCGGCAATGGGCACTGTATCAAGCAATTTTGCGGCATTATAAGCGTAATCATCTGCTAAAACTTTCTGTGCAGCTTCACGCTCTATGTATTCTTTTTCAACCATTGTTTTCACGCCCCCTTTTTTCGGCAATAAGATGTAAGCCTTTGTAACAATCATCACATATCTGTATTTTAATTTTTCTCTTGCTTTCGAGAGGAATCACAAGCCCACTACTGCAATCAATATCACCCACCCCTACATAAAATTCCTTCATTTTAACTGTGTGTGGATTTGAAATAACTTTGTTACAACAATCGCACTGATAAACCCTCATCTACTTTCACTTCACTTCCTTGTAAAACTCATATCTGTTATCTTTGTTTTCATCTTTTATTGCAATCGCTAAATCTTTTGTGCTTATTTCGTCTAAACTGTTAACACTTTCTGTTGTTCTGTCAATCAATAAAATTCTTTCACCGTTTGCAACTGCATCAAGCACATCAAAACTACAAACTGCTTCATACTTCCTCATTTTTTTACACCTCTTTCATTAATTTTCTTTGCGAAAAAAACTCCGCTATCAAGATACTTCTCAAGTTTATCTCTTGCATCACTCTTCACCGTCCTTCAAAGGCTGATTCCAACAGTCAACGCAGTTGCGGTCATTTCTGCAATCAGTTAATCCTAAGTTATACAAGCATACATCTTTAGGTAGTCCAGTATCATTAAGCAAAGCATTTGGGTAATTCTTTAAAAACTCACTTAAATAAGTTTTCTGCGGATGCTCATCACTCCACTTTTGTATGATTTCAACTGCCTTTTTGGGATAATGCGTCTCAAGATTTGTACATGAATCACCTATACCATTATTCGTAATGAACAAAGGGCATTCTTTACAACTGAGTTTGCATCCTCCCCATTTTGCTGACAATCTTTTTGCCATTGTCATTCTTCTTTTTTCAGCAAAATAATTTTCAGTTTTTGAACAATCAATCATTATGTAAAATCCTTTCTTTTCACCGATAATATTTTATCAATTTTAATAGTTGGTTTAGGCACTTTTCTTTTTAATATAGGCACATTCATTCTGTAATGTTCTAAGATAATATCTCTAATATTTATGTACACAATATCTGTAATAAGTGGAATAAATAACAGCATACATTCTCCACCAACCGTTTCATTTCCTCTCCAAGATACCGCTTGTTCTCTGCAAATAAAGAACAATACAACTGTAACAATAACACTTACAAATGAAATTCCGACCCTTAGTCGCTTTAATGTTAATATAAGTTTATCCATAAAAAATTTCCTTTCTTAAAATAATATATATAAACCCACCGCCAACCGTTATCAATTCTTACATTAATAACCTTTCTTTTGTCAATAACGGATTCAGCTTATAAGGCAACCATAAAGCAATTCTTTATAGCGACACTTATCCGTTATGTGTCTATTTTATTTTAAAAGGAGGTGTTATTTAAGCATAATCTATAATTCTATAATATAGTTATACTCATCTTGTTATTGGCAGAGCTATAAGGATTTGAACCTTAATCAACAGAGTCAAAGTCTGCTATGCTAACCATTACACCATAGCTCCATATATTTGGTAGAGCGAGTTGGACTTGAACCACACATTAACCGATTATAAGTCGGTCGTTCTACCTTTGAACTACCGCTCCATATATATAATCTGCAACAAAAGACTTCCGAAAATTTACAGTTGATTTTCATATTATATATTTTGTTTGTTTTTTATTCTAAACTAATTCCAATACCAAATTTTTCAGTATAATCATCAAGCTCTTCCCTTTGAATATTCAAATAAGTAGAAGTAATCTTTTGACTTGAATGTCCTAAAAATTCAGTTGTAAGTTGAATATCTTTAACATCATTTGAATTATCAATAACATTTCTTGCAATAGTCTTTCTCAAAGAATGAGTACCATAATGTTTATTGAATAATTCTGGACAATTTTCATTTACACGGTCTGCAAAGTCTTTATTAACTACCCTTATTTTATCTATAAGCCTTTTAATCATTTTACGCATACTATCAGGTGTAGTTGGCTTTTCTCTGTTATAACATTGAGGAAATAGCCAATCGGACAATTTGCTTGCCGGTAAACACTTTGCAAGGTTATACTGCCCAAGTTTTTCAAGATAGAATTTTAAGGCTTCTCTGGCATATGAATTAATTTTCACACGAGCATATTTATCAGTCTTTTGTTCTTTTAAACAAAGGTGGTCGGCAATTTCAATTACACCATTTTTGATATTAACTACATCACCAATCCTTAAATTAAGAATGTCACCAACTCTACGGGCTACATTTACGCTCAATGTAATATAAGCAAAGTTACGAATGTCATTAATCGGATATTTACCATTTTGAGAATATAGATAGTCAAGTAATAGCTTAACTTCCTCGACACTAAAAGCATCAGTGGGGTTATGCTTTGTTTCAATTGTTTTAATATAATCATCAGCAACAATTTGAGCCTTGACTTTAAAAGAATTATTATCAGTATTCTTAGTCGTACTTGTTTTTGTTATGAAATCCTCAAGACTTATAATATTATTACTAACAGGACTTTGATTTTGTGATTCAGTATTTAATTTATTACTTTCAAAAAAACCTGTAATAGCTAACTGCTGGCTCATGCACACACTCCCAATATACTTAGTTATTTTTTAATGTTTTTCAGTTCTTATTTATTATAAGTTCGCTTTTTACATCTTTTCCTTGTTATTATTTGGCTATGCACCATTACAGCACATAGCCAGAATTAACTTTTTATAGGTCAAAAGTTTAGACCAAAAGTTTTTCGCCATTGATTATATCGTCTAATTGCTTTTTGAAAATCATCATTATTTCTTATTTTTGGATGCCCAAACTGAATTAACAGCTTTCTTTGAATAAATCCTGCCGATATAACACCATCATTTTTTAAGTCATACTCATACATCCTTCGGTATATGCCCGACCATTTAATCGCATATATGGAAAACGATTTAAAACGGTCATCTCCCTGTCTTTTATGACTCCAACAATCTCTATAACTTTTAAAGGAATAGTTATTTCTTTGAGCTGTCATTGTGACCGCTTTAAAAAAATTCTTTGTCTTTTCATCAACTGAAAAAGTCACTCCATATGACGAAAGATAATACTTATCTCCACTTTTTTGTATTTGACATTCAAAAATATCATCAGATTTGATTTTAGCATTGTAATAACACAATAATGAGTATGCTAAGAATAAACTATATATTTCAAAGGCTTCCTCTCTATTCCTTGCCATATTATCAAAGAGATTTTTATTGACATTTATAATGCTGTGTTTATCCCATTTCATATCATTGACACAATCCGGTACAACATTTAAAAAATCGACTTTATCTATTATAACAGGGAATTTTTGGTTGTTAATTTGAAAATACTCTCGTAAGACTACTCTAAATAAATTCATATCCTCTGAATAAGGACTTTTTGATATAAAATCGAAAAGCTCACTGTCACTCCATTTAAGACAACTTTTACCTATTCGTTTTTCTTCCTTTGACAGTTCTCTCATTTTAAGACTCATAAGATATTTTTGATGAGCTGATTTTACAGTGGTATTTATTGCAGAAAATTTCTTATCATCGTCAGTAATATCTTCTCTTATAATATCAATATGCTGCTCTGATATAGCCATTAACATAAAACCTCTTTTCTGTTGTTTTAATTACATATTTCTTTTATTATATCAATATGTAACTTAATTTGTCAACGGCTGACATCAAATTCTATCAATTGTTTTACACTGCTTTAGTAACCAAATTAGTTTTCTTTTTATCATATACTACTTTTGCCAAACAACTCATACTAAGCATATTTAATACTGCAAATCTAACATTATTAATCTCTTTATTATTAAGACAACCTATCTTCCTTACAAGATAATCTTGCGGTATAGTAGTTATCTGTTCAGCTAAAGCAATTGAAGTTTTATTTAATCCATTTATAGCATTAGGATGTAAAATTGTGTGTGTGGGTAATTCTTTTTTCTTTTTTGAAGTCAGAGGAACTACTGTTACAACCGAACTAAAATAGTTACCTGTGTCATTACTAACCACAATAACAGGTCTTAAACCTGTTTGAAGAGAGCCTTCGCCAGACAAATCTGCAAAAAATACATCTCCACATTTGATTTCCTCTGTGCAATTATTATTGACTCTCATTTTCATTCTCCTTCCATTTGGTATTTTAATTTAATTTTCTGAATTTCTTTCTAAATCATTTTTCAGAAATATAATTATAGGTAAATCACATTTTCTTTTGTAAAAAGCGAAATATTTTTTAAAACCTTAATTATTTTCTGTACCACTATAATACATTATGTAATTTCATTTGTCAATAGTTTTTTTAAAGTTTTTTTAAAAATTTAAAAATTTTCTTTTAAGTCCTCTCTTTTTTCTTATTTTATCAGCAATATTAAAAATCTTTGCCGGTAACCCCCAATCACCCTCGTGAAATTTACCTTTGTATATAAAACTACCACTCCATATTTTAGCATTGTGTTCACTATCAGCTACATAACCTTTGATTATAGCCTTCTCTCCTGTAATAGCCGACTTTGCATTAAATATGTATTCAACTATATGCTTGTTGAAATAATCAGTTGATTCTGTTATCGGTCTTACTTTTGCAAGTTCTGTTATTATATACTTATAGTCCAACACATCGGATATGCTCATATCAATAGGGAAGTCTCCACCTTTCGTGAAGTCTAATATGTCGTCTGAAATGGCAGGCGGGTAAAATATACTTCTTACAAAAGCTAATCCGTTCTCTTGCTCAATCAAAAATGTACAGCATTCTCTTATTTTGCTTTCAATTTCTTTATTCATTATTAATTTCCATCCTTTCTTTTAATAATAGAACATCTGTTCGACTATACTATTATATACATTCTTTAATTAATTGTCAATGGCAGAATTTTCACAAGTTAATTTGTCTGACAATACTTTTTGCTTATTTCTTTCCCGTTGAAGTCTATTGTATTCTTCTTGTTTCTTTTTTTCTTTGTAACCTTGATGCTGCGCATGCCATATACAGCATTGCTCTGCAATTATATGGTAAAGCAACCAAGCTGCGCATAAAAAACTAATCATTTTCTCAAATCCTTTCCGCTAAAATGTTATTGACAAATCTGCCAATTTTTGCTATTATATGTATTGAACACTACCAAATAGGGTGGGCTAACGCCAACCCTCTCCGAACGGAGTGGCTTGTGTTTGTGTTATGAGGTATCATCAGGATTTTGGAAGGTCGAGATGGTACCTCATTTTCTATTATATAGTTGTTTTAATATTAAGGTATTTCTTGAATATATTTCTTGGATGTAGACTACCCATTATCTAAAACCAATGGAATTACGGTAGGTCTATCTCACATAAAACCTTTATTTGTATTACAAAAATCTTCTGCCTGTTCAAGAGTAAGTCTACTCTCTAAGCACTTCCCGTCAAGACTAAACACAGAATATTTAAAACGATTAGGATTATCCATTATGTTACCAAAGTATGAAATTTGTCGTGCTGTATCCTGCTTAATAACAAGATTATTAATTTGTTTGATTTTTTTCATTGTTGTTGTGCTCCTACTTTTATCTTCTTTATATTCCAATGACATACTGTATTGTCTGTTTCCATAGAACTTCATTTCTGGTTGACTTTTTAATTGATATGTATTTTATATGTATTTCTTAATTGGACATTTTGCCCCATTAAGAATGATTATTATTTTACTCCGCCACAACAGGCTTACCGTCAACCAATTTATAAAAAGTATCAGCCTTAATAATCTCTCCGTCAACTTTAAAGCATTTGCGATCAATGATTTTATTCGTATCTGTTTCAAAATCCCACTTAACCTCAGTCAGAACAATATAACAACCAATATCTCCTTTAGCCATAGAGTCTTTACCAACAGCCACAGCAACACTGTTGTTTTTACACATAGCTTGAGAATCATCGCCAACAACCATTGCTCCACTGCGTCTGCCCGTAGCACTTGCTCCACTGTAATCGCCTGTAACCATTGCTCCACTGTAATCGCCAACAACCATTGCTCCGCTGCGCCAACCAACAGTGCTTGCTCCACTATAGTCACCTGTAGCACTTGCTCCACTGTATCTACCAACAGCACTTGCTCCGCTGTATTTGCCCGTAGCAACAGACTTTTCTTTATCAAATTTCTCTTTTGACAAATTAAACTCAACACCTGCTTTAATTAATTCATCAAAAGAAATCTTATTACCAATTTTAAGTTGTTTTGTAACGGACTTTTTACCTTTACTCTCTGTAACATTTTCTGGCGCTTCAACTTCTGCATACTCTGAAAAACTTTTTATTTCTGAGGCATAGAGCGGATAGTTCTTCAATACATTTAATGGATTTTCACAGAAGCACATACCACTTTCACAGTTAAACACCGTGTTTTCGGCATACTGCTTATCTCTGCATACTAATCCTTTGCTGAAACCTTTATATCCTTTTATCATTTTTTCTGACATTTTTATTTCTCCTTTATTGTTGCTTTCTATATTGCAAACATTCTTTTAGATTTATCAGTGACGACTTTATATTCCAAAACTTTCTCCTCTTATTAATCGTATCATAGTTTAAAAATAATTGCAATTATATTACCAAAAACTACCAATTATTTTTGAATTTTGTAGCAGATTCACATATTCTATGGTATCTTTTTGTCTATCTGCTATCTGCCCATCCCTAATCATAGGTAATAGTATGTTTATTTGTCTTACTGCCTGCGAGTAATTATCAAATAAACCGTACACCACAACATTTTCAGCTTGTTGACTGCACCCACAGACAGCAAACAAGTCACTCACTTTAACAGCCTTTCAGCCATATACACATCAAAGTTATCATCATATACAGCTCTTTCAGAGATTGACATTAAATACCAATCTCTCATACACTGTTCTCTATAATTTACATTCGCAGTAAAATGTTCAATAATATACTCAGACATTATATCCCTCTCTTTCCTCTGCAATCAGCCAATGGCACTCATCTTCGTTGTCAACCACAGCAGCTTCATTGGCGTAAATTTCGTTGTAATGTATGATTTCACAGTCAGACATATAATTATAATAATCTCTTTCCATCTCCCCGTACGCTTGAGAAAATGTATCATACACACCGAATGTTTCAGGTTCGTTATTTATCGTTCTAAGTAATTTATATCTCATATTTTAACCTCCAATCCAACTTGCAAAAATGCTGAAATTCTGCAAGTTTATTATATGTATATCCTTATGCTTTATCCTGCATTTTTAACTGATTTTTGCAAGTTTGTGCATTTTGTTGCATAAACTATATTTACACTATTGAACACAACCATTTACAACCGCAGAAAACAGCATTGTAGCCTACAACAGCCATAACAGCAAATATAATAACAGTTATAATTATCTCGGCTCTGACAGCCTTTTGTCGCTGTTTATGAGCTTTTATTCTATATATATTGTTCATAACTTCTCCTTTTTATCCTTTTTAATGTAACATTCAATAGGGAATCCTTCTTTAATTAAATCAATAGAATCTTTAATATCGTAAATATAATCAATTACTTTGCGGCAAGAAGCCTTACCGAAGTCAATGCCTTCAAAAACTCTGTTATCTGACCTTGATTCATAGAACATATCGAATATATTAGGATATTCTATGATTGAGAACACTTTATGAATACCATTATCAATATCTGTAACCTCAACACCTTTTATAACGGTAGCTCTAAAGGCATAATTATTTTTAAATGTTTCCAAATTATCAGCCCTTTTTAATGCTCTTAATAAATACATTCCATAATCATAGAAAGAGCACCATTTACTACCAACCTTGAGGTCAAATATACCTGTTTCCTTATAAGGTTTTGAATTTATAATAAATCCTTCAGCCATACGCTTGAAATCTTCAATAGTACGGATTTTTGCTTCGTACACATTCGCCACTCTGCCCGCAGTATCATTATTGCAACCAATTCTATTTAAATGGATAATTTCATTATCATTGATTTTAACAACTTTAGTTTGAAATATAATCGGATAACTCATCATCAATCTTCCTTTCCACTCTTTGATTTGTCCTCTGTTTTTATCTTCGCTTTCCGTAATATATCGGCAGTATTAAGGTATCTCTTCTCACACATAGCGGTAAACACCGTTACTGAAAACTTATAAAAAGTTATAAACTTTTATGTTTCATTCCTATTTCGCTGTGTATGCTTTCAATTTGTATTTTTACAATATCTACTAACAAGTTCTTGTACACTCCATAGGCGTAAATTCCTGACTAACGAATCAGTACATATCTGTATTAACTTAAAGGTATTATGCTACAGATTGTCTCAAAACATTTTTTCCATATCTTTTCAGATTTAAAGCAGCTTGATAATCTCTGTCAATGACATTTCCACATTCACATTTGTAAATACGGTCTGATAACTTCAAATCTTTCTTAATATTCCCACAGCAACTACATAATTTAGAACTTGGGTAAAACCTTTCTGCAACAATAACTGAAATATTATTCCATTTAGATTTATATTCAATTTGTCTCCTAAATTCATAAAACCCCTGTTGTTGTACTGCTTTAGATAAATGTTTATTTTTCATCATTCCACTTACATTTAAATCTTCGATACATATAAAACTTGGTTCTCGTTTTACAATCTCGGATGTTGTCTGATGTAAATAGTTCTGACGAATATTTAATAGTCTGTGATTTAGTTTTAAAAGTTCTTTTTCACTCTTTATAATGTTACTTGTTTTACAGTAACTTACTCCTTTCTTATTTTTCTCATATTTTCTTGATATGGAACGTTGTAACCTACGTTTCCTTTTTTCTAACTTTTTAACTTTTTGTGTCTTATTTATATTCTGATATGTATTATTATCAGAACATATTGCCAAATCTTTAATCCCTAAGTCAATTCCAATACCATCATTTAATGGTAGATTAGTAGATTCTTCGTATTCAACCCCAACCGTAATCCACCAATTTATACCATCGTATTTAATACGTGGATTGGTGTATTTACAGTCAGTAGGAATATGTCCATGTTCTACTAATCGAATCCAATTTAATTTCTGCTTATTCTTCTTTTTAGAAGAGGAAAATCCTTCAACTTTTACATGGGTATCTGTAAATTGGACATTAACATTATCTTGATAAAATGATAAAGTCGAGTGTTTGCGACTTTTAAACTTCGGAAATTTTGAATATCCTTTAAAAAATCTCTTGTATGCGTTGCAAGCATCTTTAATTGCTTGTTTTGTTACATTATTGGATATTTCATTTAGCCATGAATATTCGTCTGTTTTCTTTAGCTGTGTAAATTTCTTTCGCAAATCTCCATCAGAAATAAATTTACCACCATTTTTATAATTTTCTTGTTCTCTGCTTAAAGTCCAGTTATAAGCAAAACGAGCAGTATTAGCATATTGAAATAATTTAGTTCTTTGCTTATTATTTGGGAACAACATCACTCGAATTGTTTTTATCATTTTCTTTACCACCTTTATCAATTAATTCCTTTTTAGCCTCGGCAGGTGCTTCCTCAAAGGTATTTAAAAGCTGTGTTCTGACTTCCTTTGCAACCTTGCTATCCCGGAGTAACATACCTATTCTTAATACAGCTCGTTGAGGGAAACCTTTTAAACCTCTGTTTGGCAAAATCAGCTTTGTGCCGTCTTTAAATTCAACCTCGCATTTACCGTTTAATTGATTGCATTTTCTTAAAGGGACAAGTTGTCCCTTTAAGAATTTAGGTGATAAATTAATAACCCCGTCCTCGTCAATTTCAGCTCTGTTACGCTGATAAACCTTTTTAACAGTATTCACATCAACCTCATAAAAATCCGCCACTTGAGCCACCGTCATAAGCTCAACGTCAGGCAGCATAATAAGGCTTTTAACCTTTTCTAAGACATCCACACGGTCTATATACTGTTCTCTTAATTCCTTTTGCTTTGTTTCAGTCAGCAATAATTCTTTCTGCTGAATTGTCTGTAATGTGTTTTCCATTTCCATATAACTTCCTTTCTGATTGACTTTTTGATTGATATGTATTTTCTAATTGAACATATTGTTCAGTTAGATATTTGCGTTTGTTATGCTTCTAATTGGACAACTTATCCAATTAGATATTTATGCCTATTTTTTAAAGGAACATAATGTTCCTTTAAAGATTTATTGCTTATTTTCTGCTGTATTCTTAACTGAACATATTATTCAATTAAGAATTAGTATTGCCAAATTATGTAGTGTTTATCGGGTGTTTTCTAAAGGGACAAATTGTCCCTTTAGATACTTTTGTTTAACACTTTAAAGCGGTAGGCTCATAAGTCCAGCTTTTTAAATAATCTTGATGAGTCAAAAAGTATTAGCTTTTTATTATTAGTTTCTCTTGCAGCCGTAAAATGAAAAGCACTTCTTGCAATTCCTGATAAGAAATTATCATCTCCGAGAATAGCCCTTGCTTCTTTATGACTTATCCTTTTGCTATCAAGTGTATAATTTGTCTTTATTACAGCCTTGTCTATTTGTATTATGTCAGAATTACTGTAATTCAATGTTTTAAGAATTTTTATGTCTTGCTCTGATAAATTTCTGATTGCCATATCACACCATCCTTATATATATTTCACAAAATCGTTACCGAAACGGTTAACGGTTCTCTGACTGCGATACATTCCAAAGCGTGTTTCATATCCTTTGCTTGAATAACAGTGTGCTTGAATGACAGCGCTATCTCCGTCTGTTATACATATAATGCCAATCCAACCGTCATTCTCTTTAATAAAGATATAATCACAATTATTTGCATAGTGCTTTGTAACCTCATACTGTTTAATTTCATCCATAATAATTTCCTCCTAATTAAATCTGTTTAAATTTGAATTGTGTGTTTGTTTCCAACCTCGCCCACCACAACGGCAGGCGAACGCTCAAGCCTTAATGGACTGTTTATAGCCGGCTTGACGGCTCTGTATTATAATTTTATAATCTTGTACCCTCTTTTTCTGAATTACTCTGAACAATTTTCTTAACGCAATCTGAACAGTAACAGCCCTCATAGCCCTCTATTTCATATAGAAAGCACATCCATCTTCTATTCCATTTACCGTTATCAGTACACATCTTGCAAGAGCCTTGTCCTTCACCCTTACATTTAGTGACTTTCAAGGATTTTTTACTCATATTAGCACTCCTTTTTTAATATTTTTGAGTTTACACCCGACACACGGGTACAGGTGTTATTACTCTGTACTCTTTTTTGCGTTTATTCTTTAGTAATTTCAAGCGTTTTAATTGCCCACGCTCCATTTTTACCATTCCAATAATTTTTAGCCCATTTTTCAAGCCATTTTTCTTTTTCTGCTTTTTTAAATGACCTGTCATATCTTAAATCATAATCATTTCCAAAACGCCCATCTTCACTTCTAATTCTTAAAGAAAATCCGTTGCCATACTGTTTAGGATTATAAAAGAATGAACAATTCATTTTAACCATCATTTCAGCTACCATTCCTTTTGGTGTTTCTGGGTCTGTTATTATTACTTTCATTCTGTAGTTCATAGTGTTACCTCTTTCTGTACTTTGTCACTCTGTATTAGATTAGTAAGTATATCCGTATTTTTCAGCTTCAGACTTATAATAGGTATCTCTTTCTTTATAATAGTTGATATAATCGCCAACCATTGTTTTTGCCTCGTCAATGTTATTAGCTGAGGCAATCAACTTATATGTGTTGTTATAAGCTATACCATATTTTTCGCCATCTGGCGCATATGGCTTTATAATTCTTCTTGTATTGACAAAAAAGAAAATATCTTTAAATCCTGTAAGCTGTTTGTTAGCGTATTTCATTAATTGTTTTGTTGTCATATGCGTTACTCCTTTATTCTGTATTAAAATAAATCGTGTTCGTCGCAATACTTATAATATCTTTTTCTTGCTTCCTTGTAACACCGCATAACATCGTCTGTATATCCGATTTCTTTTAAATAGTCTGTATAGCCTTTATTTTCGCCGTATCTACAATGCCCAAAACAAGAGCATACATCATATGCACCTTGCCAATTGATAGCATATTCGTGATTTTTCATTTCATATTCAAACGCAGATATAGCAAAATCCTTGTCTTTCATAAGGTCAGGCAATTCATCCGGTTTGTTTATATAATTTCTGATAATATCGGCATCGCTTTTGAGATAAAAACCGCCGCAACCGTCCCCAAGTCTGTATATCTTGTCTGTATCTGTTTCCTTTAGTCCTCTTGCTTCCATAGCCTCTTTGAATTGCTCATTAGAGAACGCAAAGAAAATAGGCAGACTGTTAAACTCCTGTTGAGTTTTTGCTCTGTAATCTTCGTAATTTTTGTACTTCATAGCTTGTTGTCTCCTTTTATAATAATTTGATTTAATTTGATATGGGATAGGGTTGATAAGCTCAGCCCTTCAAAAGCTCTGTAAGTAATTCTGTGTTTATGCTATTTCAAGTCCGTTTTTATTACATACATAATCAATTAAGTTATCCATTGCATCGGCTGCCAGCTTTTCGCCCGGTATTATAACCGCCGGGCTTCGGCTGTTCAGTTAATCAATTACAAAATGTTAAAAGTTTTTTGACATTGTAACGGTTCGACTGTTCAAGTACCGTTTCAGTACGATTTTTTACAATTTGCCAGTCTTCGCTGTTCTTTTCTCTTGTATATTCCTCAGCTATATATTCACCTGTACCATCCCAATGTTTAAAATAATATACACGGCGGAAGGTCTGTGTTGTTTCTGTTTCATCTGTCATTTTTACAAAAGACGGATAATCATAATCGTATGACGGATTGTAAAGATAATTTGCAATATCGAATTTATAACCGTTCGGCGCTTCAATAGCTCTGAATTTGTTTATATATACTGCTGTTCTGTTTCTTGACATAATATAACACCTCTGTTTTTAATTTTTCGCAAACATAGCCGTTACTTTGGATTTACGGCTTGTAGCTTTAACGGAAGTGGAATTGCCCTACTTCCGCCCATCAGCTTTATATTTGCTCTGTATTAATTAAATAAATTCAATTTTTAAAAATCGAAAAAGACTCAAAGTCCATTTTGTTTGAACTCTGAGTCTTTGATCTTTTAATTTATTCAACTATATATGTAAAGTTATCTGTCGTATAATTCCTCTGTTGTCCCGTCCGGGTGGAATATATCTGTTTTGCACCACCCATTTTTTTGAAGTGTTGTTACTTTATAACAATTGTCTATGCAATCAATAATGACATTCTCGCCATCTTCATTGACTGTTGTTGCGGGTAAATCAATACCTTTTGTTTTTTGCCTCAATTTCTTTATATTTCATTATATATTCCTCCTTTTTAGATTACTTATTGTATAATAATTATATTATATAATAAGTAATCCGTCAAACGATTTTTTAAAACTTAGATTGTAACGGCATCCGCAATGGCGTTTATAAAGCTGTCAATGCTTTTGTCGCTACGATTAAAACATCGCAACAAATCTTTTGTTGTCAAATATGCAGGGGTTGCGTAATTTTCAGATTTGTATATAATTTTTATAACACTGAATTTTCCGGTTGTTAAGCTATAATCACATATATGATTATAGCTGTTGTAATCAACAAGTCGTGAAAATTCCGACTCTGAGAACTTACACAACTTTATCATTTCTATACATTCAAGATTTAAATTCTTGCGCAATAAGTCTGTCATAGTTTTTGTTGCTTTAACAAGCATACTTTAGCGCCTCCTTTTCCAATTCTTGCTCACGGCTTACATAATTATCAATTATTTCTTTTGCATCGTAAATGTTATTTGCGGACGCAATTTGTGCAAATGTATTGACAAAATATAATGTATATTTTTCACCTTCAGCCGCCCAAGGGCGGACGTAATGCTCAGTATTAACATCAAATGCTACACCGTTGTAGTTTTCAAGTGCCTTGTTTGCGTATTCTTGTAATTGCTTTGTTGTCATATGTATTAACTCCTTTATTAAATTTTTGATTTTTCGGTTTTCCCGACCTCCGCCCATTGTGGGCGGAACGCTTGCATCCTAACGGGCTTTTTATAGTCGATGCAACGACTTTTTTGTTTTTAATATCTAACTAAATACATACCCTTGTATTCAGCTTCAATGTAACTGCATCCGCTTTTTTCAGCTTCACAACTACAATCGCCCAATCCTTGACTTTTATAAATTTCGTCAATTTCTGTATATTCAACATCGCCTTCACAAATAACTTTGCAATAATTAATATAATCATTATCAACTATTAACATTATGTCAAAGTCTATTTCGTCAAAACATCCGCTAAATATATAGTTTTCGTACATTTGCTCATAAAGCTTTTGTATATCTTCGTCATCCGTCCAATAAGCAACTCTGTTCATCAATAAATCCAAAGCTTTTTCTTCGTCAATCTTTACAGTTAACATAATATATTTACCACCTTTTAAAATTTTTCTTGACTTTTGTATGTATTTAATGTATAATTATGTTAATTACACATTAAGAGTATTTTAGCTCTTTATAGATTGCACAAAAACCATCTTTTTAAATTATGCAATTTACACAAAATAAACGCTATAATTATTATTACTGTTTTTGTGCAATCGCCTAAAAAGTTAAAATAAAGTTAAAATCAAAAATAAAGGTTTGTCTTGAGTATCAACAGCTTAAAGGGCGCACTTCACCCATTGACGGTACGGTAATAGCTTTCTTCGTTGAGGGCTTAAAGTTCAAAAACTTGATATATTGCTGTTCGCATACATTCAATAGTACTTTTATTACTATTTTTCTTTATGCGAATTTTGATACACTTCATCTAAGGACTTTAGAGGCACTACTACTATACTAATGTATAGATGCGTGCAGGCTCAAACTGTTGCAAGTTCATTAAATTATCAAGGTGCGAACATTTTTTTTGATTTACGCAACACAATTAAAATGTTTAAAATATTTGTGTTGTGAGTTGTAACAATTGAATTTCTACAATAACGATATGAGATATTATGTATTTGTTTTTGCTTCTTTATCTCTTTTCGTTGACACTATTATATCATATGTAATGCAGTATTACAAGATATTAAATGACGAAATACAATACTGCATTACATATGATAATTGGATAATATACACAAAAACAGTAAAATTTTACATTTTTAGTACCGCTTTATGCTAAAATATAATAAATCAAAAATACAAAAGATAAAAATATACTATAAATCAGAGGGTTTTTGCAATGATTGACAATAATAGAAAAAATTCAGCAGCAAGAATTAAAGCTAACGCCAAATATGCAGCAAAAACATACAAGAAAAAGACAATATATGTAAAATTAAAAGACAGTGAACAGATTGACGCATATATGAGCAAAAACGACTTAACATATACACAATTTTTTAATGCTTGCTTGCGTGAGAAAAATATAATTGATTGATGTATACTTTTACTGCATACCTTATATAAGCCTTTTAAATAGCCCTACAAGCGTTTTTATAGTCTATTAGAGTAATTATATTACTTGACTGTTTGAACCTATACAGAGCGTTTAAAGGGCATTTTTGCGTGGGTGGGTAGATTGATATATGAATGTATGAGCGTGCAAGTTATAACAAGAACTTGAAACAGATCAAGAACTTGAAACAGATCAATAGAGCCGAGAGAGATATACTTTAGTGCTTTAATACTTTAACACTTTAGTGTGCTAAAGTATATTCAGATTGAGTGCTTTTGTTTGATACCAAATTAACACTTTAACGCTTTACTATGCTAAAGCGTTAAAGATGTATCAATATTAATTTTAACATAATAATACAATTTTCACCGCTTTTTCACCCGCTTTTCAATGACTTTTTGTCAAATTTTATCCTCGCCCTATTTTGTCGCAAACACTACAAAAATAGTAAATATATAGCCGTAGCTCTTGCAATCCCTGACTTTACCCACTTTTTCAACTTTTTCAAATGTCCGCTTTTTGTGCTTTTGCGGACTTTTGCCTGCTCTTTTACTTCTTGCAAAACTTTAAAAAGTGTAGTGTTCAAGCCGTTTTTACAAGTTAAATATCACTAAAACACACCCCGATATACTGCATAACTCAACGCCCTACCTACTACCTACCACTAACTAACATAGGGGGGGTATTTTACATTTTAGCAACTCTTCTAATCTGAAATAAAGGGCGTAGTAGTTCTAAAAAGACCATCGAACTCATCCACCGAATCGAACCCATAAAATCGTTTTCAACCCTATTTTTTTAACCACCTTTTAACCACCTAAACCCTAATTCCACCCCAAAACACCCATATTTCAATCCCCTCACCTATCACCTAAAAACCGCATAAAATAGCCATTTATCACCCTAACACAACCCTATCCAAATCCATTCAAACTACCTCAAAAATAGCCAAAATGACCTAAACCACAAATATCTCAAATTCCTGCTCATTAATACAACTTCAAATTCAATACCTTAAACCTTGCAAAAACATAGGATTTATCCCATATTTACACACTTATCCAACTTAAAACTTACGCTCACATTTCCAAAACACCTTTCGGTAAACTGAAAAACCTATTATCGTTTTCGTTTTAAATAATTCATTATATTACTGACTGTATAAAATATCATATTTTACTTTAATAAATTTACTTAAAGTAATATTTACCTAAAGTTGTTTAAAGTAATATTGCATAAACAAAAATATCAGAATAATAAACCCCCTACAATTCAATAGCCACATTAACTCAAGTCTGCTATAAATTAGCAGGCTATTTTCATATTCCTGATTTACACCCATAAACTCACTCCCCTAAAACAGACATCTCAATATCTTTTTGTCAGCGTAAACAAAATGAGCTTTGCGAATTTTGGGTACGCCAAAGTTAAATTAATTATTTTTGATTATGAGACAGCTTGCTGACGAATAATCAAAAATAATTAATTTAACGCCATATTTCTTATGTAGCTTGCCATAGACTAATTCCTCGCTTTAACTTCGATACTTTAACTTCAGTAAAAACTTAACTCAAACTACAATTACACCAATCCACTTATCTCTAAAATGCTCTCATTTGACCTGTATCGCATTTTTTAGTAATTAATATAATTTCATACATAAACGCATAAAATTCAATACAAGTCAATTCTAAGCCATTTAAAGGTATAATACAATAAAGACTTACTGTTGACAAACATATCTAATAAGTGAATATACTATTTATATGTATTTATTTGACCTGTAAAGCATTTATAACCTTTCAAGAGTATAATTTCATTCCTAACTCATAAACTCGTCTTAGAGGTCAAATTTTTCTATTACATATGTATGTTTATTTCATACTGATATTTATTTCTCTACTGATGTTCAGATAACACACTGTTATCCTCTTCCCTGCTAACCTTAAGTGCCATTTTGACACTTTGGAAATATTTTTCAGATTTTTTTAATATTTCTCTTGACTTTTTATATATCGTTGTGTATAATTAAGATGTAATTTATTTCGTTTTTTACAACGACTGAATTGTTTTTATGGACTTACCATTTCAGGGTTGTCCATAATATTTTTTCATTCCGCTTTTGTAAAAAGCGAACTCAACAATTACATTGCATATATTCTTGTGTTCCTTGACAAGTTAATATTTACTTTACGGTGACTCATTTTATATTTTTTTATTTTTTTATTTTTTTATTTTTTTTTGAGATTATTTTTTATTTTTTTATTTGAGTTATAAAGAAAGAACCAAAGAAAGAATAATTATTAATCTTACAGATTAATAATTATTCTATATTAATATATTTAATTAATTATTTATATAAATTAATATATAAAGTCAAGGAGCTTGCCTATATATAATATATTATATTTTCCAAATAAAATATCGTAAAATTTCATTTTTAAAATATTTTCACAATATCTGCATATAAAAATAGCAAATATTCATTGTAATTGTTTACTGTAAATAAAAAAGAAGTAAAAAAAGAAGTAAAAGGAGCTGATGATTATTTATTTTTGGAAACCTGACGGTGAAAATGCAATTATGACTATTATAGATAAGAGTTCATTGATTAATCCCATAAGCAAAAGCTGTAATCAGAAACTTTTGTTAGCGTATTATATTATTCAGAAAAGTTTTAACTATGTGAAAGCCGGAGCAAAATATGAACTTCATTTATCAAGGCAGTCCTTGATAAAAAAGCGAACTGATGAAAGGTTGAAGAGCTATGAACCTATTTATAATTTAATCAAGGTTGATTATCCTTTGACAGTCATAGAAAAATATTATGCGAGAATTGAAAATGATGAGAACAAAACCAAATTAATCAATCTAACTTTAATCAGATTTGAGGAATTTATTTCAAAGTTTAATTTCAGACTTGTCTTGATGGAGATGTTCCCTGATTTTAATGAGATTCATTTAAAGAAAATGGAAAGTTACTTTTATGAGGGGTTATACGAAATGCAGAAGTATGGGTATATCACTTCTGTAGGATACTCAAAAAAGCGTAAGGTTGATTTCATAGGTAGGTATAATCGCATTTTCAATAAAGAAATTGATACACGAGGTTTTAAATTATCAGATGAATATATAAGGTTATTGTTTAGACCATTCTTTAATGGTGAATCGAAGAAGGACAAAACCCCTATATATAATAGTTGGTTGCCACAATGCAGTCAAATAAATGGAGTTAGTTCTGTATTGGTTTTGAAATTGTTTTGTACAATGACATTTCTTATGTCTAAGCGTACAAAATACTTTAACAATCAAATTGCTTGGTTGTCTTATAAAAATCTTAGCAATATGACAGGGATGACTCAAAATGGTATTTTAAATCATATAAACCTCTTAAGAGATAACGGTATTTTATATTCAAGAAGCCAATGGGATAAACATATTGGGAAATTTTATAAGAATATGTATTCATTACCTAAGAATAAAGAATATTTGGATTATGTATTTGATAGATATGTAGAAAAGTTAAAAAAAAGAAGAATGAAAAAATTACAGAAAGAAATAGCAGAAAGTGATGGTGAGTTTGGAGAAGAATAATATATGGGTTTAGTAATAAGACAAGCCAAATTGTTCACATAAATTTGAGAAGAAACAAGGTCAGAAAGGATTGTGATAAATGAATATTAAGATGAAAGGAATTTTGAATTACGAACAGATACAGAAAGTGCTTATGGTGCGATGTTTGCAAGGAGAACTGCTTAGAATGTGATTTCTGTAATATTGCTGATGAAGATATGTTGGCAGAAAAGGAATATCAGCAGAGCCTTAGAGAAAGACAGAGTATTTACAACAGCGTAATTGCTGAATTTGATGATATAGATTAATTACATATAGATTGGAGATATAGATTTGACGATTATTAAGCAAGGGAATCCTGACAAGTTAGAGTTAAGAAAGTTTCATTGCTCTAACTGTGGTTGTAAGTTTATAGCGAGCTGTCGCAAATAGGAAACAGTTACTCAATATAATTGTTATTATGAAATAACAGGCTTTACTATACAATGCGTGTGTCCATACTGTTCAAGGTTGGTTGACGATGGTGTCACCTTGTCAGAAAACGAGATACAGCAATATAAAATAAAAGAAAGCGAGGAATAATAAAACAATGAATGAAATAATCAATATTAATTACAATGAAGAACAGCCTACTGTTTTAGGTAGAGAGTTACATAAGGCTTTGGGTGTAAAAACAGCTTACAAAGATTGGTTCCCAAGAATGTGCGAATATGGATTTAGTGAAGGAAAAGATTTCAACCCGCTCAAAAATGAGCGAGTTCAAAACGAAGGAAACAGAGCAGTGACAAGACAGGTTGTAGACCACCAGCTCACTATTCCAATGGCGAAAGAAATTTGTATGCTACAGAGGTCTGATAAGGGAAAAGAGTTTCGACAGTATTTTCTAAAGATTGAGGAACAATGGAATACACCTGAATTAGTTATGGCAAGAGCTTTAAAACTTGCTAATAGGAAAATAGATGAAATAACAACAGTAAATTTACGGCTTACTGAAAAGATTGAACGAGACAAGTCTAATGTAGAATTTGCTGAAACATTACTCAATACGACTGAAACTATTACTATCGGTGACTTAGCTAAACTTGCAAAGCAAAATGGTAAATCTATTGGCAGAAACAGATTGTTTGGGGTTCTACGAAAGAACGGTTATCTTATCAGAGGTGGAAATAATAAGAACTCACCAACTCAAAAGGCAATGGAGTTAGGATTGTTTAAGATTAAAGAGAATTTGTTTGTAGATAAGGATGGGGTTCCTCATTTGCAAACTCAAACGGTTGTAACACCCAAGGGTCAGAAATTTTTGTTAAATAAATTGTTGTTTGCAACTGTTTAAAGACAGTTTATAAAGGAGTAATATAGAATGAGTAATAGAAAATCTATATCAAAACATACGAGGCTTAAAGTATATCAAAAATACAACGGTCATTGTGCTTATTGTGGTTGTGAACTTGCGTTAAAGGAAATGCAAGTTGACCATATACAGAGCGTGTATTGGTATGACGGTGCAAACGATATTGAAAATTATAATCCTGCTTGCAGAATGTGTAATTTTTATAAATCTACAATGTCGGTTGAAGATTTTAGAGAGCAATTAGGTAAAATACTATCAAGACTGGAAAAGGTTTTTATTTTTAGATTGGCTAAGAAATACGGCTTAATCAGAGAAATAAAAGAACCTGTAATATTTTATTTTGAAAAAGAAAATTTGAAAAAAGTTGTGGATTTTGAGCGCGAAAAGCTATCCCTCGAAGAACTATAAATAAGGAGGATAAAGAAAATGATTGATTGTTCAAAAACTGAAAATTACCTTGCGGAAAAGCAAAGGATGACGAAAAAACATAAACCAAATGCTGGTGCATATATATGCGAACTTGATTGTTTAGATTGCCCTTTGAGCCATTCAAATAATGGCATAGGTGAACCGTGTTTTGGTCTTGAAACGCTCTATCCCGAAAAGGTAATTGCAATTGTACAGAAGTGGTCGGATGAACATCCGCAGAAGACATATTTGAGTGAGCTTTTGAAAATCTTTCCAAACACTCCGCTTGGAGATGACGGAACACCCAATTTTTGTCCTTATCGTTTAGGGCTTATGAGCATAGATGATTGCAGAAATGACCGTAACTGCGTTAAATGCTGGAATCAGGCTTTGAAGGACGGCGAAGAGTGATGGAAATTAAGCCTGTGACATTTAGAGAAGCAAGTAACTTTATCAATTTACATCACAGACATCATAATGCGACTGTAGGATGTAAGTTTTGTGTTGGGTTGTATGATAATGCAAAATTAATTGGTTGTGCTGTATGTGGCAGACCTGTGAGCAGATATTATGATAATGGCGAAACGTGCGAAATTAACAGGGTTTGCGTACTTGATGGATACAAGAATGGGTGTAGTATGCTATACGGTGCGTGCTGTAGAATTGCAAAAAATATGGGCTATAAAAAGATAATAACCTACACATTGCAATCGGAGAGTGGTGTGAGTTTACGAGCAAGCAATTTTGTCTGCGAAGGAAGTGCGGGAGGCGTGATATGGAGCGGAAATAGATGTCGTGATAACGGTGTACCGCGAGAGAAGAAAATTAGATGGAAAAGAGACTTGATGAAACAAATAACGAGTCAGCCTATTGAGGAGAGTGAAAGTAAATGAAAGGACTGATTAAAAATGATTACACCAGTGGCAATTAAGCCTTTTGTGTGTGGATATACAGACCAAGGAACTGTGTACATAGATTATGATTTAAACAAAACGCATTTGTATGTATTTGAAGTGCAATGTGATGAAAATGATAAATGGACTTTTGAGTTTGAAGATTTGCTTTATTTTGACAATGAGGTCGAAAGATATATCGGTCTTTTTAAAGCGATTGTGTCTATCGCAAAGACTATTTATGAAAAAGAGCTTTTGAGTAAAGTAAATGTGCAAGGGTTAGAAGATAGATTTTTATTTTCTAATAAGATAAAATGTTATGACTTTAAACTACCTACTGATGAATCAATAGAAGATTTAGTAAAAGCGTTTGCAGCTACAAGTTTTAAAAGTTCTAATATTCCGTTATGGAATAATAGGACTTATAAAGAAGTTTGTGAAAGAAATGAAGAAGAGCTATTTGTTGACATAGAAAATAAGTCTTTTCAGAGGCGTATAAGTTCAATTATGCGCCATATGATTGGAGAATTGCCATCAAAACATTTCATAAATTATAATTTAACTAATATTTTTAATATTGTTAATTTTTCTAATATTGTTCGTGAATATTTGTACTTCATACGAGGTGATGCAGTTATGCCGATGTATTATGATACATTTGGTACATTATTTGAAGATGTTATGTGGTGTTTAGTTTTACTCATCTGCTACACTAAGTTAATTTAAAAATAATAATAATAAAATTAGGAGAGTGATATTTAATATATTATTTTAGGGGTGTTACAGCATAACATATCAAGGTAATTGTTATAAGCCTGATATTGAGGCTGTAAATATTCCGTTACTTGACGGAAAAGATGTGTATGTAGCCAATCACAATATTAACAAGCAAATGGATGGTTATACACTAAGAGACAGAAATGGAGATTTGAATATAAAGAAGTTCCTTGCTACTTTTGATTATAGCTTGGATTTAATAAAAATGATAGACATTCACAAAGAAGTTTACCGAAATAAACGCTTTTTTGAATACATAGGGCAAAAAAAATACAGCAAGCATATTATTAATATGACCTTTGATTATAGCAATAAAGAATTTAACAATGTAGGTTTTGGGTTGTATGTCAAGTTTGGGTATAGCAAATATGAAATTGAGTTAAATGATAATGTTTGTATAAAAGACGGTAAACTTATAGCAATAAAAGCTGTTTCAAAAAATTTTAAAGAAAAAGATATTACTACTGATTATCTTGTGACCTCTCCCCTGTCACAAGATTTGTTAGGAAAATATTTTTGTTATGATTCCGAATTAAAAGTTTATAGGGTTAAGGGAAATTTTAAAACACTCAACACGGTATCGGATATTCGCAAATCGTTGTACAAAGAGGGATTTGTGTGTGACGGCATTAAATATGTTCGTTTTAAAAGAAGTAGTGGAAGTAGTCGAGTTGGAAAGTGTTTGTTTATAGACGAAAAACTTTATAAAAAAATGCACAAGTGGAGTTTGTGCGGTTTGGATATAAAAAACGGTAGCGATTGTGATTTGGCAAGTCTTGAACCATATATGGCTTTGACACTTTCTTCAATTATAGACACGGTTGACATTTATTCTAACGAAATATTGGTAATTGATGATTATAAAAGTAAATTTACAATTAATTGTATGGCGACAAAAATTAATGAAGGTTGCCGTTTAACTACATCTCCTCAAAAAGTTAATATGGCAAACAGTATTTTTGACGGACAGTCTTTGTTGGATGTAAGTAAATTTGGAGAGCGGTATAAAAATTATGGTATGTTACTTTTGAGAACAAGGTTTTTTAAATCAGCTTGTTTTAATACAAATATACAAAAATGGTTTGAGGATAATAACATCACTGAAATATCACAACTAAAAGGTTATACTCAAGCAAAAAGTTTGTCTGAAATAAAATTAATTACCACTCCAAGTAGTATTAAATACTTAAAATTTGGCAAATTGGAAGATTGGTTATGGACTATTGAACCACAGTTTGGAATTGTTAAACACGAAAAACCCACACACTACTTTGACGGTAGGATGGTACAAACTCATTATCAGCTACTTAACACTTTACAAATGAGTGAAAAAGAAGTAAAAGAGTTTTTAAAGCCTACACTTGAATATATCAATTTGCTTAAAACAAATGAAATGGTTTTTAGGTATCATTTAAAATACTTAATGCCAGATTATAGTAAAAGCAGAAGTCTTGTTACTAAAAACGATATTGTATATTACCTACTTGGATTAAATAGTAAATTTAGCAAAACAAAAATGTATAAAGAATTTCGCAATGAAACTGTTAAAGCTTTTGTTAAGAACTGTAGGAAAGGTCATATATTAGTTCACGGCAATTATTCAACTTTATTTGGAAATCCTTTAGAGATGTTAAAGTCTTGTATCGGAAAATTTAATGGAATAAGTGAAATTAAAAGTGGAACGGTTCACTGTAAAATGTTTGAGAACGGTGCAAATTTATTAGGTAGTAGGTCTCCACATATTACAATGGGAAATATCTTGTGTTGCAAAAATGAAATAAATAAAAATATTGAGAGATATTTCAATTTAAGCAATGAAATAGTTTGTGTTAATAGTATTGGTGATAATCTGTTAGAACAATTATCTGGTTGTGATTTTGACTCGGATACAATTTTGTTGACGGATAATAAAATATTATTTGATTCTGCTATGAGGAATTATAATAATTTCCTTGTACCGACAAAGTTAGTTGAAAGTACAGAGTGTAAAAGAAGATATACACCAGAAGATAAAGCCGACCTTGATATAAAGACAGGAACTAATAAGATTGGTGAGATTATAAATTTATCTCAAGAGTTAAATTCAAAACTTTGGGAATTAATTTACCAAGGTAATGATATTCAATCAAGTATAGTGCAGGAGTTATATGCTGACATTGCTCAATTAGATGTTATGAGCAATTTAGAGATTTTTGTGAGAGAAGGTCTCGGTATACAGGAATGTGTACAATAATAAATACATTGGATTGCTGGGACGGCATAAAGATTACTGAACTACAACATAATGCCTTGGAATATAGGCGTAAGTGTGAAAGTTACGAAAGTAGAAAAAATCAGTAATATGGTATATGGTTAAATCCTAAGTACATAAACAATTGTTAATCAGCAGCTAAGACCGTAAGGTAAAGTCCAACGACTAAGTTTACTCAAGTGAGTAACAGTAGTGTACTCCAGAACGGATGAAGATATAGTCTGCTCTTGTGTGTGAGCACAAGAAGTTCGTAAGAGAACTGCCAGAGATTAACGCTCTTTGGTGAACACAAGGAGACTCAGCGAAGCGAGAAAATCCTGCAAATAATACAAAAGAGTTGAATATACTAAAAACCAAATATGCAATTTATGATGATAATAAAAAATATATACGACCATTCTTTTTTAAGTATTTAGACCAATACAAGGGATATGGAAATAATAATAAAGTTTATCAATTGTATCATACTACAATGGATTACATAGAACTTGCTTTAAATAAAGTTTCTCGTATAAAAAGCAATGAACAAGATTTAAGTTTTTCTGAAATTTTTAAGCCTCTTAATGAAATTGAAGGACAAGTGTATTATGAACAAGTCGAAAGAATTTTATTGGCAATTCAAGATACAAAAGATGAAATTAATTCATTTTGGGTAATGTATAGAAATCGAAAGAACACTGATAGTGAAAACGATGAATCTTTTTCGTATAAAGATTGTGTTGGTATAGTTGAAAACATTAAAGAAGATTGCATTGAATACATAAATTCACTTAAAATTTCTCATAAAACTATAACTTATCTTCTTTCATTAATTGAAAAACCTACACATAAAAGTTATTCTTCATTGATTATGTCTGCTATGTTCTCATATAAGAATATGGATTTTGCCGATTTAATAAGGAATAATCAAGAAAAAATGTTTGAACTTGAAGAATGTAAGGCAAATGCAGATAATCAGACTGTGAGATTATATGATTTTTCTTATAAGTATAAAGAGAATAATTAATGTAATTTCTTTAAATTTTTTGCAAAAAACGGCAAAAAACTAAGATTTTTCAAGGTACGACACCCGAAAAACCCAGTATTTAAGCCATTTTTTAGCCTTTGCTAAAAGGTGGATATGGAGAAGAGAGTGTAATAACTCCCCTATTTACACTTTCTTTTTCCAAAATATAAATATGAAAGAGTGATTGATTATATTTCCAATTACAAAAGAAGAAAGCCTTAAAATCAGGGCAAAATATCCAATGGCTGAACTCAGAAGAACAGTAGCTCAAAAATCAAAGAGACATAAATATTTTTGCCCCGAAATCAGAAAATATCTTGAACTTATTAAAGATACAAATGGAATTGCGAATAAGACATTGAGAACAAGATATAATTCTAATAAGTTTAATAGAAAGAAATTTAACCGATATGCTTGACACAAAGTATCAGCAGTTGCCTAATGAAAATTGGCGAGACTATGGTATCAGGCTTATCGGTATTTTGTTAGACCAAAGACCTGACGATTTAGAATGGCAAGACATTGTAGATGTTTTGGGGTTAAAAATTCATAGAGATAGTTTAAGAAAAGCACAAAATACTGAATTTGGCGGATATGCTATCTATAAGTATATGCTTGGTAAAATGGACGAATTAAAAGCAAAACAGGCTGATGATAGTAAGTATCTTGAGGAATTAAAACAGGCTCGCAGAGAACTTGAAAATGAAAAATATAAAATTCGTGATGAACGCAATGAACTAAGGCGATTGCAAAGAGAAGAATCAAGACGAGAAAGTTTCGCAGACCTTGTTAAAAGGATTATTCAAGAAAATGTTGAACCTATATGTGATGAAGTGTGTGCAAGAGAGAATAATTTAAGTATAAAAGATTCGTCAACATTGATTATCCCTGTAAGTGATGTTCATACAGGTGTAGTTTGCAAAAACGCTTGGAATAATTATGACACAAAAGAACTTATATGTAGGTTAAAGGAATATTTTAATAAGATATGTGAAATAAAAGAACGACACAAGTCTGATTATGCTGTTATTGTTCTTGGTGGTGATTTGATTAGTGGTATTATTCACCGCAATTTACGATTAGAGAATAATGAAGATGTAGTTAGACAAATAAAGACAATCTCTACTTACTTATCTAATTTTGTAAGAGACCTTGCTAATCAGTTTGTGGATATTAGTATTTATTCAGTTAGCGGTAATCATTCAAGGGTTATGGCTGATAAAGAAGATTCTCTAAAAGGTGAAGAACTTGATTCTCTTGTTCCGTTTTATATGCAAGCAAATTTACAGAACTATAAAAATGTGCATATTTATACCGAAAATTCAGTGGATGACACTATGGTGTGTTTTAAAGTATATGATAAATTATGGTATGCGGTTCACGGTACATATGATAATCCAATAAGCGTAGTTCAGAATTTGACAATGATGACAGGTGTTAAACCTGACGGCATTTTAATAGGACATAGACATAGCAATGCTATGTTATCAATTTATGATACTAAAGTCGTACAGAGTGGTTGTATGTCTGGTGTTGATAATTATGCTATACAAAAGAGACTGTCAAATACAGCGGAACAGTTCATTGTAGTAGCAACTCCAAATAAGACTATTGAATGTTTGTATGACATCCAATTAAGTGAATCATCTATTAATAGCGTTGCTAAAAGTCTTGCTTCGAGTAGTTAGTGTAAAAAAAGAACATAATAGTTCTATTACAAGGGGTGATGGCTTATCGCATAAGTTCCTTGTTTTAAGTTTATTTATATACAAAGATAAGGCGGTGATAAGTTGGCAAACGCAAATGTTCTAAATCCAAGATTGTCAATTACATATAATTGCCGATTATGTGGTAAATCGTTTAAAACCGCTAAGGGCAATTTTTATAAATCATCTCAATCTTTATACTTTCAAAGAAATTCAGGATATGGTGATATATGTTCTGTGTGTTTGCAGGATTTATACACTCAGGCAAACAAAAAGTATAAGTCTGAAAGAATGGCTTTGATAACTATTTGTTCAGTTATGGATTGGTATTATGATGAAGTTCTTTATGAAAGTGTTATGAGAGATAGAGATACTTTTAGCGCTGGCGTTTATGCAAGACTTCTGAATAATGTGCAATATAGAGGTAAAACCTTTATTACAAGTGTTGGCGAAGGCAAGTTAGGTGAAACAACCATTAAGGTTGTAGAACAAACAAGTGCAGGGCAATGGAGTAAAGAAGAAAATCAAAATAGGCAAATGGTTATAGATGTTTATGGCTATGACCCTTTCCCTGCCGATGATTTTCAAGAAAAAAGCAGGAAATATTTATATAACACTCTTGTAGATTTTCTTGATGAAGAAACCCAAGATGATGCTTATAAAAAATCTCAGATTTTACAGATTGTTATAAATAATGAAATGATACAGAAATGCAATGCTAAAATGGCAGCACTTAATCCAACAACCGAGTCAGGTGAAATTAAAGCACTTAGCGACATTATTACAGCCAAGGTTGGTAATAATGATAAAATTGCTAAAGAAAATGAAATTTCTGTAAAGAATAGAAGTAATAAAAAAGCTGGTAAAGGCACTTTTACATATTTACAGCGTGAATTAAGAGAAAAAAATTTTGATGCTGCTGAAACGAATTATTATAAGCAATTACAATCCGAGGGTAGTTTATGGGCTATAGAACAGTCAATGAAAGCTATTCGTAAAAATGGTTTTTTTGACGAAAGCGACCAGAAAGAAATGTTTGATATTCAGCGAGAATTAATAGTTCAAAAAGACAAGCAATTAGATGATGAACTTGAAAAGAATAGACTGTTGAATGTTGAAATTGTTAATTTGACTGAAAAAATTGAAGAACTAAATAAAAACAACAAACAAATTAAAACTGAATTAACTGAATTAAAGAAAATTCAAAAGAACAACAAGGGCGAAATAAATGATTCAGAGTAAAACCAGACTGATTATGACTGAGAGAAAACGCAGAATTGCTGAACTTGATGCCAAGATGATTGAGTTTTACAGAAAGAATCCTTGTATTGCTTGCGAAGATTTATTAGGCATTAAGTTACTTGATAGCCAAAAATATATTTTACAATCTGCTTGGAACGCAAGCCACTCTGCTTGGTGCTGTAGTCGAAATTTTGGCAAATCATTCATTGGTTCAATATTTACAATTTTAAAAGCTATTCTTTATGAGAACCAAGCTATTTATATTATATCGTCTGTTGGTGGACAAGCAAAAGAAACATTTTCAAAGATTGAGGAGATTATTCTCAATACAGGCAAAACAGCTAACTCGATAAAAAGTTTAAAGTCTATTGTAAAGAATGAAATTGTTATCAAGCCTCCGTCACAAACAGGTTTTTCTCATCTTTCAAGTGGATATTCCGTTGAATTTTTTAATGGCAGTCAGATTTGTACACTTAACTCAAAGCCAGATAACACAAGAAGTAGGCGTGCAACACTTGTATTTTTTGATGAAGCTGCTTTTTGTAACGACGAACTGATAGCTGTCTGCGAAGCTTTCGCAACTCAGAATACAGATTTTAAAACATCTACACAAGATACATATTCGCCTAAAATCGAAAAAAGACAATGCCCTACGCAGTTGATTTATGCTTCTTCACAGAATGATACAACAACAATTTTCTATAAGCATTATAAGGAATTTGCAAAGCGGATGATTGCCGGAGATAGAAATTATTTTTGTTGTGATATGGATTGTACAACTGCTATAGAAGTTTATATAGAGGGACAAAAATGGACTCCTTTGTTGACTATGGACAAAGTAGAGGCGGCGTTAAAAGTTAATCGTATAAAGGCGTTAAGAGAATATTATAATCAGCCAATTGTTGATGGCGGTGTGAATCAAATAATCAAAATGGGAAGCGTTGTAAGAAATTCAATATTTGAATTTCCTGTCTTGTTTAGGGAAGGTAAACATATGTATGTTCTTGCATTTGACCCGGCAAGAACAATAGATAACAGTGTCGTAACTGTAATGGAAATTTGTTTTGATGATGAAATCGGATATTATGGTCGAATTGTTAATTGTGTAAATTTGGTAGATATTGGTAATAAGCACGGATATAAACTTGACTCGAATAAGCAGATTGAAATAATCAGGCAAATGTTGGTTGATTATAATGGTAATGCTCCTGATTATGAATTTGTTTATAAATTGCTAATTGACTCTGGTGCTGGCGGTGGCGGTCAGCAATATGGTGACCGTCTGTTGCGAGATTGGGAAGATAAGTCTGGAAAGAAACACAAGGGATTAATAGACCGAGATTATAAATTGTATGAAAATTATGATGAGCTTTATCCAAACGCTTTAGATAAAGTTGAACTCATTGACCCTCGTGCAATGAAACGCATTATGGTCGAAGAAACGCTTGAAGTGTTATCAATGGATTTAATAAAATTCCCTAAAGAATATAGTGGCAATGGCAGTATAAGAATTTATGAAAATGATGAAAACAAAGAAAACGAAGAAATTTATAAAGATATTTCTCTTACTGATGAGCAAGAAAATGCACTTTTAAACATTGATGCTTTAAAAAGTGAAATTACTTCAATTCATCGTTTTACGAATAATTCAAGTAAAAATGTTATATATGCACTCCCAAAAGATAAAGAAAACAAAATGCACGATGACCGTTTCTATACTTTTATTATGTTAGGTCATTTTTTATATCATTTGAGAAGAAAGTCTGATTATGAGTTGGCAGGAGGAACTTCTGTAAACAATTATGTTCCTTTGTGTAATTAAAGAATGGTGGTGAGATTATAGGAATTTTTGATAAATTGTTCAAACGAAACAACGAAATTAACACTTCTGCTGAAACACAGAACAATAATACTGAATTAAATTCGGCTGAATTTATTGACGGATTTTATAGTTTTGTTGGTTTTTGCGGTAGCCAAGATTGTAGAAATTCTTTAGCTTCGGCTTTGGGATATTCCTTAAACCAAGTAGAAACAATTATCTCTTCACCACAACAATATCCAATGAGTGCTTATAAATTAGGTGTATGGGCATATAACACTAATGGTGCAATTAAATCGGGCATTAACAAAATGGCTTCAATGCACTATTTGAGTTATGTATTACACTCTCCAAGAGGTAAAAGTAACACAAAGAGCTTTCTTAAAAACAAGGAAAAATACAATGCTGTTTTAAAGCAAATAAGATATAAGAAACAAATTAGGGATAATACAAAGAAAGTATGTATTGGTGGTACAAGTTATTATTATTTTGAGGCAACTCCAAGAAAAACATTAGGTGTGAATAAGTATATGAGTGATGTTGATATTCAACTAATTGGTGAAATTAACAGTAAAAATAACACTGAATATGATGTAAATATATATTCTTTACCTAATGAGTATTGTCAATTAGTTTCACGATATAATGGTGTACCTGTCATAGCTTTTAATTTAGAATATTTCAGAGATTGCTATTCCGAGAATGAAATTAAAAGACAATTACTTACAATGCCAAAAGAAATTTCAAGAGCTTATAATATTTGGGATAAAACAGGCAATAATGGCAGAAATTGGGTTGTATTAGATTGGCGTAAAACAATATATACGGCTATTAACAATACTTTAAGAGATAAATGGGGCGTTCCTTTAGCTTTAACCTCATTAGATGAAATTTTATATGCTAATTATTTCATTGATACAAAGAGAGGTGTTCTCTCAAATATTAATAATAATTTGATATATCAAGTATTTCCTATGCGTAATGACGGTACAGGAAAAAGCGTATTAACAGAGGAACAGCAAATTAAACAGCACGAAGCCTTAAAAGGTGCCGTTAGTCAGAAACCTAACACACAGAGAGCTTCTGTCTTGTCATTGGCAGCAGGTACTCAAATAAATAAACTGACTATTGATACAAGTTTATTTGATGAAAAGAATGAGAAGTCGATAAAAGATGATGTTGCTGAATCTTTTGGCTTTTCTCCGTCAGCGTTATATGGCGGCTCAAAATCAAGTGGTTCTAACTACGCAACGGCTTTGTTAAATCTTGAGTTGGTGGCAAGTGATGTATATTCTATTATTGAAGATTATATTGAAGAATTAAATAAGTGTATCAATTTTAATGTAATTAAAGATATTGAAAATTGCGTTAGTATGTATGTATTACCAATCACACCATCCAATAGAGATAAGTACTTCGATAAATGCAAATCTCTCTATGCTGATTGTGGTGGTGCAATGACTCCATTAATTGCTTCGGTAGGTATTGAGCCTGATGTTTATATAGATATTATGAAATATGAGCGAGAACAAAATTTTGATGAATTGTTCCCACCGCATCAATCTATGTACACAAATTCAGGTAAAAATGACATTGGTAGACCGAGTGTTGAGAATTTGGAAAATGAAAATACTATAACATCAAAAAATAATAATGCAAATAATTCACCCTCTCCAAATGGCTAAGGTGAATAAATAATTTATTAAATTAGAGGTTGTCTTGTTTTGAGATGACCTCTTTTTGAATGTGTAAAATTGGCGAGTGAAATTTTACATATTCATACACTTATGCTAATGCAGAAGGTGGTGAAAAACGAATGTATATATACGAATTAAGCAATGAACAGGTTTCTGATTATGTTCCTATTAAGTTTGTGTTACACGAAGTCTTTGAAACATCAGAAGAGTACCAAAATAATGGTATATCTTGGCAAGAACCGTATGTAAGTCAGGCTTTAAGTCAGATTGAGGGAGTATCAATTACTGCGGAATTTATTGATGATGAAAAAACTGAAATATGGGGTCACGGTAGAACACAAGACCGCAAAGGTATGTTGCAATGTGCCGATGCAAGTGTAATTGGTAATTTCTCCAAGGGTTATATATCGGAAATTGTAATAGACGGTAAGCCTACAAAAGTGGCGATGGCTGATGGTAAGTTGGATTATATTAGGTACGGTGCTTTTATAGATAATTACCGTCAAAAATTTAAAGAAGGCAAAACCTTATATGGAAGCGTTGAAATAGTTGGACTTCCTATAAATGGTGGTGAAATCAAATACAAAAATGATTATGTAGGTGATGGCAGAGTACCAATTGCTTATAAGTATTGTGGTTTTAATTTGTTAGGTGAACTTGTAAAACAAGGTGACGATAGTGCCATTGTTACAGAACTTAACGCAAAACATAACAAAGATGAAGGAGGAAAGACTGATATGACTGTTGAACAGATGTTTAAGGAAGTTTGCGACAAGATTACAGGGGAAGTAAATTCTTTAAAAGCTGAAATTGAAGCTTCAAAAGAAGTAACTGAACTTAATAGTAAAATTGTTGAACTTAATGAAAAAGTTGAAAGTCTTAATAGGGTTATTACAGAGAAAGATGAAACTATTTCTTCTCTTACTAATGAAATCAATGAGGTTAAATCAAGTAAAACCGAACTTGAAACACAGCTTGCTGAAATTGAAAAGAAGTCTGAATGTAATGCTCTTGATGAAAAGTTGAAGGACTTTTCGGATGATTGTAAAAAGGCTATTGAAGTTGAAATTAATTCATTTAGAGAAAATCCAAAGGGTTGTGGTTTTAGTGTTGATGATATTGTAATGAAAGCTAAGGCTTTTAGTTTTGATTCAATTAAGAAAGAAAAATCAAATGAACTAAATTCGTTTGACACAAACTTATTTTTAGATATTTCAATGCCTGACGAATCAAATATTGGCAATGAAAATGATGAAAGCTCATTGTTTGAGTGTTAATTAGGAGGAATAAATATGGTAAAGTTTAAAAATGTTGGTGACTTTAAGACTGTACGCAATGTAGGTAATGTAAAAGCTCCCGCTGAACTCAAGAATGGTTATCTTGTTACATATGACAGAGCGGCTGGCACTATTGCACTTCCTACTGCTACAACTGCGAAGAAAGCACTTTGGCTTGTTATTAATGAAAGAGAACCTGTCGAGTTTGTAGGTTCGACAGACGACTATAAGATTGCAATTGGTGAATTTGCAAGAATTTTTGACACAGCAACTATGAAAGATGTAGTGCTTGAAATTAATGATACTGTTCTTGCAACAGCGTATTCAGATGTTTCCAAGGGCGATACTTTGGTTGCTAATGCAAAGGGTGAGTTTGAAAAGACTTCAGATGCAAGTGGTTATGCAGTTACCTTCACGGTTCTTAATAAAACAAACTATGCAGGTAATGGTCTTGAAATTTCTGTAAATGTTTAATTAGGAGGTAAGAAATTATATGTATAAGATTGAACTTAATAACGAGCATAGAGAAGAAGCAAGAGTTCGTGATATGAACAAGATTAAGCGTGTTGCTGAAATTAATATGGCACTTCATCGTGGTCTTGATACTTCAAAGTATGGCAAGGAAGTTGATTCAACAGTAGAGCTTATGTCAAAACTTGGTTCGAGAGCCGCTGCTGGCGACACTACTGCAAGAGCTGAACTTAATACTATTTTTAAGATTGGTATTGAGCCACTTCTTGTAAAGCAGATGCAGATTTATTCACTTCTCGGTAATTATAAAACTATTGGTATGGATGCAACTCCTGTAAAGCATACTTGGACATATGAAAATCTTGGTGCTGATATTCAGGCTAAGGGTTCAGATGTATCGTTTGCTGACCGTAAGGAAATTAGTTATCCTATCAAGACTCAGACAATTTCAGCAGGTATGAGATATAATTATCGTGAGTTTGAGAGTAAGGATTTTCTTGGTACAAATGCACAGGAAATTGAGCAGATTCAGGCTACTATGCACAATAAGGGTGTTACATATGTTCTTGGTGTTTTAAAGGATGCACTTAAGAATAACACAACAGGTGTTAAGTTTTATGAGGAATATTCTGGTAATCTTACTCAGACTGCCATTGATAATATGGTAAGTAAGATTCGTAGAATGGGTAAGGTATCAATTCTTTCGGATTACAATAATATTGCCACCATTTCTGGTTTCAATGGTTATAAAAATGCAGAGTCCACATCTCTCCCGTTCTATACTGATTCACAGGTAGATGAGATTGCAAAACAGGGCTATAATGGTGATTATAAGGGTTCAAACCTTATTGTACTTCCAAATGGATATAACTTTGCTAAGCCACTTGCTGATAAGAGTGCGTTTGAGACATATGTTAATACTGATGATATTTACTTTGTACCGCAGGGTATTACATCTCCTGTTGATATTATTAGACGAGGCGGTCTTACTACTATGGCAGGTAATGATATTTCAACAGGTTCTGTAATCACAAGATTTGATATGGAACTTGGTGCTGATGTTACTAAGGGTAGAGAGTTTGAGATTGGTCTTGTTACAAAGGCTGATTAATATTCCAGTAAAAGTGAAATAATCTCACATTTTAATAAATGTACTTAATATGAGTGAGTCAATTAATTTTTGGCTCACTCATAAATCTAATAAAAGGAATGGGAAAATGACGAATAACACAATTAATACAGACGGCAGAATTGCCATCACTAATCTGAGAAATTATGCTTTACATTTTAGAGATAGTGAAAATCGTTCTGACATTGTTATTCCTGCTGGTGTAAAAAGGTGGAACGGCTTAACTTATCGAGAAGTTGAAAATCAGGTTGGTATGAATAATGTAATGTTTACAGGTGTTGATACTAAAGGTTCTAACGCTCGTATCTTTATTGAAGATGAAGCTGTAAGAAATGCTATCTTTCATATTACAAATTCAAAAGAATTACATACTGATACTTTGACTTTGGATAATGTTAAAAAGATGTTGGCTTTAAAGGATATTAAGAAGTTTAAGGCTGAAATCGAGAAGTGTATTCATAATGAGGGTGATAAGCAAGCACTTATTGACCTTGCAACTCAAGCAGGAATTGACAAGGCAACAGTTGCTCAAAAAAATGCTATTGAACAGTTGACGGGTTATAAATTTTCAACAATGGCAGAAAACGGTGAACTTTAATTGGCGGTGATGTTATAACATCATTAGAACAAATTATTAATATTTTTGAGACGAAATATGTAGAAATATCATTATTGCCAGAGGGATTAACTAAATTATGGGCTGAATTGGCTATAGCAGAATATGAAAGAGAAGTTAGTGACTTAGACTATGATTCTGAATCAGGAAATTTTAATAAAAAAGTTTCTCTCAAAACTATGGGAATAATTGCTGATATTATGAAAGTTTATTATCTTGAAAGAGAATTTGATAGACAAAACAAGAAAATAAATATTATCGGTAAGGATTTGTCATTAAACGATACAGGTACAGCTAAGAAAATGACATTTGAAGAACTTAAATATGCAAGAGCAAAAGTAGAGTTAAAATTAGACCAAGCAAAACAGCCGGCTTATGGCGGTGATGACAATGGCTAAAGAATGGACTCAATTCTCCTCTCCGCCCTCTTATGCGGGGGGTAACGAGAATACAGATTTTGATTTTTTTAAGTCCCCATACATAGATGATGTGCTTAACAGTCCATTAGGTAATAATATGTTTTATTACCCTTACAAACCTGATTTAAAACAGGAAAACGGTATTCCTTTTAAGGGAATTGTTCAGCAAGTAACATCAGATAATGATGAAAGCTCAAAAAAAAGACAAGTTTTGTGCCCTATTGGCACATTGACAAGTGGTGACTACATAAAATACAAAGACAATTATTGGATTGTTGTAGGATTGGTTGATGACAATAAATTTTATGAAAAAGCAGTTATGTATTATTGTAATTGGTCGTTAAAATTTATCATTAACCCTGAAACTGATTATACTGTTCTTGAATATCCTGTGTATTCAACTAATGCCACTCAATACAATAGTGGTGTAAAAGAAGCTAATAAGACAGTGGTTGGTACAGCTCAATATATGATATATATTCAAAGCAATGATGAAACCAATAAAGTAGAGCGTGATACAAGGATTTTAATGGATAAAAATAAAGAACACCCTACTGCGTATAAAATAACACAAGCTGATGATACAACAAAGAATTTCAATGATAAGGGTGTAAACACTTGGACACTTGTAGAATGTCAGACGGAGTATATCAATGATGATATTGAAAATGGCATTGCTAATAAGGTAGAAACAGATGTTTTAAGAGATAAATATAAAAATCCTAATATCTCACAACAAAACAAAAAATTATTGGATGATTGGGCGTGATAATTATTGGCAAAATTAAATAATTTAAATATTTATGAGGCTCAAATTTTAAAAAAACTTTGTCAGGACAAGGATATTCAAAGATTACTTGATAACGGTGATATAGAATATGATTGCAATAAATTAAAATGGGATTGTATTCGACCGGAAGTTTATTATCCAAAGATTAACGATAGTGCTAAAACTTATATTTGTTTTGGTATTAGTGGTGAAGTTTATGGTGGCAAAACTGAAAAAATGTTGTATATAAATTTTTATATTTTTTGTCACGATAGTTTGTTAAGAACGGATAAAGGTAAGCGCACAACCTTAATTGCGACTGTCATAGATAATCTGTTTAACGGAACTAATGAAATAGCATTAGGCGAAATGAACTTAGTTAAGTTCGATGGTAATTTTACGGCAACTCAAGATTATCACGGTTATCAACTTACTTATGCGGTAAGAGATTTTAATAATATTACTGATAAAGGTAATTTAACATATGCAAAATAAAATTTTTCTTAATGATACGATTGCTATAAACCAATATGTGCAGGTTTACATTCCAACTTTTAAAGAAGTCTATGAAAACGAAGATGATTATTTTCTGTTAGCGTATCATTTGACGGCTATGCCTTTCACTCGCAGGGCAGAACTATGGCTAAATAAAATTGATTATATAACATTGAATTTTTATGATTTGTTTATTCAGGCACTTTATGAGTTGAAAATATTATCCTGTGGAACTGATGAAGAAATAATAAAATTGTTTGGTGTAAATAAGAAGAGAAACGCAAATATTTTTTCTATGTTCTTTAGAGGTTTTAATATTTCTGATATTCAAATTTGTATGACAACCGATAATGAAAATGGCAAAAAACATTATTTTATAATTGATAACTTACAAAGAGTTATTATTACAGAAAATGATATGGATAAAATTGCTGAAGCTATTCGTAAAATTCTTGGCGAAAAAAAAGATAACAGGAAAGAAGATGTTGGCGGTGCTTCCGGTAGATATGTTTTAGATAGAGCTGTCACTTTATTAAAAAGAGATTTAAAAAAGAAAGCTAAAAATCCAAGACAATATAGTGTTTTGGAGTCCTATCTTGTTACAATGGTTAATAATAAAGATTTTAAATACAATTTTGAAACAGCAATGAATATAAAGTATATTGAATTTACTTTGTCGGTAAAACAAATATTACATAATATTCACATAAGTAATATTGCTATCGGTGTTTATACAGGTAATGTATTAAGTGAAAAATTATCAACAAAAGACCAATCTTGTTTTGTCTTAGAATTTGACAAATAATCTTGGTCTTTTCTTATAATCAAATAATAATAAAAAATAATTAAACGGAGGTAAATATGGCGAAGCTTAATATTAATGATGTCCTTTTTACAAGTGTTGATACTGTTGATGTATTTACACCTATGTTTGGTGCTTACAAGTATAGATGTGATGAAATTACACAGTTTTCAGTTAAGGACGGTCAGGACAACACTGACCTTGTAGGTTCAAAGGGTTCTATTATTGGCGTTCTTAAAAGAAATCCTAATACAACTCTTAGTTGGACAGCAGGTATGGTGAGTGCAAATCTCCTTGCTGACAGCTATGGCACAGAAGTTGAGGACGGTTCAATTCAGATTGGTTGGGATGATTCAGTAGCAATTACCAAGAATAAGGCAACACTTACATATGCGCCATTAGATGGTATTGAGTCTGTTAAAGTTGGTGACAAAACATATAAGGTTGATACAGCAGCCAAGGCTGGCGAATCTGTAAAATATACTGCACCTGTAAAGGATACTTCTACTGCTGGCTTTATTGAGTTTGAAGCAAATGAGCATTCTGACGGAACTATGGCGATTGTGACTTATACAAGGAAGATTGCCGAAGGTGCTTCTGTAGACAGACGAGCTGACAAAGTATCAGAAAAGATTGCTGTTCGTGTTACAGGTCAATGGGAAGATGCTTGTAACACAGTAAGAATGTGGCAGTACGACGCTTATATTGTTGACCCAACAGGCACTATGGAAACAACAATTGGTGACGGTCAGGCTAATCAGAGTTTTGAAGGCAAGTGTATCAAAACAAGATGTGGTGCTAATCAGATTATTGGTCGTTGGAAGTTCTTTAATGACGATGCTGCTGATTATGTTGAAGTATAAGGTGAAATTAATATGAAGGTGTATAAAACCTGTCCTATTTGTTCTAAACCGTTCAATCCTTGTAGAGTTAATATTTCAACAACAGGTACATTTAATTGGCGAAGTGTAGTTTGTTCTTTTGAATGTGGGAAAAAGTATCTTGAGGAAACTGAATCTAAAGTTTCTCCACAGAATGGTGAAAGTACATCTCAAGCCTTTGCTGATATTGTTATGAATGATATTAAGAATTTAAAGACTGTTGAAGTTGATGATAATGATAATATCATAACAAAATCAAGCAAAGAAAAACTTAAAGATGACACTGTTAAGAAATTCACAAAGGGAAATAAAAACTAATATTTTGTAATTTTAATGGGAGGACGGTAGACAAACTGTTTCTCCCATTTTTTACAACAAGGTATAATAACTCAATGAAAAAAAGTAGAACAAAATTTAATGTAGATAAGAATACTATTAAACGAACTTCAAATGACGGAATTATTTTTGATAGTGGTTTAGAAAAGAGATTTTATGAGGAAGTCATTTTGCCGGATGTGCAAAGTGGCATAATTGCAAAATATGAACTGCAAAAGAAATATGTGCTACAAAATGAATTTAAGAGAAAAGGTCATAATGTTAGGGCGATTACATATGTTGCAGATTTTTATGTTAAATTAACAAATGGCAAAGAATTTGTGTTAGATACTAAGGGTATGCCTGACTCCGTGGCTAAATTAAAAAGGAAATTGTTTTGGAAAACATTTCCAGAAATAGACTATTATTGGGTAGCTTACTCAAAAGTGGACGGTGGTTGGTTAGATTATGAGTTTATTCAAAAACAAAGACGAATAAGAAAAAGGTTTCCAACGGTTGCAACTTTAAATAAAACAGAAAATCAAAAATTATTAGAGGTGGATTTCTTTGAAAAAATTGACAAGTACGCAAATTAAAGAACTCTCAAGAAACAAGAGTTTATCATATACTTTAGAGAACGGTTTTATGTTTGAAGTTTATAAAAATATCAAGTCACTTGCTGATTTAGACTTTGTTCCTATTTTAGCTGAACAGATAATTTTTATAGATAATGAATATTGTCCTCAATATTATGAGGTTGTTACGAATATTGCTTGGTTAAAAGTTTTTACTAATATTCCTCTTGTTACAAAAAAGGTCAAGGAGACAGATACTAACGGTAATGAAAAAGAACTTGAAATTATAGACTATGAAACAAATTATAAAATTGCAAGAAACATAATCAACTTTGTTTGTAGCAAGACAGATAAATGCGTTTCGTGTTATCTCGATAGTTTTGCGATGATTGAAAATATTGTAGATTGTTATATAAAAGATAAATTAAGTTCAAAAAACAGTTATTTCGAGATAAAATTGAATAGTTTAACATCCGAGTGTGAAGAGGGTATTAAAATTATTAACAAGGTAAGTGAAAAACTTGACGAACTCTTTGGTAACGATAAAATGCTTTCAAGCGTTAAAGAGGTTGCAAATCAAGTTTCAACTTTGAATAGTAATATTGAAAATGGCTCAAATAAAGAAGTTCTTAAGCCTTTTATTTAAGCAAAGGATAACTGATTAAGTAAAATGGCAATTTTTAATTCAGTTCAGGACTTCATAAAAGTTCTTAGTAACGATATTGATAATGTGATGTTTAATGAGGTGTCGGAGTATGTAACTGATTCAGCTATAACTCACGCCGAGGGCAGTGTATATAAAAGATATAAAATTCATTATCATAGAGGGCAAAAAAACAAGATTCCCCATTATGTTAGACGATATAGTTTACTAGATAGAGATAAATGGGACAAAAAGTTATTGAGCAGAATGGGTAGTTTCGACCACACTGTGGCTGTTTTTAGTAAAGCAAAGCCAAATTTGATGTTAAATAATTATGGTGATTTAGTTTTTCAGACTCCGTTTAGTTTGCCTGAACTTATTGAATTGGGTGAAAAAAAATATACGGCTAAATTTGGTGGAATAGGTTATACAATCAATAATTTGTCAAATAAAAAGTACAGGTATTTACAGGCAAGACCTTTCGCTGCTGCTACAGTCAAAGAATTAAATAGTAGAAGTGGCTTATTGAGAGATATTTTTGAGATGAGTCTTTATGATAAAGGATATAGATTTAAATAATAATTAAAATTGAGGTGGCTTCTGTCATCTCTTTTTCATTAGGTGGTGAGAATTAGAGTATGGCAGGAAATATAGGTCACGAATCCACGATATTAGTTACTGCGAAACTTAACGAAGAACACGCAGTTAAGGAAATAAACAAACAAATTGAAACTTTAGGTAGTAAACTTAATAAAGTTAAAGTTGACATTTCTGTTAATGAAATTAGCAAGTCTGGTATTTCAAAAGCTACACAGCAAGCACAAAAGGTTATTCAAAATAGCTTTTCTGGTATGAGGCTTGACTTAGGACAAGCTAATTTTAATGATATTTTAAATGTTAAACAAATTGATGTTGTAAAGCAAAAACTTGAAAGTGTAGCTTCTGACATCGGTAAAAATTTAGGCAAAGTTTCAAATGTTTCATTTACAGGAACAAAATCGGGTATTGTTGATTTTGAAAATGGAACTAAAGCAACTGTTACATATGTTCAGGAACTTGAGAACGGCTTAAAAAGAACTACTAAAGCCGTTTATCAGTTCAATCAAGAAAGCGAACAGTTTGAAGCGCACATAAGCAGTATGAATACTGACTATGGCAAAATGGATAATGTCTTTAAAAAGCAACAGGAAAGACTAAATAAATTACAAGAAAGCTATAAAAACACTTCTTTTAAGATAGATGAGTTTAATCAAAAAGTTAATTATATGGCTTTCCCTGTTCAGGGCACTGAAAAAACTGATACTGCATTTAATCAGTTGGCAGAAGAGCAGCAAAAATTAAATAACTTACGAACAAAATATTCAGTTAATCTTCCTGAACAAGAGCAACTTAATTTACTTAGTCAGTTAGAAACTCAATTAAAAAAATGTCAGTTAGCGTATAAAGAGTATAACGCCGAAGTAAAAAGTGTTAATAGTCCAGTTAAAGACGCCGTACAACAGCAATCAATTTTAAACTCAAAAATTGAAAAAGCACAAAGCGAAGTCAGAACACTTGCTAATACTTGGAGTGAGATTGAAAATGATTCTTTAAAGAATGAATTAAACAATCTTGTATCTAAAAGTAAAGAACTTAAAAACAATGCTGATTTATCAGAATTTAATGCACAACTATCAACTTTAAAAGCTAAATATAAAGAATTTGATGCAGAAATTAAAAGTGCCAATAAATCAGTTAAGGATTCTGCACAACAACAATCAATTTTAAATTCAAAAATTGAGAAAGCTCAAAGCGAAGTTAGGTTAATTGCTAATACTTGGACAAAGATTAAATATAATACTTCTCTAAGCAATGAATTAAATAATCTTATATCCAAAAGCAAGGAACTTAGAACAACTGCTGATTTATCAGAATTTAATGCACAACTATCAACTTTCAAGATTAAGTGTAAGGAAGCAGGAGTAGCAACGGGTACTTTTGTGAGTGGATTAAAAGAGGCTTGGAAACATTTTGGTTACTTTTTTAGTGCTTCACGATTATTTTATCTTGCTATTCAAGGCTTAAAAAATGTTTACTCAAATATAAAAGATGTTGACTCTGCTATGGTTGAGTTAAAGAAAGTTACAGATGAAACTGATAGCTCTTATAGTAGATTTTTGAAAAATGCTAAAAAAGACTCACAAGAACTTGGTTCTAACTTGTCTGACTTCATTAATGCAACAGCGGACTTTGCTCGACTTGGATATACTGTTAGCGAGTCTGAGGATTTGGCTAAAGTTGCAACTATGTATAAAAATGTTGGTGATGATTTAAGTGGTATTGATGAAGCCACTTCTACTATTGTATCAACATTAAAAGCGTTTAATATGAACGCAAGTGAATCTGAAAGCATTATTGATAAACTTAATGAAGTATCAAATAACTTTGCCGTTAGTTCGGGCGATTTGGGTGACGGACTTGCTAACTCGGCTTCAGCTTTAGCAGTTGCAGGTAATGATATAGACCAAACTATTGCTCTACTTACTGCTGGTACTGAAATTACCCAAGATGCTTCTGAAATGGGTAACTCCATTAAAGTGTTGAGTCTTAGATTAAGGGGTATGAAAGGTGAACTTGAGTCATTAGGTGAGGAAGTTGACGATAATGTTGACTCTATCTCTAAAATGCAGACTCAAATTCTTAACCTTACAAATGGCAAAGTAAATATTTTTGATAAAGACGGTAATTTCAAATCTACATATGAAATTGTAAAAGGCATTAGCGAAGTATATAGTAGTTTATCTTCAACTAATCAGGCTGCACTTTTGGAAACCATTGCCGGAAAACAAAGAGCCAACCAAGTAGCGGCATTAATCACTAACTTTAAACAGGCTGAAAAAGCATTTGCATCTTCTGAAAATTCAGGTGGTTCTGCATTAAAAGAACAAGAGCGTTGGTTGGATAGTATTGAGGGCAGAATAAATACTTTACAATCTTCTTTTCAGAGTTTGTCAACAGATTTTATAAATAGTTCTGAAATCAAAGATATTGTTGGGGTATTAACTGATTTAGTAAATGGCTTAGACGGTTTAATTAACAAAATAGGTCTACTCCCTGTTGCCATTAGTGCAATAGGAATTGGAAATTTAATAAAGAATTTAGGTACAATCAAAGGAAATATTAGCAATATTTCAACTGCTTTTACAGAAATATCTACATTGTCATCATTAAAGGGTTCCGATGGCAATATGCCATTTGAGGCTATGAAACAGTCTTTAGAAGGACTTTCTATCAGTCAAAAAAAAGCGGTTTTAAATGCGACTGAAATACCAAAAGCCTTTCAGGAACAAATACTTGCTACTAATTCTTTATCACAAGCTACTGAGGGTTTATCTTTAAAAAATGCGGTTTTGTTATCTGACTTTCATAAGATAAGTGTTGCCGACCTTGAGAAAATGACACAGTTTGCAAAAGGCGAAATTGCACTAAAAGGTGTTACTGACGGTACACGAAATTTGACTTCCGCTAATCTTGACTTGTTGAGAGAAGAAGGGCATATTAGTGTGGAATCTTATAATGCTGCTAAGGCTTTTATCAAAAGTGGAGAAGCTGCTGAACAATCTGCTAAAAAGATTTCAATTTCAAAAGGTATTCTTTCATCTGTTTCAACTTGGATAACAATTGCTACTATTGCTATCAGTGCCGGTATTGCTATGTGGAACTCATATCAAGAAGCACAAAGACAAGCATACGAAGATACTATTGAACAAGCAGATAAAAGTGCAGAAGCTATTAATAAAACAATGCAGGCTTGGGATTTATATGCAAGTCTTGGAACAGAAGCAACTGAACAGGAAAAAGAGACTGCTATTAAGAATGTTAATGAGCAGTTAAAGGATAAAATTCAACTTCTCGGAGACGCTACTAATGCGGAGAAAAAATACGCTGATTCAGTTTTGGCTTCGGCTAAAACTGATTTACAAACAGCCTATGATAGAAGTAACGCAGCTCGTGCCGAAACAGAAGATAAAATCAAAAATAGAGGAAGGTCATCTTTTCAAAAGAAAGCGGTAGATGACAAATCTTTAACAGACATTTCGGGTGGTAGTAGTGAAGATGCTTACAAGATTACTTCTGATATTCTTGGTAAATATGTCGGAGAAGGTTCATCGAGTGCCACTCAAAATGGAATAGGAAAACGGACTTTTACTTTTGGTGTTAATATTGACACTACTAACATAGAAACAATGTTAGATTATTATGATAAAGTTCAAAAAGCCATTTCTGCTATTGAAACAAAAGCGAATGAGTTAGGCAAAGACGGAGATAAATTAATCACTTCGGACTATTACAAAACTTTAAAGGATATTTTTGCCGATACAGACGATGTTGATGATAATTATGATTTAATTAATAATTATATAAAAGCAGAGGCACAGGCTGCTATTTATGAACAAGAACTCTCCAAGGGTTTACCATCAACAGTAGAAAATTTCAACGAGCTCAAAGAGGCTTGTTTAGATGCTGCCGAATCAGAAAGCGTACAAGCAGAAATCACTTCTCAATTATCATCAATGTTTCCCGAACTCTCAAGTGCTGTTCAAGAAGCAATAACAAAATCAGAAGATTGGCAATATACTATAGCAAATGATAAATTATCTGAAAAGATAAAGAATCTCAAGGAAACAATAAGTGGGATTGCGTCCACTTATAAATCACTTAGTACGGTAGTTTCAGATTATAATAGCAATGGTTATCTTACTTTGGATAATTTAAACGCTATAATTGAAGCTGGCGATAACTATGTTAGCACTTTGTTTAATGAAAACGGTCAGTTACAAATAAATAAAGAATCCTATATTGCTCTTGCAAAGGCTCAATTAGAGAATTTAAAATATACTCAGCTACAATCTGCTATTAGCAGTATTAATTCTCTGTCAACCGAAACGCAATCAAAAAGTAATGACAATTTAACAGGTAGTACAAATAATCTCACTGAAGCTACATTAAAACTTGCTATTGCCCATAAATTAGCTGAGGGTGTAAGTAAAGACGCCATTGAGGGCGTTTTAATTCAATATTCTCAATATATCGCTTTAATAGACCAAGCTGAAACTTCCTTAGAATCAAATGCCGATGCTTTTCTTGGTTATACAGAGGAAGCAAATAATGCTTTGACTACTCAAAAGGAAGTTCTTGAAAAGCAAAAAGATGCACTTGAGGAACAGAAAAGTTCTCTTGAAGATGCTAAGAATAACATTTCAGATTTAGTTGACCTTGTTACAGACTTAATCAAAAAAGAGAATGAATTAATCAAAGATGAGTATGAAAAACAGAAGGAATCTATTGACGAGTTAATTGATAAGAGGAAAGAACTTCTTGAAGCCGAAAAGAACGAGTATGAGTGGAATAAAAAGATTTCAGAAAGTCAAAATACAGTGGCTAAAGATTCCTTATCGTCAGCGGTTGCAAGCCTTGATGATAGTAGTGCTGGCAAAAAGAACGCAAAAGAAGCTCAAGACACACTTAACTCAAGCCGCAATGATATGCTTGATACTCTTACTGATAGAGAATATGATATGAGGTCAGACGCTCTTGATAAAATGAAAGAGCAACAAGATGAGTATTGGGATAATCTTATTAATTCTATTGACGATTATCTTAGTGACGAAGTTAGACTTTACAGAGATGCTTGTAGTAGAATTGATAACGATAGTGGTGAACTTTACGGACAACTGTATAATTATATTTCCACTTATACAACTAAGAGTAAGAGTGAATTTGACTATCTTTGGGATAATGCTCAAATTGCATTATCTGAATACAACAACTCTAATATTGGTACACTTGCATTACTTGATATAATGCAAGGAGAAATTTATACAGTTAGTGGAAAGATTGATGATGTTTCAACCGCTATTGATTCGGTTAGTGACTCAATAGATGACACTACAACAAGTATAACTAACAACGGTCAAGCTATTGACGATTATCGTGAAAAGGTTGAAAAGTTATTAGAAGTTTTACCTGATGACGACAACAAAAAATCAGGAAACAAGTCAGGTAATGGTAATAAAAATGGTAATAAATCTGAAAGTGAATATGTGAATACTCCTTTTGGAAAAGTTCCGACACTATCATCTTGGATTTCAAACCCGTCTAAATATATAACCGCGGCGTACCTGCCCCTTCCTTCTGGTAAATATGCTTCCGGTACAAAGTCTGCAAAAGGTGGTTTGACTGTTGTAGACGAAGAGGGTATTAATACTGAATTAATCCCCTATCAGTTAAGCAAAGGTAGATATACTATTCTCCCAGAGGGAAATCCTGTATTTAGTAAGGCTATGACTAACACATTATATGATATAGCTTCTAATCCTTCTGCTTTTTTAAATCAAAAGAGTAATGTTCCTCGTATTAATAACACATCTATGACAAGTTCTATAAATGTAGTTATTCAAGGCGATGCTACTCAAACAACGGTCAATGCTCTTAAAGAACAGGCTAACAGAATTTCTGATATGGCAATTAATAAACTTATGACATCTATTGTTAATAATAAATTTAACATATAAGCAAGTAAATAAAAATAAGGCATAGGTGATTTTTCCGTCTATGCCTTATATACAAAAGAACAGGTGGTGATATTTATGTATAGAGAGTGTTTATTTGAATACAATGGGATAAATTCAAACCAATACAATTTAATGCTTGTTTATGAAAGTAGTGCTTTTGGGAGTGTTTCGACTGGTGCAGAATACGAAGCTGTTACAGATGTGCTACCAAAGGCTTCCGACCATTTACTGTATGGTTTGAAATATGCTGATAAACCACTTAGTTTTGGAATTGAGATATTAAGTTTGGATAATGAAATTCCTATTGATAAAATTGATGAAGTAAAAGAATGGCTATTTGGGCAAGATGGATATAAGCGTTTTGTGACAATAGACGAAAGAAGAAATTATTATTTAAACGCTATTCTTATCCCCAATGAAGATATTATTGATGTACAAGGACTAAGGGGCTTTCGTTGTACATTACAAAATGCAAGTGGTTTTTGGTACAAAGACGAGGAAGTTTCTTTTAATAATTTGTCAGCAGTTCATTCAATAAACGTAAAGACGGTAAAAGATTTTTTTGTTTTTCCTAATATTGAAATAAAATTAAAACCGTTTAGTAAGGTAATGGAAAATGATGTTTTTCATATAGCAATAGTTGGTAGTAATGGAACTATTTATTTGTCTGATACAATGACAGATAATAATGCTACTTATAATATAAATACAAAATTTGGCACTTGTAGTTCGAGTACAGGTAAAAATATTTCTATAATACCTCCCTCAAATTTTTCTCCTCCATTAAAAATGATTAATGGAGTTAATATAATAAATTTTTCTGCCTATTGGATAAATGAGCAAGACGAAAAAGAAAGTATAGTACCTTATATTGAGAGCCTCACTTATAGATATAAGACCTTACATAGATTAGGTGGTTTTTAATGAATAAAATAAATAAAATACCAGAAATAGTTTTATACACACCAGATAGGCGTAAAATTCTTTGCCAAATAAACGGTGTTAATAACCTTTCAGAAGATATTAGATTTGGCACAGCTTCAGAGTTATCATTTAAAATACCTCAAAAAATCTATGATATGCAGTCATATAAATACATAGACAATCAATGCTATGACGATATTGCCGAGGGTAGTGTTTTGTATCTTAATGATAATAACGATTACTTTAACTTTATGGGAATTAAAGTAAGAGACGATTATGCCGTTGACATAAGTAGCAAAACAGGCAGACCCTCCAATGATATGACCCTTAATATGAATAATTATCTTTCTGGTTTTAAAGTAAAAGACGAAGTTGAGTTATTCGATATTGGCAGTGATAGTGGATATAATTGGCGATGGGGCTGTTACATCAACGATTCTAATGGCTCTATTTTAGACAAATCTGATGATTTATCTGCTGTTTATGACGGTGTTTCTGCGTATAAACATTTTGCCTGTGAAGATTTTATTCCAGTGTCCACAGGTGATGTTGTGGCTATGCTAAGTAGTAATGAATTTGGTTATCGTATTCATTATTACAGAGAAGCTGATTCAAAAACTTATCTTGGTGTTCAAGAAGGAATGGAAGAACACTACGCTAAATATTTACCAATAGGTAGAGTAGAGATTAAATTTCCTTATGACGATGATAGTGATGATAGTGAAGAGCAATTAACAAACGGTTACATTAGGGTTGAATTATTTGACTTGAAACACGATGGAAGTAGTGAAGATTCGTACCGTGGTTACTCACCTAAATATGGTTATATAAAAGTGTTTAGCGGTCAAAGATATTGCACCTCTTTTAACGGCTCATCTAAGGGACAGGAGGATTATACCTGCGGTGAAAAATGGTGGGTGGTAACTTCAATTGAAGAAATTAACGAAGGTGTAATTCCGTATAAAAATATAACAGCATATAGTTATGAATATACACTTTCTAAAAAGACTTTTTCTTTATCAAAAAGCACACTTCCTTTGTATATCCCTGATAAAATAGTTGATGTTGTACAGGGGAATACTTGGCTTAGAGATTACTCAACTTCGGGAGCAAGTGTGCCTATTGCCTATTGCTCTCCGCAAAGAATGGACAGGGGCTTATTAAATCAAATTTTAGACTATTTGCCAAATTGGAATATTGGTTATGTTTCTTTGAGTGTGTGTTCTAAATACAGAACATTTAATGATTTAGATAATGTAAACTTGTATTCTTTCCTTACTAACGATGTTCAATCAGCTTATCAATGTTATTTTGTCTTTGATAACGATAATCGCTTAATACATATTATCAGTGGTACAGTTGATGAAGATTCTCTTAAAGGGTTTGAAAGGGGAAGATTTGGTAGTCAATCATCATTATATATATCGTGGGATAATGCGATAAAACAAACAAATATACATACTACTGATAGTAGATGTGTCACAGCTTTAAGAGTTCATTCGGCAGATGACAAGTACGGACTTGGCTTGATTAATCCTGTTGGTAATAATGTTTTATACAATTTTGACAGTTACTTAAGTTATATGGATTTTATTGCTGATAAGGATAAGAACAGGACTTTGCTTGCCGCAGTTCAGTCTTTTTTGAAAGAAATAGAAAATAATCGAAGCACTTATACTAATTATGCACGGAAATTAATTGAAGCTAATCTTGAAACAGTTAAGCTAAAAACTAAAGTTTCAGAGGCGTTAACTTCTTATAGAAGTGTAGCTGATAAAATTAATATTTATTTAGCTGATGATTATCCAAACGGTTATCCGAGCGGAGTTAAATATATAACAGACTACCCTTTGACAACTGCGGAATTGACATCAAGTGATAAACCGATTCATGATTATATAAATTATCATAGTAAAAATTTATATAATGAATTATATGAAGCCGCAAATACTTATGAAAATGTAAGGAAGTCTTATGATAATGCCCTTAAATCTTACAACCAAAACTATAATAAAATGAAAGAAATTTCTCTTAAGTTTTCATTGAATTACAAGATGGTTAAAGATAAGGAAAGCAAAGGTATAAACACCTCAATATTATCATCAAAAGAAATTTTGGCATTGAATGATTTTATTATTGAGGGAGATTGGACTAACGAAAATGCCACCTTTAGTGATACTTATACCTCCACAGATATTATAAATACTTTGGATAGTATTTATAACGAAGTAATATCGGATTTTAATTCTTATATAAGCAAGCACTGCTATGAATTTAGCGTTGGTACAGCAAATATTTTAAAAATCAACGAATTTAATATAGAAGATATGTATTTAGGATATTCTGTAATTTTAGAAACAAAGTCAGGGATTTGTCAATATCCTGTTTTTATGGCTATGCACATTAGGTATGATGATGATACTGATTTCAGTTTGACTTTTAATACAGACTATAATACAAAACCTTTAAAAATGAAATTTACAAAACTATTTAGCACTATAAATCAAACAAGTGTTATTGAGTCAGCTTGGACTTTCAGTGAATAGAATGAGGTGGTGTTTTTTTTGAAAGCAAAAAATGAACGACATCAAGTAAATTGTTGGATAAACAATAATGTGAATATAACAACTTATCAAAATGAGGGTTTGATTAAAAATCCTGTTTTTATTTTATGTGATGGGAATGAAGCGTTAGATTTAAATGACTGTACTAACATATTTTATAAATCTATTGACACTAAAGGAAAGGTATCTTGTGTTTCGGTTAATATTTTATCAGCGGATAAAGGAGAAGTTGAATTACCTATCAATGGAGCTTTGACAGAAAATAAAGGCGTATCTGTTGGTGAAATTGTAGTACAAGCCAACGAAGGAACATTGTCTTTCGGTAATATTAATATTATAACATATTCTTCGGTTGAAAATAAAGAGATTGAAAAATCGGATAACTTTACGGCATTAACAGAAGCCTTGTCAAAAGTTGCTATCTTGACACCAGAAGGAACTGTTGCAATGGATACAGAACTTAGTGATATTTCGGTAAATCCTTTGACGAATAAGGCAATAACTCAAGCGTTAGAAAAGATTGAGGTTGCAAAAGCTAATAAGTCAACTACGCTTGAAGGTTATGGGATAAACAATGCTTATACAAAAGTTGAAATGACAAACCTTTTAAACAATAAAGTTGATGAAAGTTCTCTTTTAGATATAACAAAAAGTATTAATCTTAGTTCACTTGAGGATACAGAACAGACAGCAAGTGGAGTTACTATTTCTGTTAAAAATAATAAAATCAGTTTGAGCGGAACATCAACATCTGCGGTTAATTTTGTTTTAAAACTAAAAAAATCAGTTGTTCTTGAGCAAGGCAAGGCGTATTGTTTGTCGTTGCAGAATTTTGATAATATTGAAAATTCAGGTTGTGTTTTCTATCCTGCGAACGAGCAGACATCTATTAGTTCATCGTGGCTTTTGTCAGAAGTTAGTGCTTTTAAAAATGCAGTTGCTACTTATACAGCGACAGAAAATGTAATCGTAAATTCGATTAAAATTGCAGTCGCTACAAATAGACTTGTAGATAATAGTTGCAACCTTCAACTTGAACAGAATAACAAGCGTACAGCTTATTCTAACCCTGACTTGATAAAGTCTCATATTAAGCCTGAACTGTATCAAGCCCCTGATTACACAATGCATTATTTGTATGTTTCAAACGATTACAATGAAACCACTGAGGGTTTTGGGGTTACGAAGTTCAATTCTATTCTGTTTGCTAATGATAGCTTTTCTGATAACAGTTATCATAATAGATATACTATTGTTGTTATGGCTGGCACATATACCGATATGCAAGACAAGTTTGCAGGAATGTCCGATGTGGGACTTGTAGGTTATAGAGGAGTAATGACTAAAGACTATGTTTACTATGAGTCCGAAAACATATACAATCCGCAAGCTACTGTAATCAAGTGGGACGGAGCAACAGGTTTTGATAAGTCTACTTTGAAGTCTGAGGATATAATCAAAAAATGTCCGTTTCATTTGGATTTGAATGTCCACACTCACATCAAAGGTTTTACATTTGATTGTAAAAATATCCGTTACGCTTTACATCTTGAAAGTGGTGGTACAGGTTACGCAACTAAGTGGGAAGTCTCAAACTGTATTTTTAAATGGGGTGGCAGAGCAGATTGCATTGATTATGCTGGCAAAACAACTGTTCCTGTATTTGGTTGCGGTCATAGCTTTGGCGAAGTCGGCTTAATTGAAAATTGTAAAATCATACCAACGCATTGCACGATAGGTTATCAAAATCACGATAATGCAGATAATAGCAGCTTCGGTTTACATATGAAAACAGGCTCGAATATTACAATCAGAAATTGTGATTTTGGTGGAACGGAAATCCAAGCAAGAACTCTCAAAGGCGCATATTCTGATACTCCAAACACTGTTAATATTGAAAAGTGTATTAATATTTCAGAAGTCAAAAAGATGTATTCTGCACCTGCGGAGCGTTGTGATTGGAAAGTTACAGTTGACGGAAACGAGGCGAAGTGATGATTTATAGACATTTATCTGTTGACAATAAGTGTGATAATAAGATAACTGAAATTATTACACAAAGAGAACACGGTGTCACTCTGTTTGAGATTAAATGTTTAAACAACGGTTATGATATTGACTTGACAGAGTGTACGCAAGCACAGTTCTATGGTGAGAAATCCGACGGTCATAAAGTTGGTGTCAAATGTGACTTCAATGAAGATAAAACTGCTGTTTTATTGCCTCTGATTTTGCAAATGACTACAGCTTGTGGAATTTTGAGAGGTATTTTAGAACTAAGTTTTGAAAGCGGTAATATCAGATTCGGCGGTATTAATTTTAAAGTTATATCAGCCCCAGACGATGCCGAAATCGAAAGCACAGACGAGTTTACTATATTCGAGAGATGCTTGTTGAAACCTAAAAATGACGGTAAAGTAGGTCAAGTATTGACAATTGGTTCAGACGGAGAAAATGAGTGGCAAGACCAAGGCTATACTCAACTTCAAGACTATAATCAACTTTTAAATAAGCCTTGTGTGAACGGTATTGAGCTTAGCGGTAATAAATTGCTTGATGATTTACACATCAAACAGAATTATACGGCTAACGATATACATTTCACTGACGGTATGACATTTCAAGAAAAGTATGACAACGGTGAACTAAAAGGCGACACGGGTGAGAAAGGCGACACAGGCGAACGAGGACAAGACGGAACTGATTATGTGCTGACCGATGAAGATAAAAATAATATTGCCGAACTTGCTGTTGCAAGAATAGAGTATGGAGACGAGAGGAGGTATTAATGAATTATATAATAACAAACGAACAGTATTATAAAGATATTGCAACGAGCATACGAGAAAGGCTTAAAGTCGATAGAGAATATTATCCTAAAGATATGGCTAAAGCAATTTCTCTTATTCCAAGCTCTGCGGATGGCTCTAATGAATTAGTTAGTGGATATTATTTTTATGCTCCAAATGAAAATGGTTATGCTACAAAATGCAAGTTAGTAGGGCTACCTCAAACTGTTTTATTGAATCTAAGGGTTAATACTGAAGAACCTTACAAATACATAGAATATTTTTATATTGATGATTCGTGTTCTGTAAAAGAATTAAATAACAGTTATTTCCCTCCCGGTAACCCCTATTTAAAGGAAATAAGATTAAATTCAAAAGTAGCTGCATTATCGAATCAAACTTTTGCCGGTTACAGTAATTTAACCACTTTAAATTTACCTAAAACATTAAGCTCTTGCCAGTATGGCTCGATTGTATATTGTCCTAATCTTGAATTTGTTACTATCGAAGAAGGGTTTAATTGTAATAATGTGAATTTATCTTGCAGCACAAAATATTCCAGAGAAACTATTGTTTCGTGGCTAAAAGCTCTTAAAGACAGGTCTGGCATCACAAATGAAGCAACATACACATTTACAATCGGCTCGACAAATTTAAAAAAATTAACGGCAGAAGATATTAAAATAGCCACAGATAAAAATTGGACTTTAGCGTAGAGGTGACATATGAGATTAATCGAAAAAAGCGGACTTAGGTTACTGTATGCAAACGATGAGAATAATGTAATTACCGATACAGAAAGCGAAACCCTTAGAGCAGAACAGCTCTATCTCGGTACAGGAGATAGCGTTGATAATTACAAAGAGATTGACAAAAATACGCCTATCCCAATTCCTGGTGCTGAGAACAATATCTCTAATAATACTGATGGAATTTCAGAAAAACAATTCCAAACGATTAAAGAGGTGCTAAGCGATGCTTGATAAAGATTTTGAAATTTTATTGAATAAAATAAAGTCGCATAAAGTTGTATTTGATAAAGTCGAAAAACTTGGAGGTTTTACTCAAAAAATAACACAATCTGACAAAGTCGGATATGATTGGATTGAAGATTATCTTGGTGAAAAACTCGTAGCTCAAACTTATGCTAAACAGGAAAAACCCGTTGATGTAGCAGATAATCCATTTATATTTGAAATTGGTGTTAAACTCATTCCAAACGCTTATTACATTTATAATAACGAGCGTTATGTATATGTGGGCACAGAAGTATCAACTGCAACCGTTTGGGACGAATCTAATTTTGAAAAATTTTAATAAAAAAGAGAGTAGTATTTACTACTCTCGGAAAGACACATTTTAAGGTATAAATAATTTAATTAGACCAACTATGGCTGTAATAAAAGCTGTAATAGTTATTAATCCAGTCATAGTGTTCTTTATAAAATTCATAAATGGACTTGATTCTTTTGAAGAGAGCTTACCCCAAATCTTACTTATAAGAGGATACACTATGTTGAATAAAGTTTGAAAAACATCAACAAGGAACAGTATGACTGAAAATATTAATATTGCTGAATATATCAATTGTGTTATTGTAGGGCTTGCTATAAAAAATATGTTCAAACAATAAGATAATGTATAAAGAGTGACTGAGGTCATTAATATATAAATACAGGTTTTCTTGGCAACTTTATCTTTCTCCGCTCCAGTAATGGGCATTAAAATCCACCAAATAGCAAAAGAAATAGATGTTATATATGTGAAGTTGTCGGAATGTTGTCCTATGTTTTTTCTATATATTCCTATTATCAAGAATATTGTTCCTGTTAAAAATAACGCAACAAGTATTTTGGTTCTTGATTCATTACTTCTTAATTTTTTATATAAGTTTTTACATATGGTTTTTAATTTATTTTTCATATTATTATTTATCAAAGAAAAGGGTGTTTTGTTCTTATGAATTTTATTTTTAATAATGTATCACCAATAATGTTTCCGATAATATTGTCTGTTGTAATTATTGGAGCGATTATAGTTGGAATTGAATTACTTTGTCAACATTATGATGAAAATAATGATAACAAAGAAAACAATGACGATAAATCTGATTAAATTATATCATATTAAAAAGTAAAAGGCAAGGAGGAAATTTTATGAGTAATTCAAAACTTGTTAGTTACACAAAACTTAGTCCGAATCATTCGGGAGCAAGGACACATAGTATTGACCGCATTACTCCTCACTGTGTTGTCGGTCAGTGCTCAGTTGAAACACTCGGCAATATCTTTATGGATACCAACCGAGAGGCAAGCTGTAATTACGGTATCGGTACAGACGGCAGGGTTCTCCTCTGTGTTGATGAAGGCAACCGTTCTTGGTGTTCTTCAAGCAACAGCAACGACCAGAGAGCAGTCACCATTGAGTGTGCAAGTGAAACATATCATCCTTACGAGATGAACAGCAATGTTTACAACAGTCTTGTAAAACTCTGTGTTGATATTTGTAAGCGTAATGGCAAGAAAAAGCTCTTGTGGTTTAATAATAAAAATAAGGCACTTAATTACAGTCCGAAATCGGATGAGATGATTGTTACAGTACATAGATGGTTTGACAACAAGGCTTGTCCGGGTGATTGGCTTTATAACCGCTTAGGTGATTTAGCCAAGAAGGTTACGGAACAACTTGGTGGTAATTCAAAGCCAAAGAAACCAACTATTACATATCGTGTTTACGCAGATGGTAAATGGTACAGAGAGGTAAAAGGTCTTGGCGGTGTTGCAGGTAGATTCAAACAGGCTATCAGCGGTCTTATGATTAAAGTATCGGAAGGTAATATCAGATACAGGGTACATCTTCGTGACGGTGATTGGCTCGATTGGGTAGACGGTTATAATAAGGCAGATAGTAATAATGGTTATGCTGGTATTCTCGGCAAAGTTATTGATGCTATTCAAATTGAATTTAGTGGCGTTGGCGATTACAAAGCCACTTATAAGGTTTGTGGACAAGGCAATAATTATTGGTACGATTGGCAACATAATACCGAGGAAGATACAAGACAGGACGGCTATGCAGGTAAAAATGGTAAAGCCATTGACCGTGTGCAGATTACACTTACATAAGTACAAGGAAGTGAAGTAATGACAACAGAAGTAATTGTTGCTTTAATAGGTTTAGGTGGTTCTGCTATTGGCTCAATTTTAGGTATTATTGCAAGTTCAAAATTAACATTGTACCGTATTAAACAGCTTGAAGAAAAAGTAGACAAACACAACAGTGTAATCGAAAGAGTTTATCATCTTGAAACGCAAGACGCTGTTATTAATGAAGAAATTGGTAATTTAAATCAGAGAATTAATAATTTAGAAAAAAAACAGTAAAGTAGGAGGAATGTGTATGAAAAAGACTAATTGGAAACTTTGGTTAAAGTGTGCAGGTGTTCGTGCTATAAAGACGGTAGCACAGACTGCTGTTGCTACTATTGGCGCTACTGTAATGGTTAGTGATGTAAATTGGGTTGCTGTTGTATCTGCAAGTGTATTAGCGGGTTTGCTTTCTATGCTTACAAGCATTGGTGGCTTGCCAGAAGTAACCGAATAAATAATAAAATGGAGAGTCCTTTAAAGCACTCTCCATTACTTTTCCTTTTTTTAATGGCATAATTAAATATATTTTTGAATAATTATTTTAAACAATAATAATAATAAAAATAACTAAAAACATATTTTGTCAATGTGCATAATTACTAAACTTTGTTTAAAATATCATATCCGTATTGACATTTATTTAACTGAGTGATATTATATTTATACAGAAAACCTTTTATTATACTATTGACAAAATTAAAAAAGGTGGTATAATTATTTGCTTGTTTTCTAAAAAAAATAAAAAGAGAAAGGGGAGTGACGATATGGCAGTTATGCAGAAACCATCGCCAGCTTTTATTTTAGATGAAAATAAGGCAAAGGAATTTTTTAGTTTAAAACCAAACAAAATGCATAATAAAATCATTGAGATGAGGGCGCAATCGTTGCGAAAAAACCTTAAAGATGAGACTAAAAAGAGGAAGTAAAAAAAGGAGTTCCTTGCAAGGTCAAGAAGCCTTTTCTTTAAAGCGATTGGATTTGACAACTCAAAAATATTGTAATAAATTCTGTAGTGGAAATGCTTATATAGATGCTTTTGTTGCAAATGTCAATAAGGATATTACTGATAGAGTTAGTTATATTTATGTAGATAATAGAATAAACAAAGCCGCTTGTGTATACTCTTTGTCTTGCTCAAGTATAATTTTTCATAATGGAGTTGGTACCACATTATTTCCGGCGGTTGAAATTAAATCTTTTGCTTTAGATAAATCTTTTCAACATAAATCATATGGGAAATGTGAAAATGACAAAGAAAATGAAAATTTGACATATGGAGATGTTTTCTTAGCCAATGTAATATCTGCTATTACTGATTTTACAGATAATATTTGTGGCGGAGAATATATTGTCTTATATTCTGTTCCAGAGGCTGAACATTTCTACAAAAGAAATTATTTTCAGAATTTTAAAAGTTTTATGAGTCCAGACCAATCAATAGTCAACGAAGATTGTGTTCCAATGTTTTATATGTTATAATCTATTAATAAACAAGAGCGATTATCATTTTATAATATAAAGAAAATAAACAGTTTAGGGATGTGCATTAATTTGCACATCCCTATTTTTTTACGATTTATCATCAATAAGCTGATAGGTTTGTTTATAAAAAGGTAACTTTCTGTTGTCCTCAATCTTTTCTTTATCACGATAATTTATTCGGGGTGGAACATACTTTAGTATTTTATCTTTTCCAAACCTCTGATAATATCCTCTTACATACCAACAAGTTTTTACTCTATTATAGGTCTTTTTAGGCTTAACGGTTTGTTCACTTAAGATATATTTTTTCTTTTTTGATTTTATTTTTATTTTTTGGACATAATTATTATTAGTTTGTTTGCTGTTTGATACTGTATCATTCTTTCTTTTCTTTGGTGATAGTTTGTCTACTTGAATAAAATCATATTCAATAAAATTATTAATATTTTGCATATACCAACTAACACAAAGCATCCAAAAAATATATTTTTCAACAATAGCTTGCATTTCTGATTTTGAATATTTATTAGAAAATTGCCTTATTGTAGAGAAATATCCTTGTTTATTATCTACACCATATTCACAATCTACGGTAAATATTTTCTTATGAAAACAACCGTCAAAAAATATAATAGTCCATTCAGTTGCCGAAGTGTATTTGACATATATTACACTTATCTCATCAACTGAACAATTATTTTCTCTTAAAGTTTCCGTAACAAGTTTGTCTTGGATTTCCTGTGGTAAAGAATTGAATGTTTTATCTTCTAAAATAAGATTTGTTTTAAAATAATTAAAATTGCCATTCTTTTCAATGATAGATATACAGTATTCGCTGAATAAAGGTGGAACAAATGAATTGTTTATTTTTGGCAATGCTTCTTTAGCAATTTTATCTAAAAAAGTTGGAGAAACTTCAATAGTTGTTTTGTTTGATAAATTTTTAAAACTAATATCCGTCATAATACAGTACTCTTTTTTTATATTTTTTTATTTATATTATATAGCGTTGTATTTAAAAAATCAATATTATTCTAAGAAATTAAATAGAATGTGTTGACTTTTATAAAAGTTATGCTATAATAATATTTAACAGTAGCGATGCTGTTAATGTTAATGCTTTATTTTTTATAAATCTCTCCGTACGGGATTTTAAACAATATTCGTTTAAAACTTTTTATTAATCTATCCAAAATGGATTTTAAAGAATATCTATTTACACCCTTTTTATTAATCTATCCAAAGTGGATTTTAAAAAATACCTGTTTTTTTATGGATTAAATAAGATATTCTTTAATGTTTGATGGCAGTATTAATAATACAAGCATCACTAAAGAGGAAAGTATTTTTACTTTCCTCTTTTTGTTTAGTTCGTTATTCTACGCTTGCACACGAACTTGTTATAAAACTATAAACAAGGTCTTTAAACAACTCTTTGCTTTGTAACATTGTGTAAAAACTTTGGATTTCATAATTGCATAAGCAAGAAATTTGTAATAAGTTACCCAAAACGCCATCTCTATCTTGTCCTTCTATTGCTCTAACTACTTTATTACGGAAAACTGACAATTCTCTTTGCTTATTATGTTCTTTTGCGTAAGTAGCTGCGTATCTGCCATCCTCTCTTGCTAACTGTATTAATTCTTCTTTATTATCAAGAAAATTATAATTGTTAATACTTTCTACACCAAATAATTCTTCTAATTTCTTTGTGTTTTCTTCGGATATATTTGTTCTTTCGTTGTACGCAATATTTTCCCATCGTGACACCTGTTGACGAGTTACTCCGATTTTGTTAGCAAGTTCTTCTTGACTTAATCCTGCTTTTTCTCTAAGTTCGGTAATTATGTACTGTTTCATTTTCATTTCCATAATGATTTCTCCTTTTTTTGGTTATTACTTAATAGTGTGTTACTATTGTAACATTCAAATGTTGCAATGTCAAGTGTAAAAGACAGATTTTATAAATAATTACTGATACTGTAATACCTTTTTTATGGGAGTCAATATAAAACAATATTCAGAATTGGAAAATTTTCATATTGACTTATAATTTTAGTTTTGCTATACTAAAAATAATTTATATAAAAGGAGTGATAAAAATGGCAGAAGTTACCACAAGAAAGCGTGGTAATAAATGGGAGTACAGATTTGAAGCTGCGAAAATTGAGGGAAAAAGAAATCAGATTACAAAAAGCGGTTTCAAAACGAAAAAAGAAGCTTTAGAAGCGGGAGTTAAAGCCCTTGCAGAATATAATAATACAGGAGTGTCCTTTACTCCGTCTGAAATATCATATAGTGATTATCTTGATTTTTGGATGGAGAAAGATTGTCAAAATAACCTTGTCCTTACTACTGTAACAAACTATGAAAAAAAGATAAGACTTTATATTAAGCCGTATCTCGGAAAATATAAATTAAAATCTATATCAACAATGTTACTTCAAAATTTTATATTTGATATGTTTAACAAGGGTTATTCTTTTAATACACTTGATGCCTTGAAACATATTATAAATAAATCTTTAATTTACGCTATAAAGACAGCAAAGTTTATACAAGTCAATCCTATGGAAGATGTTGAAATGCCGTCTAAAAGAGCAGTTCCAAATAGTCCAACAAAGAGTCACCCAAATGTTTATATTTCTCAAGAATGGATAGCAAAAATATTTAAAAGATTTCCAAAAGAAAGTCCTACTTATATCCCTATGCAGTTAGGGTATAAATGTGGATTACGATTAGGTGAGGCATATGCTTTAACTTGGGAAGATATTGATTTTGAAAATAAAACAATTTCAATCAACAAGCAAGTTCAATGGGATGAACCAAAACATAAGTGGTATTTTTCAAATCCTAAATATAATTCATTTAGAACGATTGGAATAGATGATGACTTATGCAACCTATTATTAGAGGAAAAGGATAAACAACAAAGGGCAGAAGTTTTTTATAAAGAGTTATATAAACATCAATACAGAGATGAAAATAATTTTTTAAATGATACAGGTGAGGGAAAAAGAATTAATCTTGTTACTGTAAGACAGGACGGAAGCTATATCAATCCTCGCACTATGCAAAACACAAGTCGAGTTATCCATTACAATTTGGGCTTTAAAGAGTTCACCTTTCATTCTTTTAGACACACTCACGCTACAATGTTAGCTGAAGCAGACGCACCGATAAAATACACGCAAGAAAGGTTAGGTCATAAAGATATATCCGTTACAATGCAAGTATATCAACACGCTTCAGATAAATTAAATGAAAAGGGCAATAACATTCTTAATGGAATGTTTAAATAAATGTTAAACAGAAATTGAAACAAACAGAAATTGAAATAAAAGGGCAAAATTATAAGGAGTAGAAATTAAATCTACTCCTTATTTTTTTATGTGGTATTACTATTTGTCCACGCCCTTATTCTTTGGTGGACAAATGGTGGACAAACGGTGATTTAAATAGTATATGAGATATATTGTAAATTAGTAATTATTATCGTTTATCCTTAAAAATGGCTATATTTATTTATTTAATCCCTCGTAAACTGCAACTGCACATGCAACTGTAGCGCCTACCATCGGGTTGTTACCCACTCTTAAATCGTTTTTCAGATTTTAATTTATTATAACTTATTCTAATTTATTATGACTTTAAACACACAAAAATAGTCAAATAATCCAATAATGAATAACTTATTATAACTTATTTTAATCTGTAATAATTCAAGCCAACTCAATTTTGGTGGACAAAAAGAGGACAGAAAAGAGAATATGGAAATTGTCCACCAAAAAGACGAGTGGTAATAGTAAGTGTCAGTAAATATCAACTATGTGCTTGTTTATTATACACATATTCAAAGGGGTTTGTCAAGTCACAACCTTCGTAATCTTCAAGAAATTTAGCTAAAGTTTCTTTCCGTATTTTATATGAACCGAGCTTTAAAGCTGGTAGCAAACCTGATTTAATTAATGAATATACATATGTTTGATTGGTATGAATTATCTCTGAAACTTCTTTAACTGTAAAAATCATTTTATCCATAAACTAATACCACAACTTACTTGATTTTTTATTTCATACCTGTTGAGCCAAAGCCACCCTCGCCACGCTCTGTGTCTGAAAGTTCAGTTACTTCGTTAGGCTCGATATGAAGATATGGTGTAATTATAATCTGAGCAATCCTGTCACCATTATAAACAATTCTATCTTCCATAGAGTCATTATATAGTGCTACAATAATTTCACCACGATAGTCACTATCAATAACACCAACACAATTTGCAGGTCTAAGACCATTCTTGATACTTAAACCGCTACGAGCATATACTGCACCAAAATAACCTTTTGGAATTTCCATTGCAATGCCTGTATTAATTTTTACCGTTGCGTGTGACGGAATAAATAAGGAATTAGTTTCTGTATCAATCAAGGCATATAAATCAAGCCCTGCTGCTTCGGTTGAACCATAGGTTGGAGTTGTTGCGTTTGAATTAATTTTCTTTATATTTACTTTCATATGTATTTGTCCTTTCTTAAATGAAGTTATTTACTTTGTATTTTACTTGTATTGTGTTTTTACATTTTGATAGTGTTATTTTATTAATTGAAATAAAATGTAATATAAACCAAATGTAAGCACTTATATGTAGGTTCTGCTTATCTTTAAGTTTATTGAATCACTTGCAATATTATAATATAACAACTTTTTGTTTTCTATATTGGTATCAATGTGATAATGACCGCAAAACCAATTTTTGTAATTAAGTTTATCATCAATCTTTTGAAGATAATCAGTTAAATAATCTGTTTTATATTCAATCTTGTATTTTGGCGGTATCTGTTTCAGTGTGGCAGACGGACAACAATGTGTAATTACATAATCAATATTCCAATTATTCTTTTCGAGATTGCTGATACCTTCGTCCATTTCATCTTGCGTTGGCAATTCGTTTTCCCACCAAGATACACCTTTAACTCTGTTACCTTTATCGTGACTTTTAGCACCACCAAAAGTGAAAATCTTTTTATTGTCAATATTAAAAACTTGTCCACGCATTAAATGATAAATATTATCTTCAATTTGATGTACCTTGCCGCCCCACTTATTTATAACAGGGTAAGCATTTAGTAAATCAAAATTTTCGTGGTTTCCGTCAATAAATAATGTAGTCCAAGATTTATTATTTAGCCAACTTCTCCACCATTTTTCCAATTCACTGTTATTCCATACAAGTCCAAAATCCCCACAAATAATAAGATAATCATTACGAGTGAAACCACTGTCATACGGAAAATGGCGTGAAGATGATTTATGTATATCTATATTTGTGTAAATATCACCTGTTATTAAAATCATATAAGTGTTACTCCTTTTTGTTGCATTTCTTTTTATTGCGTATAATATCGTACCATTTAATTCTAAAAGGTTTAATAACCTTAAAGTGTTTAAAATCATAATATTTTTTGAATAATTTATTTGGGATAATGCTAATAAAAAATAATTTTATTTTCTGATACCATTTAAGTTTAATGTTGAAATCGTCACAAACCTTATAAATACGCCTAACTTCATCAAAACTTAAATAATGTTTCTTTGCTGACGATAGATGTATTTGTTGATTTGAATATTTTGGTCTTGAATGTTTGTGAGAAACCATAACCACCTCTTTCTTTTTTGAAGGTTTTATTGTTTTTAATTTTCTTTATACAACATCGGCTTGCCATTTTCGTCAACGAGGACGGTAAAATTTCCTATATTATAATAGCCTGTTGACATTACATACATAACTTTTGTTTCGTTTTGATACACAATGTTGTAATTATCACTATACATTATTGTGGTAAAACTATATTTCTCATATGTATTCTCCTTATTACTCTGCTTTGTACTCTCGGAACAACCTACAAGTAGCAATAATATAAGAGTAATTATTAAAACCACACTTATTATTTTCTTCATACAATCACCTCAAATTTGTATATGCATTCATTAACACAAGGAATATTTCAAAGAAATATAAAATGTCCAAAAAGACTATTAAGTACCAATTTTTCTTTAAATCAATATATATTTTCTCTCTAATCTGACAGCCAATAAGGTATATTCCAATAATTGTAAATATAACTGCTATAATTATTGTCGCTATAAACGATAAAGTCATTATATATTAGGGCTCCTTACTCATTACTCAAACGCCTCACTAAAAATCCTTCATCAGTATAAGTTTTGTAAAAAATACTGTCTTTTACTTTTTCGTAAGTCTTGTCAAAAATATCACTTCTACACGGGTAAATTTCACCCTCAACGCCTTGTATAATATAACAACCTACTTCACAAAGCATATCACCCTCAAGTGTTTTTATAAATAATTCCGAAGGATTATCATCTGTTTCTTTGTAGTAAAGTATTCCGTTTTCATATGCTTCGATAGCCCAACTCGGAACGCAATATTTATCATTGGCACTTAAATCACCTTCATACTTAAAGGCTTCAATAATAACTGGCTTTTTAATATATTTATAAGAATTAGTTTTCAAATCTATCTTTCTTTTCTTTTCTCTTTGTATTAATATCATACAGGTGGGTTGTATTGGTTTTTGTTTCCCTTTTTTTAAATTCTCATTTTATACTTTAATACCTTCTTGTTTTGAAACTTCTTCAAAATTTTTAATTAGATTTGTTACCGCAATATGTTTTTTTGCCTTTTTATCTAATCTTTTCCAAGCCAAAAACAAACGCTTTTTTGCTACATCTATATAGTTTATATCATCTTTTTTAAATAATGCTACATTTTCGTTTTTTTCAATTCCGATAAAATTGCGTCCTTCCATAAGTGCGGCAACTAAAAAAGAACCACTACCAAATGTATTATCCAAGATTACATCTCCGGGGTTAGAGTATGTGCGAATAAAATACCTTCCTAACTCAATCGGTTTTTGTGTTGGATGTACAACTTCTCCTTCGCTTTCAGCCGTTTTTACATAAATAATATCTGTAGGATAGCGTTCACCTTCACTTGAAACATGAACAGGCTGAAAATCACCATAACTGCCACTCAATTGATTTTTTCTGATGCCTTTATCATATGGTTCTCCTTGTGTCATTTGAGGATGATATGTAGGTTGTTTTTTATAAAAAATACATACATCTTCATGTTTCCTTAAAGGCTGTTTTTTAGCATTTAAAAAGTTTGTTGACTTAGATTTTTCCCATATCCACTTGTATTTATAATATTTTGGTTGACTAAGAATCAGCTTAGCCGTAAAAAGGCCTTGAGAAGTAAGTACAATAGCACCGTTTGGCTTAATAATACGCAAATATTGTTCCCATAACATATCAAGTGGTATATAACTGTCCCAACGATTTTGTGTCATAGCATAAGGCAAATCGCATAAAATCATATCTATTGATTCATCAGGAATTTGCTTCATTGCAATAAGACAATCTTCTTCAAAAAGGCTGTTTACCATTGGATAAACAGGAGAATTTTTATCAATCATAATTTTCACTTTCTTATTTTTCAATCATTTTTTATAATTAATTTATCCACTTTACAACTGTATCTCCTTTATATCCCTTTTCCCATACATACCAAGCGTAAGCTACTGCACTACCGCCACCATCTCTCATTCGTTGAAAGTCAGCGTTCTTGGCACACAACAATCTTGAACTTGAAACATAAATAGTTTTAGGCGGATTGTCCAAGAAGAATGATTTTCTTTTCTTACTTTCTAAGAACTACAATTTTAAGAACATTGCCACTTTATGTCCGTTAGATATAACACTTAATGCTTTCTGACAAAATTCAAGTGCGTACTTAAATGGAGGATTGGTAATAATATCACCATCATATGTATTTTCTTTTGAATTAAGAAAGTCAATTGACTGTTCTTCTCCAAAACCTCTGTAAACAATATCAGTTGATTTTACATTATAACCATTATCTTCAAGAACTTTAGAAATTTCTCCACTTCCACAAGCACATTCCCAAATATTAGGGGAAAACTTTTCAACTTCAAGTAATAATTCTGTCGCTCTTGGTTCGGTAGCGTAATAATCATTTTCTTCTCTTACTTTATCAGTGTGGTTGCTTGCGCCTAATGTTGTATAAACGCTCTTGTAATTGCCTGTCCAATCTTTTGCTATATTATCAACCCCTTTAACTTCGTTGTGTTATCACTCCTTGCGTTTAGATTTTCTGCCACAACTATTCTTTTCTGGACAATAACCAAAAACCTCACATTTTGGCATAAATAATAAATTAGTCAATGTTTTCCACTCATCAGAATATTTGGATAATTCCTTTTTGTAATCTGCAAATAAATTCCTGTATTCCCAATACGCTCTATTACACTCTCTTTGTCTTGACATATCAACAATATTTCTTAAATTTCTCTTATCAACAATAGTTGTTTTCATACCTAAAGGAAGTAGCATAGCGTAATCTTCTTTTGGAACACCACAAACCTTAAGTTTTGTGATAGCTTCTTTTATTGTCATCATTGCATTATGATAATATTCTAAAGCTTCATTTGATTTAATACTTGGTGGTATTACATAATCAAAATTAGTACCATCAACATATCTTGTACTCTCTTGTAGCCTTGTAGGACTACCACCAATATGTGTGTACCACTCACGAATAACTCTTGCTGAATAACCCGTGATAACAGTTTCAATATTTACAAACTCAAAAGCTCTGCCGTGGTTTGATTTAATACAATCAAGACCTCGTTTATAATTTTTTTCGGGGTTTGACACATCACCGCCCCAACAATAACCGGCTCTTTCACCAATCAATGTAATTGGATTTTTAGTTGTTTCTGGTAAAATAATTACTTTGCCCATTCAATTCTCCTTACTTTGATATTCACTTTTAAGTGCGTTATTCAATAAGTCCTCGCAAAATTCTTTAGCAATATCAAGAAGTTCATCTTTACTTCCATTGTTATTAATTACAATATCATAGTCATAATCAAATACTTCTCTATCAGACTTATTGGATGTAATATGTTTTACATTATCACGCTTAATAAGAATTGTTTTAGCATTAAACGCTTGTTTTGCTCTTTCGATTTCTTTCGGCTCTCTGATATGTATAAATAGCACATATTTGTAGCCTTCTCTGAATGATTTAACTTGTGCAGCAATATAATTAAATGAAAAATCATTATACTCACTACATAGGTCTTTGAGGTCGGATAGGAATTTTCTATCTTTTTCGGTTTTAAATTTAGCGTTCCAACCTACAAATTCTGCAATTTTTTTAATTTGGTCTACTGATGAAATTGTTTTTATAGGTATTTCTGCACCGTCAAACTTGTCCGTAAACAAATACATCATTCTACAAAATGTATTTTTACCTACTCCACCAGAGCCATTAATAATAAAAATTTGTTTGTTCATTTTATCTCCTTTTATTTTGATATATGATAAATCATTATTCGGCTGTAATTCTGTATAGTTTTGTTTCGTCAACCATTTGTTTTATCCTCTAACCACCTGTTATCAATAAGATAGAAAACTACAACTATCCCACATATGAATGTTATCCAAATAATCCAAAAGCCTACTATTTGCCACCCTGACTCAAGACTTTCAATTGTATCTTCAATGCTCTTATCATAGTTAAAACTAACATTTGAGATTGTATTATTCCCAAGTACAGCATATAGTGTTCCCTTACATTCGGCAGGAGCAGCATAATACACATATCTTATATCTCCCGATGAATGCCACCAATCACCATCTGCATATATTGTTTTTATTTCTCTTTCACTTGGTAAATGAATTTTGCCATAATGGAACTCAACGCCAATAAAATCAATCTTTGTAGAACTTTTTGATTCTTGACTAACATAATCCCAAGTATAGTATTCTTCTGTTTCCGTATATGTTTCGGTTTCGCCTTTTGAGTTAGTTCTCGTTTTTGTTACCGTTCTTGTGTGTCTTGTATATTTCTCTTTGACTTTCTTTATGTAGGAAAAGTCTCCCTCGATTTCATCATAAGAAACTGTATCAACAGCTTTAAGCTCACCATATACGAAAGCATCACCTATGTTTGTTCTCATACCGTGTTGAAATACATCTTTGTTATTGTCTATCTGCAATGCTGTGTTGTATTCCTGATAATCATTCATTAAAGAATTACTTATTCCGGATGAAATTATAAAACCAAATACAAGCATTACAGCAATAATGACAACACTAAAGAGGATTTCACGCTTGGTTACTAACCTCTTATCCATAGGTTAATCTCCGAAAAGATTTGTTGGTGTATCTTCCGATATGTCATAATTTAAGTATGAATATTCAATCACCTCATAGCCGAGCATATCAAGAATATTACTGTTCGGAAATTGCCTTACATATTGATTATAAGATTTAACAAATTTATTAAAATTACTTCGATAATTTGCAATCAAATTTTCTGTGGTTGTAAGTTCAGACATCAATTCTTTGTAGTTTTCATTGCTCTTTAATTCTGGATAAGCCTCTGCGACTGCGTTAATCATAGTCTGAATCTCGTTTACAGAATTATCAGACGATGTGCCTCTTGCTTCGACAACAGCCATTAGGGTTTCATATTCGTGTTTATCATACTGTTTAACACAATCAACAAGGTTAGGTATAAGGTCTGTTCTGCGCTTTTCCTGTACTTTAATGTCAGACTGTGCCGTACTGATTTGCTCCTCATAAGAAATCGCCTTGTTTTTAACGCCATTGAAGCCGAATACAAACATCATTGAAACGGCAACAATAATAGCAAGAATAATTGCTATTAATTTAAAACTAAACTTATTTTTCATTATCTTAACTCTCCTTGTTTTCCTTAATATTTTCCAATATATGAGCAATAACATCAACAGTCCAACCATTACCTATTGCCGTATATCTTCTGCTGTCTGCCACACAATCCGTATAATAATCTGGTAAAGTCTGCAATCTTTCATATTCAAGTGGCATTAATTTTCTTACTCTGCTATCTTGATATATTTTCTTCACTAAATTACCGCCGCTACCATCACAAAGTAATGTATTACATTTATGATTTAACCCATATACTTCCTTTGCTTGTCTATGTACATTTAAATGAATAGTAGCCTTTACTTTTATATCACCTTCGTGGACTGTTATTGGGTATTTTGTATACCAATATTTGTCTGGCACCTCACTTGCCGGAACAACAATATCTTTCAGTACAATTCCTCTATCTTCTGGCTGTTCTATGTTCGGTATATTCGTCCAGTACAACCGCTTTCGTTCTGCTGCACATACAAGAGCTGAGTTAATCATTATTGGTTCTACGCCTAATTCTTCTGATATTACATCTGCCCACTTCTTTTCCATACTTGCAACATTTTCAAGCAGAAAATATTTAGGCTTTACTTCTTTTAGAGCCTTGACATAGTAATAGAATAGACCACTTTTCTCTCCGTCAAGTCCTTTTACCTCTCCACGGTCATATTTGTAATTTGATAAATCTTGGCAAGGACTTCCACCAATCAACAAATCAAAGCCTTCGTATTGGCTAAAATCTGCTGTTCGTACATCTCCACATTGTTCAATCTGCGGATAGTTCTTTTGACTTATCTTGATTGCATTTTTCTCAATTTCATATGCCACATATCTCTCTACTGGAATACCATCTCTTTTTAAAGCTATCATTCCACAACTAATTCCGTCAAACAGGCTTAGAACTTTTAGTTTTTTATTAATTATTTATCATTCTCCTTTGTTACATTTCATTGTATTATTTTTTTATCTAAACATTATGTACGAACCAATAAAAATAATTATTAAAAATAACGCTGTATAAAATAACCACATAGACCAGTCAATCTTTTTTGTCCTTTTGTTATTTATTTTGTTTTTGCATTTTTGTACTTTCCCTACAAGTTCAGCGAACGCTCTATCTCGCTGAATAGACGACAAATAAATTTCATAGTTGTCTATCATATGTTGCATAAATACATCTACATCAGGAAGGGTTGCCTGTAGCTCTTTCTTTTGTGCCAACAAAGCGAATAGTAAACTAATCAATAAAAATATTGTAATTATTGAAAACGAAAATAATAAAAACTCAAGGGGTATTTTGCCACGATACTCAATAATAGTAGGTGCTGTTATAAACAAAGCAATTATTGTAAACAAAGATATTATCTGTAAACTCGTTGATTGTCGAATTAAAAAATTTTCTCGTTTAGTCTCGCTTTCTAATTTTAATATTGCAAAATCTTTTATATAAGAATATAGTTCATTATCGCTATCAATTCTATTCTCTGCTTTTAAGTTGTCTTTTATTTCACCACTCCCATTTTTAAACCCATTACTCATTAGCCATCTCCTGAAATTTAACTAAGTTATACACACCTACAACATCGCTTAATACATCAAGACCGTCCATAACCATATCAACGGCATTATTAGAAAGATTTTCACTATTGGTTACACAAACGGCAATAGCTTCTTTACCGTCTTTATTTCTCACTCGAATAATATCACCTTTGTTAAGGCTAATACCACTTGGAACTTTATATGTATATCTTTTCTGCGTAATACTATTAATAAAATTAACCTGTACTATATTCATAAGTTGTTCTCCTTTTGTTTCCCTGTTGAATCTTTCTTCACGCTCTTTTCCTTTATCATAATCTCTTATTTCAAATGCTTTTAATATTTCCCTTGTATCGCCATCAATTCTATTATCAATAATTAATAAATGACAACGAATACACCTTTTGCTTGCCGACGGAAGAATAATACTAATACGACTACCATTACTAAATATGATTTCATTTTGTGTTTGAATATTATCAAATTTAACTGAAGGTCTGTTGATAACAAAAACATCGGGAATATTTTTCGTCTTTCTTCTTTCACTAATATTTTGGTTTAAAAAATCAAAATATCTTATAATATCTGTCTTTTCAAGAACTCCAATAGTCACACTATAATTAGGTTTTGCTAAACATATATCTATTGCATATTCTAAACTTACATCTGTTAAATAAAGCATTAATTATTCTCCTTTATTTTAAATTGTATTTTATTTAATGTTTAAACTTTACTCAAATCAAGTCCTAATATTTCCGCCTGTTCTTCAAGTGTATAATCCTCAAAACACTCTTTAAGCCTTGCTCTTACGCAATCCTCACACAATTCTTCCCCGTCAAAATTGTATAGTTCACTTTCTTGTTCACAGCAGTCGCAATAATATCGTGTAACATTTTTGTAAGGACATAGGTCGCCAATACAGCCTATTTCTTTAGGACAATCTACACATTCATTTTCTGTTTTTATCAAATTGTTTCCCTTTTCTTCATTCCTTTTCTTGAGTTCATTTATTTCAAGTTCTTTTTCTCTCATTGTCTGTTCCTTTATTTCTTCTTTGTAACATACTTTCCCACAAGACGGGCAAAGTGATATAAAAACTGTAGTTGTAGAATTAATTGGGCAAACCCAATCACAATCATCTATAGTTGTTTCAAAAATACATTTACAAGCATTACACTTAAAGAATTTTAGATTCACAGTATCTTGTGCCATACTTTTCTTGATTATTCTTTTTATAGTTACCGCCCCAATCTAAAGTTTATAATGCTATTCGCCAATTCTTTCTTTCGCTATATTAAAATAGTTTTCATCAATTTCTATACCAATAAAATTTCTATTAAGATTTTTACAAGCTACACCTGTTGTTCCTGAACCCATACAATTATCAAGAACTGTATCATTTTCATTCGTGTATGTTCTAATTAAATATTCACATAATGCTACAGGCTTCTGCGTTGGGTGAAGTTTGTTGCACTGATTGCCATTACTAAATATTTGTACATCTAACGGAAATCTATCTGTGCTGTCATAAAATGTATTTCTTATTTCTCTTCCGTAACAGCTATTACCGTCTGATTCCTTTATGTAATTTGTTTTAGCAACCTTTCTTGTATGTCCATGAGTCATTTGTGGATTATACAATGGTGGTTTTTTATAAAAAATTTCAATATTTTCGTGTGCTCTCATTGGCATCTTCTTAGCGTTTAAATGTCCTTTTGGATGGGTTTTCTGCCATATCCATTCATATTTATACATTTTAGGATTGCTCATTACTAATGAACTTGTAAATGGTTGACTGCTAAACAACGCTATACACCCATTATCCTTTATGATTCTTTTATATTCTTTCCACAATGGTTCAAATGGAATGATAATATCCCATTTGTTTTGTGTTGTTCTATAAGGTAAATCACATAAAATCATATCTATTGACTTATCGGGAATTTGTTTCATAGCCTCAATACAGTCTCTGTTTATTAATTGGATTTTGCTAATTATATCACCTCATTATATTTAGTTTGGTTTTCCTTGGAAGAATTGTTTATAATAATTTTCATTAGTTCAACAGGCTTTTCGGTATCGTGTAAATTCCTGTTATTATTGTCTTTGCTTTTTCTTTAATAATTCGTAATTAAAACCTCAACACTGCTATTTGCCGATTTATCTTTTGTTTGATAATTACAATTTTTATAATCCATATTTAAATAATGAACATTATATTTTTTAGACCATTCTTTTAAAATATCATTGCTTTTACCTTTATGTTCTAAAACATTTGATAAAGCAAATTTAGCCTGTTTATAATCAAGAATGTCTAATAAATTTAGCAGCTCTCTTTCATAACTTTCAGACCATTTACAAAAATAATCTCTCTCATATGCTCCTACTGCAATCAAATAAGGCGGGTCACAATAATAAAATGTACTTTTAAAGTCCTGATTATCAAATGATAAATTATGAAAGTCCTCACTATAAAATTTGATATTCCTTTTACCGATTTCATCTATGTATTTATTTAATCTTGTTTCCAAGGATTTAGAGAAATATGAAGAGTTAGAGGAATATAACCTATTTACACCAGAGGACATATTATATTCGCCTTTGCTATTAAAAGCTATCTGATAATTAAATGCGTGTACGAGTAAACAATACAAGGCAACAGCATTTTCTCTGTTTAAATTATCTTTCAACGAGTTGTTATACACAGAGCGGAGTTCTAAGAAACCGTCCTTGTTCCATTTATCAAGTTTATATTTATTAATAATTCCTTTAACCTCATTAACGAAATCGTTATCTAAATTTTTAAAAATATTTACTAACGGCTTACATTTGTCATTGTAAACTATTGAATTAGCCTTTACATTTAATGATACTTCTCCCCCCCCTCCGAATAAATCCACAAAATTATCAATTCTATCAGGGAATAATGGTAATAATTGAGGTAACAATTTATATTTTGCACCCGTATAATTAAAGGGATTTTTTAAAAAATCTATACTTTTCACTCCTCTTTAAATAAAATCACTTTATTTTCTTTTAAACTTTTCTGAATATCTATAACTCTTTGGTTTGATGAACCACACCAAGCAAGTGTGATGTCTCGCTTGGTGCAGTCATATTTTCCATCAACAAGAATATCTATATAAGGCAATATGTTCCTTACCACAAATGGCATTTTTAATATATTCTCATATAAACAACCTGTGTATAACCAAATAGTTTTAGTTGGATATTTAGCTTTAACCGTTTTTGCTATATTGGCTATCTGCTGTTGGTTTTGTTTTTCCAATGGGTGTCCACCTGATAATGTTAAGCCGGCAACATAATTGGGAATTAGTGAATTTAACAACTCATTCATCGTATCATTTGTAAATGGCTGACCTGCATTAAAATCCCAAGTCGATTGATTATGACATTCCTTACAACGCATAGTGCAACCACTTACCCATAATACCGTTCTAACACCAACCCCATTGGCTATATCATTTTTTGTTATTTTGATATAATTCATTATTCGTTATTCGTTTCCACCTAAGTGGATATATCTTTCTTTGATTTCTTGTGTTCTTCCTTGATTCCAGAAGTTTGTTCCTATATAACCACAAGTTCTCCTTGCAATATTCAACTTGTTTTCATCTGTGTTACCACAATTTGGGCATTTCCAAATTAATTTACCGTCATTATTTTTAACAATATTAATTTCTCCGTCATATCCACATTCTTGACAATAATCAGACTTTGTGTTTAATTCGGCATACATAATATTGTCATAAATAAATTTAAAAACTGATAAAACAGCTTCAATATTATTTTGTAAATTAGAAGTTTCTATATAACTAATTGCACCGCCTAAACTTAATTTTTGAAACTGCGATTCAAATTTAAGTTTATCGAAAGCATTAACATTTTCCCTAACATTAATATGATAACTATTTGTTATATAGTTTTTATCAGTAACACCTTCTATAATTCCAAATCTTTTCTGTAAACACTTTGCAAATTTATATGTTGTATTTTCTATAGGTGAACCATATAAAGAAAACCCTAAGTTTAACTGACTATTCCACTCATCACACTTCTTGTTCATATATTTCATAATTTCAAGTGCGAACGGTGTTGCTTCAGTATCAGTATGAGATTTACCTGTCATATACTTGACACATTCATATAACCCTGCATAACCAAGCGAAATTGAAGAATATCCACCAACAAGCAACTTATCAATGGTTTCCCCCTTTTTAAGTCTTGCTAATGCTCCATATTGCCACACTATAGGTGCTACATCTGAAAGTGTACCTTTTAATCTTTCATATCTACAAAGTAATGCTTTATGACAAAGTTCCAATCTTTCATCAAAAATTTTCCAGAACTTATCTTTATCTTTGCCCGATGATAAAGCTACATCGACAAGATTAATTGTTACAACACCTTTATTAAATCGACCATAGAATTTATAGTTTCCGTTTTCGTCTTTATATGGTGAGAGGAAGCTGCGACATCCCATCGAAGGGAAACAATTTCCCTCTTTTAATTCTTTCATCACCTTTTCAGAAATATAATCTGGAACAAGTCTTTTTGCTGAACATTTAGCTGCTAACTTAGTCAAATACCAATACTTACTATTTTCAGTAATGTTATCTTCTTCAAGTACATAAATCAGCTTTGGAAAAGCAGGTGTAATCCATACGCCTTTCTCATTCTTTACGCCTTGATACCTCTGTTTAAGAACTTCCTCGATAATCATTGCAAGGTCATTCTTTTCTTGTTCATTCCTTGCTTCATTGAGATACATAAAAACAGTAATAAACGGTGCTTGACCGTTAGTTGTCATCAATGTTTCAACTTGGTACTGTATCGTCTGAACACCTTTTGTAATTTCCTTTTTTAGTCTTTTCTCGGTAACTCTGTTAATGTAGCGATAATATTTATCAGAATTAATACATATCTGGATTTCCCCTTTCTCAACACCCTCATTAATCTCATCAATAATTTCATTTTTAATTTTCTGCCTTGACACATCTACAAATGGTACTAAATGAGAAAGGGTGATTGACTGACCCGTATTTTAATTATATTTTCGTGTATAATTAAATCTGACTATTTCTTATTTGGTTTGCGTACCAAATCAACATATTTCGGAGATGTTTCGCAACATTCCTACATTATAGTCGATACAATTAATAAACATAAAGTTTAATAAATAAATTGAAATGTGTGTTCTGTTTTTGTTTCGCCACTAACATATCTTTGTATTTGAGTTTCGGATAGATTTAAAAATCTCGCAGCGGCTCTGATAGTTTTAAATTCATATTTTCCATCTATTATGAGTTTTTTAAACCGCCCATTCCTCGAATAACTTTTATGTGGGGGTTTACCATTTTTATAAGCATTTTCATTGTTTTCAGATTGCGATACCCATTCAAGATTAATTGCCTCATTATTTCTTTTATTCCCATCCTTGTGGTCGACAGTGTTTTTTTCTTCTGAATACCCTTCTACAAAGCTGTGGGCAACCAATCTTGCAACACTTAAATTCTTTTTCTTACCATCTTTATTTACCAAACAGACATATCCGTAACCACTTATTTGATTGTAAGCGATTTTCCTTAAGTAAAAAGACTTATAACTTTTTACATACTTTTTTATTCTGCCTTTGTTTGATATAAAATAATCTGAATATCCCATTATCTCTTGCCATAATTCCCCCTCAAGAGATTCTGTAAAATACTCTCTTGAAGAATTTTCTTTTAGCAATTCTTTTCTCTCATTTGAACGAATTTTTAATCTTTTATTATATTCGTTATAGTGATGTAAAAGCTCTTTATCGTTTTTTATAAAAGTTTTTAACAAGGAATCTCTTGTTTTTTGTATTCTTAGAGCAATATCAGTTATAGTGTAATCGCTGTCTAACATATCAATTATAATTTTTCTGTTCTTATTAAGAAATTTTTTATTTGATGGATTCAAATGTCTTTTGTCTGCTTTTACAAGTTCCCACTCGTTAATTTTTTGGGTAAGACTTTTTCTGTTAATTTTCAACAAGTCTGATATATATAATTTAGAACGACCTTCTTTTTCGTACAACTGAGTAATAGTTTCTTTTAATATTTCAATTTTTTCTATTTGAGTCATTTTCAAACTCCTTTATATTCATTAATCACGAGATAGGCATTTTCAACCGTGCCTCGTTAGCTATATATAATATAACCCTAAACTCTGTTAGTTAATGTTGTTTTGATATGGCAGTTAAACCATATTGGTTGGAACTCACTTGCGAGATTATCTGAGTTGCAATAGTACAAGCTGTTGAAAAGCTGTGTGGTTTTTCAATCATAGTTCCGCTAATTACAGTTCCATTCTGTAACATATCATCAAGATTACATAAACAGCAATTATATGTATGTTGAGCATAATAATCTTTGTCGTGGAAGTGAATAATACCCTCTTTATCTGCTTCTACAATATCTTGCGGTAACAAAATTCTATCAGTCAAATCCTTGCTAACTTCGCCAGCCATATAATCTCGTTGCGTAGGAATAATAGTAGGATTTTTATTTGAATTTTCCTGTTTAATTTCTTCATTATTTAAGTCGAGCAATGATAAAATTGCATCGTCCGTTGAATTGCCTTTTCTAACCAAGCCTCTTTTATAACGATATATGACATATCTTTTAGCGAGTTTAAAACAACCAAGATTATCAATAAATTCCTCGTTTAAATCTTGGATTTCCTCAACAGAATATGCCCTTTGGCTGTGATTGATTTTTCTTTCTATTTCATTTGCAATATTAAGTATTTCAGATTTACTTAAAATCTTTTCATTATTAGTTTTACTTTCGTCATTCGCCTTGCTAATAGCTTTAATAATTTTATTCTTATCAAAATCAACTTCTCTGCCATCTCGTTTAATTACTTTCAATAAATCACCTCAACTTATATTAATATTTTCTATCGCTGCTCTTGCTTCAAGTATAGTCTTATAATCATTCATTGCTTTAATCTGTAAATCATATGTGCTGCGTGGACAAGTCGGAACGAAAGATAGTTCTCCCTTATCCCAATTATCAAGCATTTTCTTCAATCCCTTATAACGGATTACTAACTGCTGATATTCTGCAATAAATCTTTCCTTGTAGTCCTCACTCACCATACCGTTAATTGTTTCTGCTAAAATCATAATAATTATTCCTCACTTTCTAAGAATATCGCCATATGTAAGATGACTAAAGTCAAGCAGGTTATGACAATTGTTACAAGGTGTGCTTACTGGACTTCTATCCTTAAGTGTGATTTTATTTACAGATTTGCAGAAAGGACATTTGGTAAGAATCTGGACACCACATATATTCATAAAATTCCTTACAAAAGGATTAACAACATTATAAGCTATATATGTACGAACAATATTGTCCTCATTTATGTATGCACTTTTAGTGTTCTCGCATACATTGTCATATTTATGTATAATTGGTGCTGTTGTCATAGATGCTTCATCGTTGTCAACTTTGTTTGCCTTTATTCCATCAATCAAACCTTTGACATAATCATAACCTTCAACTTTGTGTGGATTATCTTCTGCATTTTGTACGAATAAAACATCAATTTTATGTGCGTTTGCGTACTCAATTTCCTTGATAACACCTGTCGAATCGTACCATTTTTCGCCTGTCACCCATATTTCATCACATTCGGCAAGCTGATATAGGCAAAGTTCAAGCCCATCTTCATAAGACATATCGTTATACAGAAAACCAAACATATGCAATGGTGAAATAAACATATAATTCGGATGTCTTTTTTGCTGTGTTCTAATGATTCCTTCAACTTCTTTGAGATTGTTTTTGTCGCCGCCATATTTGTGGCTCACATAAACTGTCTTTTCAAATTGTTTCATTCAATTCCTCCTAACTTATTATTTACCAGTGTTACTATTCACAAACATATACATTACCACCTCTATAAATCATTGTCTCCTTTAATAACTGCTAAAATAAACATTGTCAACATTTGTATAAGGACTGCCAAATGAATGATAATAGTCCGTTCTAAAGGCTCTTACATTTACATCCCTGTCTCCATTAATTATTCTTGTAGCAACTGAATAAGATAAACTACTTGGAGTATCTGTATATAGAATATTAGCTACATTGAATATATCATAATTAAAAGCAACGGTTTCCAAACTACCATATTCATTTGCTAAATTCATTGCGGTACTACCAACAAGCCACTGACAATATTCAGAACAGCTACCTGACTCAAAATAAATTATCCTTGCAAGCAAATCAATATTTGTATCAGAATTATTATCCGTCACAATATTTTCACTTTCCTCTGTCGGCTCTGTTTCTGCTTCAATATATTTTTCAATTTCAGAACAACTTTCAATTTCTTCTTTGCTCTCTGCAACTACAATAGTTTCAGTAGGCTTAGTTTCAACTTTGCTTATAGTAGTTTCGGTTGTGGAAACTGTAGTTTTTTCTATAGTTGTTTCTTCGACTGATTTTCTTTGAACAGTATCATATGTACTAACAAAATTTATCTTATTAGCTTTCGGTGGAGTTTTAACTGAATTAATATATCTTCCACACCCACTTAAAACAATCAATAAAGATAATATTGCAACTGTTAATTTATACCCGATAAAACCACCCTTTCTTATTAAACATATTCAATTTGTCCTACTTATGTTTCTTTGTTTCCCATTTTTTAAAGCTATCAACAAAGCTATCATCAAAGAAGCCTCTAATAATCAGTTTTTGTGGCTTATTATTATCTATGAGAGATAGACCAAGTAAACTTTTACCTGAAAGCACATTATTACCTTGTGCAATTTCTACTATGCCTGATTTTAATTTTTCAGCTTTGTATAAAAATTCCTGATAATCACTATTTGGTAAATTTATATTTAGCATAATTGTACGATGTCTCATTTACTCACTCCATAACCGAGCCAACTGCCCACTTTTTAATATTTGAATAAATATCTTTTTCGCAAATACAAGTAATAGTATTCCAATCTACCTTGTGCGCAGGATTGTTTTTTGCTCGATTTACCGAATTAACCAAAAGCAAATTAGCTAAAAAACTCTTGCCGCTAATAGTCCAATCTTTGCCATTTTCATCTTTTCCTATTAAAGTTACTTCTTCATCAATTCCATTTACTACATCAGTAAATTCTGAAACATCTTTTGTAGTTATTAGTTCAATCTTCTGTACCACTTAATCATTCCTTTCTATATTTTTATTATTTATAATTATCTCAAATCATAAGCAACACCACCTTTCATACACTGATTGCTACTTACATAATATTTTCGCTTTTTACAATACAATGTTGTAAAAAAATATCAGCTAACTATAAACACACTGAATTTTTCTGCGTATCTATTGATTGCTGTAATTTCAAAATTGTAAAAAGTGAATTTAATTATATAATGTAAGTATATTATATATGATAACATATTAAATTTAATAAGTCAATAAAGATTTTGATATTTTTATATTTTATTTTTTAATCCTCATTCATAAGGCTTAACCAAGTCTGACGACTAATAGTGTGATTGGTTTTAATTGCTCTTTTATAAGCAGACGGTTCAGCTAATAATAAACATTTTTTCTTTGCTCGTGTTAATGCCGTATATAACAAACAGTTATCCAATAATATATAATCAGTGTTGTCTATGATAGCAATAACACAATTGTAGCCACTACCTTGCGATAAATGGACTGTAAGAGCATAAGCCAACTGTATTTGTTCCAATTCTTTATAATCATATTCAACTGTTCTTTTTTCTTTCTCATTAGTAATATTTTTATATTCACACTTGATAACACTATCGTTTATATTGCCACTATCGGCAAAAATAATATCAACCAATGTTCCAATCTCTCCGTTGAACACTTCTTTTTCATAATTGTTTACTCTTTGAATTATTTTTGCACCAACTTTATAAACCTGATTGATATATTTTATTTCTTTAGAAGAATTAGGAATTAAATTTTCTTGAATAATATTATTAATTTCTGTTACAGAATTTATACACTTATCTTTTCTTGGTGTTATAATAACAACATTATCCAATCCATTAGTTTTAACAGCATTTAAATATGATTTAATAGCCATTCGTCTTAAACCCTCCCGGCTTTCACCAAAACGATAAACCATATCTTTATTTTTACCCGATTCTACTCTTATTTCTTTAATAGGGATTGGGTCAATGCCGTCTCTTATTTTATTGGCGTCAACTAAAATACCTGAATCTTCTGCTTGTCTATGCACCTTTGTAAGTTTATAAACAGAATATATAGGATTTTTTAAATTAAGTAAATCATTAAATATGTTACCATATCCGATAGGTGGCAACTGTCTATTGTCACCGCATATAATAACTCTTGTTCCCTCTTTTACTGCTGACATTAAAGATAATGCTATTTTCGTATTTACCATTGAAAACTCGTCAACTAACAACACATCACAAGGCAAAGGATTTAGTTTATTGTATGAAAACTCATCACCTTGGCATTGTAGTAATCTGTGAATAGTAGACGCCGGGAACCCTGTAGCTTCAGTAATTCTTTGAGCTGCTTTTGCCGACAATGCACAGCAAGATACCTTTAATGAATTTTCACTAAGTACACTAAGCAATGCCTTTGTAATACTTGTTTTACCACTGCCGGCTTTACCTGTGATAAGGACAACAGGTTGATTAATAGCCCGATTGATAACTTCAATTTGTTCATCATTAAAATTAAAGCCTTGTTCCTTTTCAACTCTTTTAATTATTTCATCATAGTTTTCAATCTTCTTTGGTTTAAACCCACTAAGATATTCAATTAATCCTAACACTGCTGTTTCGTTGTCATAATATTCTTTTAAGCCAACTTTATTTTCACTAAAATGTAGAAATAGATTAGTCCGTTTTTGAGAATTAATAAAATCATCATACAAACTCATACATTCAGGAATGTTATTCGACATCTCATTTTTAAAAGTATCAAGTCTTACATATGTATGCCCTTCATTTTCTCCAAGTGATGTAAAATAATATTTTGTAAAAGCTATAATTCTTTCAATCGACTGTTTCAATTCTGGCTTTAGTTTTAGAGCTAAATCATCTACTCGTTTAAAACCAAGACCTTTAATTTTAGTCATCATATATGGATTTTTAAGAAGTTTTTGTTTTAACAATTGTGGTTGTTCTTCACTCATAACTAATTTTTTCACCATATTATAAGTAACACCCAAAGGTGATAACATAGTTAAAATATCAGAAATATTATAATTTTCAATAATTTTAGCTTTGCAATTTTCCCACTTTGCCTCTCCAATGCCTTTAACCTTTGAAATATCAATTTCATTATTAGAAATTACTCTTTCAACAATATCAGGATAAACACTAAGTAAATTATTTACTTGATTTTCAGTTAAGATAGAAAGTAAATAATTACGCTGATTACCTTCGGTAAATTCCATATTTTCTTTTACTGTAATCGGCTGATATTGCCAAGATTTATATTTATTATTATAAATTAATTCAGCTTCGACTTCATAAGTATTACCAATAATAAGTTGTTGCATAGAACCGCTTAAAATAGACATATATATATTACAGTTACTACCGTCAGCTAAAACAAGAGGTTTTAAACTATCATATTCAGGTATTTCATTTTGAGTTGTGAATACATAAACACCAAAGCAACTATCATCATTGTAATAACGCTGCTGTTGTATTTTAGCTTGGAAAATTACTGTTGTGGGCTTGTTTTTTTGCTTACTTTTAATTGCCATTAATGATATTACCTCCGTTCTTCTTTAAGTACAACCACCTATCATATGATTTAACCGCTTGAACTTCACAACAATCATTTGACCGTTTACAACAAAGTACAGCAATCTTTTCACCCCTCTTAATGAAGTCTGTATATTTTTTAAATACCGAACTCCATATTGTTAGTTCAATAATACCGTTAGTGGAATACAAATTTACATAAGCATACTGATTTTTATACCTATCCTTTTTCTTTTGCACTTTAGATATAACACCAATTAGGGTACAAAGACAATCATTCTCAATTTGAGCATAATCTGTATTACAAAATTGAACACCCTCTTTGAACGGATTGTCCGTAAGAAAGACTGATAACATTTCAAATTCCCAAAAGTCTTTATCCTTATTATATTTCTCCATATAAGTATCAAAGGCTTTTTGCTCTTTCTTTTCTTGTTCTATTTCAAACATTACTTTTTTACGGATATTATATTTTGACAATCGTTCCTCTTTGGTTTTAATTAAATTTGTATCTATCCCCATCTCACTCAAGACTGATAATTTGGGTAAAGTTATAACAGGCGTGTATTCTTTATGAGGAATTAAAGATTTAAAATATCTTTTCAACATTTTTTCTTTGTCATTACAAGGAAAAGCACCTGATTTAATTAATGCGATTATTTGACTTTTGTTAGTTGAAACTCTTTCGCTAAAATTATTTAAATTTGTAAATTTACCACCGGAACTGCGTTCTTCTACAATCTCATTAGCAAATTTATCACCTATACCATTAATGGCTGATAAACCAAAAATTATCGCATTATCATTAACAGAAAAATTCACTTCGGATTTATTAATATGTGGTGGTAGGATACTTACGCCAAAACTTTTTGCATCAAGAATATATTTATTAATAGCACCATAATCACCTTTGTTTTTATTTAGCAAAGCAGTAAAAAACTCAAGTGGATAATGTGCTTTGAGATATGCTGTTTTAAATGTCAACATAGAATATGATACTGAATGTGATTTATTAAACAGGTAGCCACCTTTTGTTGAAAGGTCATCACTAATTTTTTTAGCAATTTCCTCACTATATCCGTTATCAATTATTTCTTGATACAATTTTGCAGATTCTTGCTTAACTAATTCTACACTCTTTTTCACTTGTGTTATCTCATAGGCTTTTTATCCTATGATTCTTATATTTGATTTCATATAAGGTCGGCATATATTTTCATCTACAACTAAACTTGTTTAGATGTCGGACACTCGTGGGCAAATTATATTTATTCATTGCCTATGCTCTACACTACTTTGCAGCCTTTCGCTATCTGCAAAGTTAGCTCGGTATTAACATTTGGATATAAAAATATTGATTATATTATTCCTTTATCTTTTAAATACTTTTCAAAAACATTCTTCTTTCTTCTTAGATAAAAATGCGAATCCGAATATAACAAATTGTAAAAATTTTTCACATCTTTAATCTTACTGAAAGTAATGAAACTTACTGTTTCTTTATCAAATATTGAATTATCGCTAATATGTATTTGTTTCGTTAAATACTGCTTTACTTGAGAAACTAATTTATGAGTACCATAGAACCCAAATGTTAGAGACTTATATTTACCACTTAGAAAGACTGTTCCATCACCATCAAAAACTCCTCTGATATAATGTGGGTACAACTCTTTTGGGACTAAAGAAGAAAGTTCTGTATTAAAAGTTTTTCTTTCGCAAATTCCATAAAGAGCAAGGTCAGCAGCCATTTCTTTTGAATGGACACCAAAAATGCATTCATTCCTTCCATTCTTTATATAATGAGAAATTTTAGTTGTTGCATTTAACTCTTCTTTGAATTTTTCTATTATTTCAATATCATCATATTTAAGACTTATTTGTATCCTGTATTGTGGAGTTCTTCTTTTTGCTTTATAAACATTTCCGTCGGTTAATAACAAACCTAAAAAATAAGCTTTTGCCTCAGTATCAATAACTTTAAAATACCTTTTATTAAAATAAGTTGGAACACCTCTTGGTCTTATATCACAATTATTTCTTTTTAATATATTAATTATTGTATTTTCACATTTTATCCTGTCTGCATACCTTGGTAAAATATCTTTTGCAGGCAACCCTGCTCTATACAGATTGACTATGTCTTTTTCATCTTCTTTAAGTATTTTATTTTTACGATAAGTCCTATTTAAGCTGTTTCTCTTTAAAAATCTACCTATTGTAGAATCACATCTATTTAACTTGTTTGCTATCATTACTGTAGAATAGCCTTTGTTATACATTTTTATAATTTCACTTTTCTCACATTCATCAAGACAGTTTTTTCTTATTAAACACACCTCCTTCTTCCTTTGTAAATATATTTTATATCCAAAAATCTCAGTCTCTACCGATTTTGCCCGATAATTATTTAAGATATTTCTATCTTAAACGGCAAAATTCACCCACAGCTTTTCTGAAAAGGTCTGCCTGACCGTAACTTCTTCCGCCAAATTTACGAACAATATCAAGCATCTGTTCTTGATAAATCATACAGCCATATGTACTTTCAAGAATTGGTTTCATATCTTCGTGAATATACTCTGCTTGCTTTTCTCCACATTTACATTGAATATAATCGTTCAACGCACCCATACTATCAGGTCGATATAATGCTAATACGGCAGAAATATCATCAATATTAGTCGGTTTTAATTTGACTAATATATCTTTCATACCTTGACTTTCAACCTGAAATACACCATCAGTCCTACCACTTGCCAATAATTCATATGTGGCTTTATCATTAATAAAATCTTCATTACTTGCGTTGAAATAATCTAAACTCAAATGAGATTGTTTTACGCTATCGTCAACAACTGAAAGTGTTGCAACACCAAGTAAGTCAAATTTAATAATACCAATTTCTTCAATTACCCTTTTATCAACACTAATAACTCTTGCATTATCTTTACCGCAACGCATAGCCATATAATCAGTAATCTTAGTGTCTACAATACCCACACCGCCTGCGTGCATTGATACTGTTTTCACTCTACCACTCAAGTGACTTGCTATGTCAAATAAATCCGTATATTGAGCATATTCTTCAATAATTGTCTTATCGTTATCCAAGTTTTCTTGAAAGTTCTCATAAACAAATTTTTTACTTATCTTATCTGTTACTTTATATGGAACACCTAATACTTTACCAACATCTTTGATTGCTACGCAAGGTGTAATAAAATTAAAATTGATAATCTGGCAAACATTATCTTTGCCATATTTGTCCATTAAGTACCTAATTACTTCATCTCTCTTATTAAAGTCTGTGTCAATATCGGGCATTGACACTCTTTCTGGGTTTAAAAATCTTTCAAAAATAAGATTATGCTTTATAGGATTTAATGTAGAAATATGCAATAACCAATTTACTATTGAGCCAGCACCAGAATTATGAACTGCAACACTTTCCACAACATAAGATGTATCATCTTTCACGCTCAAATCATATACTTTTCCTTTGTAGCAAAAAGTGTTAATTTCCCTTATTTTAAACCAAAAATAATGATTCTTACCTACTGGTGTTCCAACAAAATCTCCAACAGACAAATTTTGAGCTTCTATCCATTGAGCATCGTCTTTTTTGTTACCTTTTTTTACAGCCCAAATTTCGTGGTTGTTAGTACATCTGATAGGAGCGGAATTATTTGATTTCAATTCATACATTAATTCATCACAATCATACTCAAAGACATTTTGAACAGGCTTAACATTACCCAAATGAGTTATTACTTTATCATCTATTTTGACATCTTCAATGTTTTTCACATAGCCATTGTCCAACAATACTTTTGAACCTTTAACGAAGCATCCTCTGCCGTCACCGACTGCTATGTCATTGCTTTTAGCGAAGTTAATTAAATCCCACACAATGAGAAAATACCCGTCAAATCCCATTTGATGAATTACAGACAACTCATATTCTAATCGGTCTCTATAAATTTTTTGCTCGTCAGCAGATAACTTATCAAGCCCACGCTGTTTAAAACCATCTTCACATAATTTAACTAAGTATTCATAATTATCTTTATACCCCTTTGGAATAGGGAATGTTGGCAACTGTGGCTTTTGAAACGGCATATGCACTTCGTCAATCATATTAGCTATCTTAACGGTATTAGCCATTGCAAGACTTACATTTTCTCTGCCAATCTGTTTATCCATAATATTATGGATTTCATCAGGAGATTGCATATAACAATCTTTATATGTTTCACCAAGAGTATCTTTATCGTGAGCAATCTTTACAAGATACTCTTGATAATACAAGTCCTCCTTGGTTGAAGCGTGAGAATCACAAGTAACAATAAATTCAGTATTTGTAGCCTTAGCAAGTTCAATTATCTTTTTATTATATTCACACTGTTCTGCTGTATTGTGTGATTGCATTTCAAGATAAAAATGTGGAAATACAGATTTATATTCATTAACATATTCTATACACTTATTAAAATCATCTTCTCTTGCCAGCTTAGAAGCAAGACAAGCAGAACTGATAATGAGGTCTTTACCATAAGGCTTCATAGCATTTAAATCAACTCTACCGTGATAATAAAATCCCTCAAACTCACCTTTTGTAATCAATTCATTAATAGCTATTCTACCTTTTTCATTTTTAGCCAAAGCAAGTAAATGAAAATATTTATTTTCAGTGTCGCTTACACTCATATCAAATGCTTCATAGAACTCAACACCAAATATCATTTTTATATCTGGATATTTTTCTTTTAACTTATCAAAATATACCCAACTATATTCATTGCCGTGTTCAGTAATAGCAAAAGCTGAACACCCTAATTCTTTTGTCCTCTGTAAATATTCAATAGGCGAACTATATCCATCAAGCAACGAATAATACGAGTGGTTATGTAAATGTACAATTTGTTCTTTTACCACTTATTCACCACCTCATAATCATCAATAATAAATTGGCAAGTAGCTATACCTTGGTAATAATTGATATTAGCCTTACCAACAGCATTTATGAGCAGGGTTTCATAGTCACTAAAATCATCAAATGAGTCAAGAACTTCGTCAGTTTTTAAATCAACATTAAATTTCACAATATTAACACCACTGTCAGTTTCAAACTTCCAACTATTACCAAGTTTCCCCATTATTTTAAACTGTTCTCTGCTTAATTCGATATTTTCAATAGCAATCAAAGGTTCGTCTATATTTTGACCGCAATAATCACTTACATCAGATAACCTTTTCATTGTCTCAATGGTTAAGTCATCTGTCTGAATAATAAAGTCACAAAACTTACAAGTGTTACCGCTATCAATATTAAGATTATTTAAAGTGTTTATTGCATTTTTAATGTTGTTTGAAGCAATTTCTAAACCGAAAGCATTATCGTGACCTCGTACCATTTCAAAGCAGTTTGTATTAGTTAAAATATCTTTTAAACTCTTGATAAAACTATTTTTATAATTTCTGCCTGAACCGCCATATAAGCCTTTCGTTTCAGTTTTTCTAAGGCAAAGAGTTTGTTTTTGATATTTTTCAGCAATCTTAGTAGCTAACACACCTGTCAAGGTATCAGCAAGAATTTTACTTGTATTAATAAACAAAACCTTATCTGTATTTTTATCAATTAACGGCTCAATCTCACACATAGCTTTGGTAACTGCTGTTTGTTGTCTTGTCTTAGCATTACTACAAAAACGAGCCACTCTTGTATAAATATCCTCTTTTACAATTTCATTTGAACCACGCTTTTTGTAATCGAAGTATTCATCTTGCTCTATAAAAGATTTGAACATTAATTCCTTTTCTTCTTGTCTGCCCATTCTAATCATTGCATTAATTAACGGAACAATATAAAACTGAATGTTATGAATTGACACATTATTATGAATGGTATCTCGTTGTCGCTCAATAAATGCACGAAAAACTTTATTTTTTATATTTTTATGAAGTAATCCTTTATCTATCAGTCTTTTAGTTTCATACACTCTTATGTCCATCATATCTGCAATGTTGCCCAAAGCTACTAAGTCAAGATAGTTGTCAGCTTTATCCTCAAGGTTTACATCATCAAGAGCCTGTAAAAATTTATATACTACTCCAACACCAGATAATTCTTTGTTAGGATAAACACCGTCATTGCTATTAACAACAATAGCATAAGGATTATCCTGTTCAATAATATGATGGTCTAAAATTATAATATCAAGATTTGAATTGTTTTCTTTTAGCTTTTTACATTTTTCAATATCATTACTGCTTGCATCAGGAATAATTAATAATTCAATATCTTTTGGTATTTTTATATCATTAGTTAATCCGTGTTGCTTCTTTGTATGTAGAGAATAAGACAATTTACAATTTGGAAACAAATCATTAATATAAGAATACATAATAGCACCCGAAGTATAACCATCAACATCAGAATCAACAACAATATGGATATTGCTGTTATTATCAGTATGTTTATTAAAACATTGAACAGCCTTGTCTATATTCTTAAATAATTTATACGAATATAAAACTTTATCTGTCAAAGAAAGATATTCATTAATATTATCAATACCTCTGTTTTTTAGAACTGTATCAATTATATTATTCAAATCATTTTTACTATTCTCAATTAATTTATATTTTAATTTATTACTTATTTTGTATCACCTCAAATTTATTATGTTTTTCTTATCATTTAATAACTGTTTTAATTTTATGTAGTTATCCGAGGGTGATTCTTTCTCCCCTAAAACACCGCCCTCATCAATAACCGCATAAAGGTTTATTCCATTAATAAATTTATCTGCTATTCCTTGTAATTCAGAAATACCCACATCTTTATCAAATAGAAACACTATATTACCACATAATCTTGATAATTTATGTATTTGAGTTTTAGTTATTTTTTTGCCAGAAGTAGCCACAACATTTCTATAACCACTTGAAAACATTTGCATAACACCTTTTTCAGATTCTACTACATAAACTGTGTTTTCTTCTTTTATATAGTCATATGTAACATTAAGACCATACAATATTTGACCTTTCGAGCAAGGTTCAATGTATAAATACTTGTTTACTTCATCAGGAACTTCTCGGTAGAAGTATCTCCCCTTAACTCCTACCAAAGTACCTATTTCATCACGGATTGGAATAGTTATTCTATTTGTTTCACAATCAAACCCGATTTCAAATAATTGTTGCGTTTCATAATCAATATTATCTTCGTAAAACATATCATTGACATAAGGAAAATAATAAGATAAAATTTTTTCACTTATAGGCTTTACAGGATTTTCATCTTCACTTTGTATAGAACAATTACTTAATTCAAATAACAGCTTAGTAATTTTTAAACTTTCAGGAAGTTCACTATCAAAATCGTAGTAATAATCTATTCCAACACAAGAACATACAAATTGCATAGATTGAAAGAAATTACATTTCTGAAAAAACATAACTAAACTAAAAATATCAGAAGTATTATTCTGTTCAATATTTCTTGTGTAATCAATAACATTTAGGCTATCTTTATATACAGTAATAGCTGTTTGGTTGTCTCCGTCCGGATTAGCACATTGATAATATTCCCCTTTATTTTTAATGCTATGACAACCAATTTTTTCTAAAACTTTATATATTAAATTATTATTTATTATATATTCTTTTAGCTTTTGAACTTCCATTTATTATTCACCTACTATCTTCCTGTTATTACTAATTGCCCCATTTCATACCATTCGTTGGTATCAAGGTCAACTTGATATACCATTTTATATTTATTACCAACTCTGTTTTTATCGGTCACACCAATATAATATTTTTTAGAAGTATCAAGCTCTTTCTCTCCAAAATCTCCCCATTCCGAATCATAGACAAGATACTTATATTTATTATAATCTTTTAAATCTACCGATTTAAACAAGACCAAAGAGTCTAATATATGCTTTAATTGTTTACAATTTGCAATATTTGAAGAACATAATTCCTCTGGTTTTACAAAGTTGGTATCATCAGTAAGCTGTATCGAACAGTAAATAAAAATATCAAGCTGCCTTGTTAATTCTGATAGCATAGTCGTAGTGATTTTTAGTCCTGTCCAATCCCCGACTGTACTGTCAGTATCTTTTAATGTATCATAAAAGAAATATTTTGTTTGAGTAATCATATTTTGTTTACGAATTTCAAGTTCAAGTGTTTGGTTATCGTAAGCTGATACCATATCAACAGCAAAAATCAAACCTTTACTTTCCTTTTCAATCCAATCAGCTACTTTAAGAATATTCTCAAATTCTGTTGATTGATTTGTTACTCTTGAGTAATAATCTTCATAGCTTTCAATAAATTCACCGTCAGCATTTTGCTTTCTGATAACAAATTCACCTTTACCGTCTTTATATAAGCCAAGAGTGATTTCTCGTTCCTTTTTAGTAATATGTATTCCATGTAATTCTTCAAATTCTTTATTATTAATTACTGTCGTCAACAAACAAAATTTCATATTCTCAATAGACATTTCATTGAGTAATACACAAACTTGTTGTTTCTGATATAACGCCAAATAAGCAATTAGCTTAAACATAAATCTTGATTTGCCGTCATTTGACCTCATACCAACACACATCAGCGATTCAGTCTTTAAACCTCTAAACATTTCATTCCACAAAGGATAAGGAACTGATACACCCATATCTGGTATTTCAAGTCTTTTTAGTATCATTTCTTTAATGTTAGAATTTAATATTTCTGTTTCGGCATTACCTAAAATAACAGTAGAAACCCTATCTATTTTTGACCTTACAAGTCTTGGTATATCACTTGAACTCCAAGATTCAAACTTAGGGTGAGAAACAATCTTACTTACATCAAAACCTTTTCTGTCATATTCTCTTAACAAAGAATACTTCTTTATAACCTCAGCATAGGATTTAGCATTTTCAGGCAAGGCTAAATCTATCCATTTTTGAATTGTAGCCCAACCACCATAATTAATATATTTTTTATAACGCTCGTTATCTTCGGTCATATATGTAGTAACAATTGCGTTATCAAACATTTGACTTCTGTTTTTGTAAACAACTTCTGCGTTGTCATAAAAAAATCTTGTTACTTCATCGGAGAAATCATATTTACTCCTGATTTGCGTTGAATACTCAACAAGCAATGCAGGTTGTTTGTAAATCGCCCCAACGAATAATATCTCATTTTGTATATTATTTAATTTTATTTCTTTATCCTCTGTAATAAAATAGCACCGCCTGTCTTTATTCTTATTATTCTTATTTTGTGTAATCTATCTTGTTATTTTTTTAAATCTCATCTATAACTGAACTTATATCAAAGATAGTTTTATTACTTTGTTTATGATAATTCTTGTATAAACTATAATCAATTTTATTATTTAACCTTTGTTCTATCATTTGTTTACGATTTAATTTATCTTGCTTAATGTTTTCTTTCCATTGGACATAATCGTCATATTGATTAACAATTACAGCTATATCATAAGCAAATATACTATCTATATTACACCTAATACCTCTTTGCTTATTTTTTGATATTAATGTTGTATTAATACCTTTTAATTCGGCAGCTTTAAGTCGAAACATATCATATAGTTCATATATTGGAATAGGCTTATTAATATTTTTATACTCGCCACTCACTACTTGAGATATAAGTTTCCTTGCATAAGGTGTTATAGTCGTTTTGCTAAAAAATAAACAATACCATTCTATAAGTAAAGTATTACATTTTGCATTTAAAACTATTAATTGAGTATCTTGTTTTAAACTTTTTAAATATTTTTCACATTCATCAATGTTTTTTTTACCTTTTTTTAAAGAAGTTTTATGTTCAGTAAAGCAATGACAATGGCAGTAATGCTTTTTGTCATAAACAAAACTGCCATCATATTTTTGCTTTAAATCTATATTCCCTTTACAGTAAAAACATTTTGCCGACAGAGCCATTTTAAATTACTGACTCAATAATTGACAGATACTTATTGAGTGTGTCTATATTATCAATAGTATTATATTTTACTGGTAATTCAGCTTTCTCAATAAGGCTTTTAGCTTTAGCCTTTTTTGTGCTTGTCAGACTTTTAAGTGTAGAACTGATTTTTGATTTAATTTCATCAGCAGATACTTCTGTAACTGTTGTATCTTCGGTATCATCAGATATTAAATCATTTTTAATATTTTCAACTTCAACATCTACACTTTTATTGAAAGTATTTGTGGTTGTAACATCTTTTTTATTCTTGTTCCTGTCAATTACAGGCTGCCAAGTTAAGAGAGTCGGATTTTCAAGAATTTCATTTTGCTTACATATTGTAGTTCTGTCCTTACCTTCAACAAGGGCGATTACATCTCCATTTTCTTCGTCCTGTAACATATGTAAAACAGTCTTTACATTATAAGCGACATCTTTAAAACCTTGCGGTCTTTTCTCACCTGTTGCAACCGTTTTAATATTGCCCTCTTTGTCCTTTACATTTTCTTTCACATCTTCTTCTCTGCAAGTTACCGCAAAATGTTTTCCACTTGCAAGTAAATCAAGGATAAAAGCCTGTCCGTTAAATTTAAGAGTCTGATAATCTTTTTGTTCTAACCCTGCACCTTCAACGGCTACAAGTTTTTCTTCACCAATAATTTCTTTCTTCTTAGCACGAACATTGGCTCTCTTTTTAGAAAACTCAATAATGCCTTGCTGTCGAGCCGTGTAAAGAAGAGATAATCCATCTACAACAATAGCATCAGCAATGAAAATATTACCGTCTGCATCTAATGCAGTTTTTTCTTCATTATCCTCGTCATCAAAATAGTAAATTTCTTCGTTTGCTGAAACTGTTTTTATAAGGTCTCTTACTTCTGTCAATGACTGCGTACTTGCAATAAAAATATTTCTGCTGTCAATACCCTGTTCTGTAAGTTTATCAAGGTAACTATCAATCGAACCTGCTTCGGCATCTATATAAAGGACTCTAAATGGTTTGCCGTCCTCTCTCTTCATTTTTGCAAATTCAAGACAAAGGCTTGACTTCCAAGTACCCTGCTTACCATAAATCAAAAAACCAAGTTTTTCTTTAATTGCTGTTGCTCTACGAATTACCATATATTATTAATCCCACTCCTCTCCGTCAACATCATCCCAATCATCACTGTCGGACTTGCTTGTCTTTGTTGAAAATTCTGCTTTTGCAGTATCATTCGTTTTCTGTTTTACAAGAGCTTCTTCGATAATTTCCTCACTATATGTAGTTGTATCAAGAGAACTTTTATCAGCACCATTAACCATTAGTTTAATAGAGTACGGAGCTTTTACCTTATTCATTTCAATACCAACGCCCCATTCATCATCACTCTCAACTTTTTCAGAACCAAATTCCGCAAAAATATTACCACCTAATTCAATAAGATTATATGGTTTACAATTCTTTTTTAAGATACTTGCTAACTTGTTATCACGAGTATATAATTCAACATCTTCAATCGAATCATAATTTACAACCTTACCGCTGATGATAAATTCTCCGTCAATTTCCTTGCTTTTATCTATTCCCATAAAAACAATTTCTTGCTTAAATTTATTTTCTGATTTAAATTTTTCATCTTTAAAGTTAATATCGCTATCACACAAAGACACCTGTGTGAAATCAAAACTTGTCTTATGTGAACCCTCGTAAGTAGAATATATGATATTACCTCTTACGAAAACACTATCACCATCGTTTAAGTGTTCTGCAATTTCATTACAAGCATCAAATTGTGTAAGAATCTTTTTGTTATTTATAAGCTTTCCATTTTTATCAGTCACTTTTTCTACACCACAATTAACGCCAACAAGTCTGTAATCTTCACCCGGTGACTTAAATCTGTCACTCCAATTAACCTTTTCAGTTACTGTTTTTTTCTGATTGCCTGTTATTTCCTGCTTTGAATAATAAACATAATTCTGTGGCATACCGAACTGCTGTACATACACCGAACAATCAGGCTGATACTCTACTCCAAAATTAATTCTGCGGTAGTCTTTTCCATTTCGTGATTTACCTTCTGTATAGAAATTTTCCTTTTCAACACCTGTTACCTTGCCTTTTACCTGAAAATAACCTTTTGTCTGTCTCAAACCCAAACCCTTATTATTACTCAACTACACATCCACCTTTCTTGTTTTCGTTATCCTTTACTTTCTTATTCTTCCTCGGTACATAACCCTTACAGTTTTTATCTTTTAATACTGTAATAAATTCACCATCATTTTTCATAGATGGCACAGTTAGGCAATTAAGATTTCTAAAAACATCATATGTACATACTTCTTTACCGTTCTTATCATATAAACTATGTTTTTCTTTCAATGCCCTACATTGCTTGTACTTAAAATCCAAATTTGCACAACCATTACAGGTTGACTCTTTCTCAATAGTAAAATCTCTCAATTTTATTATCCTTTCTCTGTCTCAATTTTGTTTTCTTTGTTGTTTTGCTCATAATTTGCTATATTTTTATTATTTATAAGAAATTTAATAGCATTAGCTTTTGCCAAAGCAGGATTTTTATTTTCTCTCAATTTTTGAAGAACGATAGTTGAAATAGAATATGCACCAACTGCTAAACCTTTTCTGTAAGCTGCATTATACACATTCTTTACTGTTTCTCTTATCTTGTATGGAAGTGACTCCATTATTTCTTCAACTGTTTTATTATTTAAATTCTCTGAAATTTATCTCACCACCTTTCATTGCCAATATTATCCCGTCTTTAAATGGTTTCCGAAACTCAACGGTTTACCTTTATTATTTGACTCGCTAAGAGCATAAAATCTCGCTTTAAATCATCTTTAAAACTTTTTATAGTTTCTTTTATTTGCATTAGCAAAAACCTATAAATTACTTATGATATTTTTTACAAAGTTCATCTGGAAATTTCCCTATAGTCTTGAAATAACCGATTTAGTAAATACTTATTAATTTTTGTATGGAACGACCATAGTTGAGGGTTTAAGAGTAAAGAATGGGCGGACACTATGCCTTAAATAAGTGCTTATAGCCCATTGTATCGTGCCTTCTGTATTAATAGAGCAAACAGTCTGGTAGCAGTGGCTACTTGGAGTGCAGTGGCTACTTGGAGTTGAGTATGGGGTAACAACCCACCACCCAGCAGAATAATTAGGTTTCAAGCCAAGAGTCTTGTGATATTTAGCATATTCAAATACAGATAACAATGAAATTCTATCATAACAAACACCATAATCATCTAATCCGTCAAGAGATGTTAAATCACGATTCATCGGAATAATATTATTGTTCCCAACCAATTTTGCAATCTTATTGTAGTAATCATTATTCAATAAAGTACGAATATTAGATTTTTTCCAACAAGAATTACCGCCAAAAGTTTTATTATTATATGCAAATTCCTTAGAAATAACCTTAGTCCTATCACTATTCTGTTCTAAAACAATAAACACTTCATCGCCAATCTTAAATTCATCCTTTGGTTTCAAAGTTGAGAGCTGAACTTTGTCATTAAAAATAGAACAAGTTAGTATTTTTAATTGTTCTGGACTAAGATTAATAACAAGTTTATTTCCTTTAATTTTTACATCTGATAAATCAATAACGTTCCCAATAAAATCTATGTTATGTAAAGTTGTATTTCTCCCATTCATTTTATTATTCCTTTCATTTTAAAAACTTAATAATATGATATATTTAGTGAGTAAAAATACACATAAACAGTACACATTTTACTCCGCCACAACAGGCTTACCGTCAACCAATTTATAAAAAGTATCAGCC